TCTATGAGTTGTTCTGGGGTGAGTTGTTTGGTGTTGTCTGTGGCTTTGTAGCGGGTTTCTCCGTCGGTGCCGATGACTTTTTCTACGAGTCCGTTGACGATGAGGAAGTTGAGGTCTTTTTCTAGTTCTTCTGGGTTGTTTAGGTTCATGGTTGTTGAGTTTATCGTGTCTAGTTGTGTTTGTCAAGGGTTTACTTGATGGGTGGGGTTAAATATATTCAACGCTCTTGGTGCTGTTTAAATTTAACTAACTGGGGGCTGTTGTGTGTGATATTCTTTTCACAAAGCCGAATGTGGCGCAGTTTGGTAGCGCAGGGCGTTTGGGACGCCAAGGTCGGGAGTTCAAATCTCTCCATTCGGACACTATGCGTGTCGTTGTAGTTTTAGTAGATATTCAACGAGGTCATCCATATGACGGATGTCTTCTTTGTTGACTAGATAGAAGTCGTCTGTTAACTGTTGTTTACGGTCAAAAAATGTGCGCTTTTTCCATCGCGGTTGTGATGAGACCCCGATGGCTACCATCGCTCCCGTTACTTTACTGACGAGTATGTATGCGCAGGGTTTGTGGAGTTTGTCTTCAAAACTACTTACTGTGTCTACGATTGTGTCGTCGTAGGGGAAGTCGTTGGGGTCGTCTGTGAATTCTCTGCTGCTTGATTTGACTTCCAGTATGTGTGTGAGTCCTTCTAGGACGATGTCTTGTTCTGTGAGTGTTAGGTGTCGGCGTTCTGCTGTGTTTTTGGCTATTTGTAGTTCTGGCGCATGGCATTTGATTTCTCTGGTGCGTAGGTATTCGGCTACGCGACGGTTGTAGGCGTGTCCGTCTGTGAAGGCTTGTATGTAGTCATATGCCACGTTTATTTACTGTCTGGTTTGTAGAAAGAAATGTTTTTACCGTATTTGTATTTTTTTACATTGCTTAAATCCGTGGTGACTACTGGCGTGTTGTCGTATATGAGTTGTTCGTAATAGCATTCACCACATGTCCATTGTGGCTCTTTGATTAGACGTGGAAGAATCACGCATTTGTGCGGGTGTTTTTTGTATTCTTCCAGTTGCTGCCAGTATTGCGTAACAATTTTTAGGTGTAGGTCGCAACAAAATACTGAGTCGCCGCTTGTTGTGAGTTCGTACCACATGTCAGATGAAGTGTTTTACGATTGCTGTTACTGCAAGGATTATCCATGCAACATTGAACAGGATGATGGTCGGAAGGGTTTTTTTGGTGGATGTCCAGATGAGGCTGAGGCTTGATGCGACTGCGAAGATGTATAGCCACCAGATTTGTTTGCCGAACAGCAAGCCAGGGAAAATGATTACAATTTTGGTTGCGAATCCCCATGCTTCTACGGTGTTTACGCGGTTCCAGTATGACTTGGATGACATCGTTTTGACGGCACCAATGATTTTGCTAAAAAATGTTGTTGCGACCGTTTCAATGTTTGGTTGTGTTGTGCCGTAACGCTTGATTGGTGTGTTCATCTTGTTATTTCCTCCGCTAGTGGTGCCCAATATCCTAGCGAGTCTAGTATTTCTCCTGTGTGTTCGCCATGCATCGGTGCGTGGCTACTTGTTGTGAGTGGTGTTTCTGAGAACATTGGTGCTTGTCGTGCTTCTCTAATCATCAAGTTTGCGCTTGGGTGTGTTCGGTCAATGAAAACTGCGTTTGTTTTAATTTGTTCATTATTTGGCAGGTCTTTGACGTCAGCAAAAATTGCTGCTGGTAAACCGTTTATGATGGCTGCTTGTACTTCTGCGACTGTCAGTTGTTTTGCGGCTTCATCTGTGATTTCAATGAGTGCTGGGGCGTTGTTGAATCGTGCCCCGATTGAACTAAAGCGTTCGTCTTCAAGGATTTCTGGAATGCATAATGTTCGTGCCCATATTTCAAACTCTTCGTCTGATGCTGGGGTCACTGCGCAGTATCCATCTTTGAGTGTGATGGTGCGGTAGTACTTATCTATTGTTGGTGAACGGTTGGTGTCTTCGTCTAGGAGTGCTGCGTCCATTCCGAGGTCTTGCCACATGAAGTGGGCTGCGACATCAAGCATGGATATGGAAATGTACTGTCCGCCGCACAGCCCGCGCTCTCGTGCGAATAGTGCACCGAGCACTGATTGGGCTACGACGTGTGCTGTAACTTTGTCGCATACGAGTTGATGTACTACTTCTGGCGGGTCGTTTTGTGCGTTGCCCATACCAGTCATTGCTTGAATCATGTTGTCGTACGCTTTATTGTTTTTGAGCGGTCCGAAGTTTCCAAATCCTAAAACGTGGACGTAGATGAGGTTTGGGAATTTTTCTTTGATTTGGTCGTATCCGAACCCGAGTGATTCCATTACGTCTGGGCGAAAGTTGTGTATGAGTACGTCTGCTGCGCATATTAATTTTTCTACTACTTCGCGACCTTTGACGCCTTTGGCGTTTACCGCTATTCCTTTTTTGCCTCTGTTGTTGAGTGCAAAGATGCCTGACATGCCGTTTTTGTTTGAGCCAACGAACCGCATGAGGTCACATGAGTCTTTGGGTTCTATTTTGATTACTTCGGCACCGTAGTCAGCGAGGAGGCTTGCACCTAGCGGACCAGCAATCATTGTTGACATGTCAACTATTTTTATCCCCATGAGTGGTGGATATTTTATTACTATATTATGCAAAGTATGGTCCATCAACATCAAAGACAATGATTGGTGTTTGCTCGCCAATGTATGCACCGATGCAGTTGAACTCAATGTATTCTTCTGCGTCGTCGTAATTCATTCCGTCACGAAACATTAGAGTGTCTATCATTTTTTTGTGTGAGTAAACAGCGAGTGTCGGCTGGTTCATTGGGCGTGTGAATCCGATGAATGCTTCATCAAATCCGTCCATTAATAGGATTGATTCGTCCATTGCTTTGAATGCCGAATCTATTTGTTCGCGTGTAGGCATAGTTTCTCCTATGGTGTGTGTTGTTCAATAAAGTCAATAAGTTTTTCGGCTGTTGTTTCACCAGCGACCGCTGTGTCGCTTCGTAGCCAGCGTAAGAAGTCGTACCATTTGCGTTGTTGTGCCGCATCGTCAAACACGAGTGTGTATTGAACGATTGATTTACTGTTCCCGCCTGCGCCTACTGCACCTGAACCTTGGGTGATTGCTGTTTTGATGTCTGTGCCTTGCGCGGCGTTGATTGTTACGTCACCGTTTTCTTCCCGTGTCGTAACAATGTTTTGTGGCGAGTTGTACGAGGGGAGAGATGTTGTTGATTCTGCTATTTCGTCTATGTCTCGCAGTATTGGTTGTTCGTAGACGCCTGGTGTTGCAAGTTCGCCGCGTTCCATATCTAGGTCAAGCATTGCGAGTTCAAATTCGTCCCAGCCGAGGTCTTCTAGAAGGTCGCCGTAGTCTTCAATAATGTATTCCATTGCTGCGTGAAGCAGATTGTCGTCTGTGTGCCCTAGTTCGTTCGTGCGGTTGTCTGCTAGTGCGAATGCCATTGCGCGCGAATCGTCTGCGTCCATTTCCACGACAGCGATGTGTGTCCATCCGAGGCGACGTGCTGCTTCTAGTTGGTGGTTGCCTGCAATAACTGTTGCTGTTCCATCTGAGTTTGGTCGTACAACGATTGGTCGTACTTGCCCAAATTCGGAGTATGACGCTGCAATAGAGTCAATGTTTCCTATTCTTGGGTTGCCTTGTAGGTGAACTAAATCATCTAGTGGGCGGGCTAAGGATACGATTGATTCATGAATCTTGTGGTTCATTTTTCCTGCTTACATTGATACTTGTGTACGTACGTTTGCGTTGAGCGTGCGTAGTGCGTCAATTGACGTTCTTAAAGATGTTAATTTTTCACGCTTAGATTTAACTAATGCTTCAGCGATTTTGTAGTCGTATGATTCGTCTGAAAGTTTGTAATCCGACCATGCTTCGCGCTCGCGAATTGAGCCTTTCGCTGAAAGATACTCTTTTGCCCAATTGGATTTGTATAAAGCCTCGTTTTTAGCGCAGTCCACTGCCAAAGTTTCAAATGCTTCGGTTTCTTCCTCAAGCATGTCCATGAGGCGAACCAGTTCATTCTCAATATCAACTTGGCTAATAGGTTTACTACGCACGGTTCTCCTTATTGTTGTGTAGGGATACTAGCGGTTCCCAGTCTATTTTGTCAAGGGCTGATAATTGTGTGGCAGACCATTCGTATTCAGAAACACCAATGACGGTTCTGCACATCTCTTCCAGAATCCATGCGTCGCACATGTCGTCTGCGCCCTTGCCCGCAAAAATCATTCCAGTTTTAGCAGAGATTGATGACATCACTTCTGTTTTTGCTGCGTTCCCTCTGCCTGTAGCAAACTTTGCGCGACAAGTTGGCGGTATGTCAACGAACGGGATATTGCGCTCCCATAAGCGTGTGCGCACTACTCCTCCGAGTTCACCAATGCTGAATGCTTGGCTATTGCGTGAAGCAAAAGAGTAACCTTCAATAGCGACAATTTCTATACTGTTATCAATTACTGCATCCAATATTGCAAGTGAAATAATTGATAGGCGTTCTGCACCTTTTGCTTGTGTGGTGATTGTTCCAGTTTCGCCATTTACGGATATTCCAGTAGATGTTAAGGACAGGTCAATTCCAAGAATGTTCATACATGAAATCTAACACTTCTATTCGTATCGCGGTAGTGAAGTGAAGTTACTCCCACGAATGTTTAGCAAGACCAAGGTCAAATGCTAACTGTGGGTTATTTCCTATGCGCGCGTGGCATGGTCTGCAGACGCACATAAGGTTCTCTTCATCCAAAATAGAACCACCCTGTGAGCGCCGAATCAACTCGTGAACATCTACGGATGCGTTTCTGCGATATGTTGTTTTCTCATCGTGCACAGCAAATACTGTGCATGCTTCACACAATGGGCGTTCTTCAAGGAGGCGTGCAACTAGCGGGCGACGCAGACGATATTCAGCCTCTTTTTTAGGAGAGCGGTAACGCATCGTTATTGAGTATTGCTACGGCGATACGACTTTGCTTTTTCGGTAAAATCTTTGTAACCACACTTGAGACATGTTTTTCCCCAAGGGTAAAATCTGGTCATTTCAACTGGGTGCTGGCAATCAAGCGTTTCGTTTGCGGCAGCGTTACAGCATTCGCGCACAAATTCCGACATTGAGACGCCGTTCTTTTCTGCTGCGTCTTTCCATCGTTGATGGTCTGCCTCGCTGGCACGGACGAGCACTTGCTTCGCTGCGGGTTCACCTTGCTTTGACCCAGTATTTGTTGACCGAGTTAAATCAAGGGTTTCTGCCACTTTTTCCATTGCTGCTTCAACATTGTCAATTTCTTCTTTACTCATTTTCAATTACCTCCGCATCAATGGGCATATCATCGTCTTCCGCCGCTTGTAGCATACGCTGATTTTGCGTAGTTCTACCCAACAACTGATTTATTGTATCCTCAGGAAGAACTCCTGAATCGCCCATGATTTGAAGCAATTTCTTTACCTCTTCCTCTGGGTTGAAAGCATTGAGTGCTGCTGGGCGTTCTACCCCAGCAAGCGATGCTCGCACAGGGTTTGTTCCGCCAGATATATCCATCTGGATGTTGACGTTGTTCTGTTCCATGCCAAGTAATTTTGAGCGCCTATCCATAATGGACAGAGCGGTTTGAACCGCTTTCATGTCAGGTTCAACAGCAACTTCTGTCCCATCATCCATTTTCACGCGACGGTGTTGTGTGAGTGGCCAGATTGCGGATTGCAAAGCGTCTAGTCTTTCAAGTTCCATGCGAAGGACTTCAGGGTAAGCCATAAGGGCTTCGCTGTTCATCTTTTGCAATTGACGGCGAATTGCGTTCCCTACAGCGGAAGGCGTCATGTTGAAGCGACGTGCTATTTCCGCTTGCTGGATACCGCTTTGGCGCATCTTAAAGATACGTAAATCGCGCTCGGCTAAAAATTCTTTATTTAGCCCCTGTTGTGAGGTGTTCATCAGTCAACTTTCATAAATTCCAACACTTCAAAAGGAAAAATTTTTCCTCTTTTCATCTTGGTTGGGAATTGTCTTAAATCACGAGCACCACGAAAGTGCTTTACGTCGTATACGTAACCTTCCGTTGAAGTCGGGTCTGGTGTCAATGATAGACCAAATTCTGGCCAGCGTGACCATACAGCAGAACCAAATGGGCGCAAATCCCGACCACCAATAGATGAACCGAGGGGAGCGTGGTGTTCTAGCCACATAGCGCATCCGTAAACTTCGCGGATTGTGTCCAAATATTTGGCTACTTCAATAGCGATACTTTCGCTAGTTCGTCCGCCGGGGTCAACGAAAGATTTGTAAAGCGGACCCATGATGAGCAATTGTGGCTTAGTTTTTTCAATTGCTTCTTCCAGAATTGCTCTGTCTGACTGCTTCAATAGGTCAAGACCTGCTGGTTTGATAAGTAGATGTGCTTCAGTTTTGCGCGTGTGCCCGTAGTGGAGGGCGGCGCTCATAATGTTTTTTGATGTACGACGAATAATTCGCTCAGGGTTTTCAAGGTCAACTGTCAAGGTACGAATAGGGGTCATTTTTGACATTGTGAAGGGATGTAGACCTGCTGATGCACATAATCCAACCTGTCTTGCCAGCATTGTTTTACCAACACCTTCCGCTGCTACGACAATGACGCGCTCACCTTTTTCAATAAGTTGAGGAATGACCCAGTCGTAACTATCGTTTTCAACTTCATCTAGAAAATCCTGCCAAACAACAAGTCGTCCTTTGTCGCTAATTTCTTGACGGTTCGTGGAGTTGAGTAGCAGCGATGCGCGGTTTAGTTTTTGTTCTAACGAGATGTCGTCTCGGGAAAAGATTGATTCCATTCCGCGCAATATCTCAGAAGCAGATTCGTCTTTGACTTCTAAAGAAATTTGTTCTTGTTGTGGATGTTCTGCAAGTTCTGGCTGTGCTGGTTCGTCAAACTCAAGTAGGTCATCTACACCTAACCCAGCCTCCAACATGTCGCTTACGTCTTTGTGACCGTGGGGCGGAATGAATGAGGCGACCGTGCATCCTGCTGCCTCAAGTTGGGCGCTAACTAAGGCAACGTGTTCTTTGCCTACATCGTCTCTGTCTGAAATTATGAATACGTTCGCGCCTGCGAGGGCTTCTGTGTGAATGTCTTGCCATTTGCCTGCACCGTTTGGCGGTGTGGTTGCGCAGAGACCAAGAGCAACAAGGTTATCTGCATCTTTTTCTCCCTCTACGAGCCATATGATTTCGCCTTTTTGTTTGGCGACTAAAATCTCTGGGAGCCTGTATAGAACTTTTGGAATTTCCCCGAGGTTGAATATCCATTCACCAGTATCTGGATTGGGTCTGCGTTGTCGGAAAGTTTTTCTACCTTCCTCGTTTACGAGACGCTGCTTTTGGAATAATAATGTTCCGTCTGCATCACGATAATTGTATGTCGCAATGAGTGTTAACTTTTCCCGTTTAGGTTTTTCAACCTGTGTTGACTTTGGGAACAGTGAACTTTTCTGTACGTTCATTGCTTCACAAATTTCATCAACTGAACATCCACTGCCACGGTGGCAAGTTATCAGTACTCGTCCATCGGTTCCTTGACCGATTGAAAGTGACGGGTTTGAGTCGTCGTTACGACATGGGCAACGAGCAGACCAGTTAGAACCGTTGTCGCGCACACCGTTTAGGCGTGCCAAAAATGATTCTACTTCTGGTGATGCTGAACGGTTACTCACGGACAAATGCGTCCGTTCACTGTCCATGCTTTGTATGTCTCGGGCATAACTTCTTGAAACATTTTTTCTGCCGCGACTGCATATTCCCGAATTTCCTCTTGTGCTGTAGGGCTGGTTCGTAATTCAAGAAAGTTCATTAGTGAGCGAGCGTTTACAGTCCAGTAGAACTCGGTGTAGATGTTAACTGGTAGGACAAGACGAGCCTGTTCTTTTGCAACACCCAACTGGATGAGATATAGATACGTGGAGTATGCGCGAGAGTTGGCTTCTGTGATTGCGAGTTGTGCTGCTTTGGCGTCTCTTTCGCGTGTTTCAAAGATTGGTGTGTATTCATAGTTCCCTTGTTTGCCAGTTTGCTGACGTATTGATTCCGCATTTGGCGTATAGAACGTGTTTGGCATTTCTGTGTATCTTGCCGAGAATTCGTTGAATGAGCCAATGCGGTGTCTAAACCATTCCCTTGCAACAAAGATTGGGCATTTGACGTGGAAGCGAAATGAGTTGTGTTCAAACGGTGTCCCATGCTTGTAGCGCATCAGATAATTGATTAGCCCGATATCTTTATCGCGCATTTCTTGTGTGTCCTGTCCGAACGATACACGGGCGGAGTTGACAACGCTTAGGTCGTCTGCCATATATCCATCTAGGCGGATGAAACCACCATGAATATCAAAGTACTCATTCTGCATTTGCTTCTTCTTTCTTCATTCGTCGGCGTATTCGTCGTGTTGAATTGCTTTGACTTGAGGTCGCTTCTGGGGTGAGCGTGATGCCACATTTGCGTCTATAAATTTCGCGCTCTACTTCTTTCATTCCGCCCCATACGCCGTGTGTTTCGTTTCGTAATGCGTAATCCAAACATTGTTTGACAAGTTGACATGACTTACATATGTCTATTGCTTTTGAAACATTGACTTTGGTCTCTCTGTTGTTTATTTCAGGGAACCACCAATGTGTTGGGAAGCCTTTGCAGGCACCTTGCGGTGTTGTCGTTTCCAATTTGCCCCCTCGTCGTTTGTGTCTCGCACGATACTACCAACGAGGTGTGTCAATATTCAAATTGAAATTATTTTTGTGCTTTTCTATCTGCTTGAGCATCACGTAGTTCGTACAGTCCTCGTTTGATTTTACGAAAAATGTCTGGGCGCGATTCAATAACTTTCAGTGCAGTAGAGTGCGACACGCTTCCGATTTCTGCAATTTGCGCTGGCGTCACTTGCTCAAATATATGCTCATCAACATAGTTGAAAATCGCAGAGTATTTGTCGCTTCGTTTTTGTTTGCGCTCTGGTGCTGAGGTTGCTTTGTCCTCACCGATAAAGAGTGCTGCTACGCGCTTGTCAATTGAGTAGTGGCGAACCACTTCGGTCAGAGTCCAAGTGGATTGCGTATCCACACAGTAGTGGAATCTGGCTTCTTCGCTAACAAGGAAGGACAGTTCTTTCGGGATGTTAGATGCATTGCCGTATTCTTCAATGAGTGCTGTCATTGCCTCTTTGTATTGAATATTGGCTTCGGAGATGGGTAGCGGTGTTTTCATAAATCCTTCTAGGTTTAGTAATAGTCTGTTGACAGCCTATCATCCTTTTGTTCATATGTCAAGTCGTGATATTTTCTTTGCTGTATGTAAATCAAGAAAAACTTGAACATACTGTATTGATACATCTCCGTTGTCATCAACATACATCACAACATCAATCGCATCAGGAGGACACCCTAGTGCAGACGAAAGTGCACCTTGCAGTTTTTGAGCGTAAATCTCCGCCTCAATAGTTTCATCCACGAAAATGTCGTGAACGTCAGGGAGCGGCACATACTCAGGGCGTTTGGTGTTTGAAAGTGCTTGAAGTTCAACGCCTTTTTCTTTTGCGATGACGCATAGGGCACAAGCAATTTTGGGTGCTGAACTGGGTCGTTTGCGAACTTCCGTATGACCGCACACTAAACGGTGGCGGTATTCTACTTTGCCCCAAGAGCCCGTTCGCTCAATGGATAGAATCTCTTGTTGTGGTGCCTGTTTTTTATTGACTGCCACATTTTCCCCGATGCTTTTCGCAACATTATACAGATGGAGGGAAAACAACCTGTCTGATTTGACCAACAATCTGTTGCGCTTGTGAGCCTCGTCCAATCATGGTGACTGGCTCGTCAATGCCGAGTTCGTGGCGCACCCAATAAAGAAAATCAAGGTTGTAGACGCTGTCTTTAAGTTCTTCACGCACAATTCCGTCATTTCCGAAGATTGTTCCTTTGTGGTCGGAAAGGTCGGAGCGGAAGTTTTGAATTAGCCCTGCGTCACGAAGTTCTTCTTCGCTGAAGTGGGGTGCGTAGTATTGGGGCGAAAAAATTGTGTGCCCGTCACCTTCAATCATGCCGTCATGCATGGCTTGAAGAACTCGTGTTTGAAATGAAGTCATATTTGTTCCCATCGTTTAGTTGTTTTAATAGTCTGCGCCCGAGTATTCGGGGTATTCAAGGTTAAAAAATTCTGGTTTTTGATGTTCGTCTGACAACCACCAGTCGTCGTGTGTTCGCGTACGTGCTGGGGTACGCAATTGTACGACATGGAAGTCTCCACGGAAACCGTCCAAGAACTGAGCGTCCATCCATGCAATGGCTTCTGCACCAGTCGTGAAAGGACCGTAGTTGTAGTCTTCCGTGTAAGTTGGCTTTGAGTGTGAGACCGCCACAAAACACGGTCCGAAATTTTTAATGTCTAACATTTATCCTCACTAATTGTTTAGTTCTTAGAGTCTAGCGCCTTTGTTGCGATTTTGCAAATTGTTGTTGCCACAACCATAACTAGTGCTGCACCGATGCAATTGATTAAATGCGCATCGTATGCTTTCATTTTTCCAGTAAATTCGTTTTCTGTGTAAAAAGAAGCAACGTCAATCGCTACCCAGAGTGCGGTACCGATAACTGTTGAAACAATGATGTTTGCTGCGACTGCCTTGATGAGTGTGTTTGTCATAACTCTGAACGTAGCATCATTTTTTCGGTTTAGCAACATCGTCCCTGCTAGTTGCCACTTTTTTCTGATTGAAGCGTTGACCTATGCTTCCGAATCTTGCTCCCAAACTCCCTGCTGGGAAGTCTGTGATGATGACTGTAGTTTCCGCAGTACGTCTTGCAAGTTCCGCACGGATTTGTTGTATCTGCGTTTTAAGAATCTCGGTTTCTTGTCTGTGAGCGAAATCAGTATCATCCATTTCCATATTTTAACTCCGTATTCTTCCTCTTCAAGGAAATAGCAAACACCAATTTCTCGTGTGTCCATAATGTTTATAGTACTAATTCTCATTGTCTTTTAAATCATGCTCGTCGGGATACATTCGCCATTCTCGTGGAAAATACCTCGTAGGTATTTCACCGAGAATAATAGCCATATCATGTACTAAAGGACATGATTTTGGAAGTACTCTATCAAGACTAATAAGCCAACCAGCACAATACAGTTCTTCCGACATCTGCGTCATGATTTCTGGAAGCGCAGAACGCAGAAGTGATTTTTGCTGTACGTTTTCATTAACAACACGAGTAAACGATTCTTGTATCTCGCCAATAGAAAATTTGTGGGGGTATAGAGCCATAATTTGAACATCAAATGGCTGGTTTTCCGCCCTATGACGTATTGCTCGCTCCATCGCTCCACTCATTGCATCAAAATCCATCGCCGTCACCATACGTCAATTGCGATAACAATGCGTACAGTTCGGGATTCGTTTGTTCCAGTGCCGCGATTTCTTCTAGGTGCGTGCTCATGTAAGTTTGTAGAGCACAAAGTGGCAAAGTGTTGCTTGTTGGCGGATGACTGTATGTGACTTTGACGCCCGAGAATGACGAATCAACAATCACATCTCTCATGTATCCACTAGATGATGTCTGTGTGTAGTCGCCGGGGCGGCGAAGAAATTCACACATTATGCGTTCTTTTCACGAATTATTATTTCGTCACAAATTTCTTTCCACATTTCGGGATGAGTTTTGCGTACCCATGATGCTGCCGCATTGTTTCGTTTTGCTTGCAGGTGCGTGTAGCGACGCGTTTTTGAACGCCCGTTTTCCGTCTTGCGATACTTCTGCATGTAACTGCGTGCTGCCTTGCGACATTCTTCGCACCTACATTTGCTGTTCGTGTAGCATGCGTATGTTCCGTGTTTAAGTTCTGACATAAGTTTCTCCGTTGTTATTTCTATTAGTATTGTGCTATTTGAGTGAGGCGTTGAACCTCTGATTGTAGTTCGCAGACTTGGACTTCGTAACTCTCTAGGGCGCTATGTGCTTGCCCTAAAAGTTGCATGACCAAGACGTCGTTGTTGATTGAGTCATACTTAAACCAATACTCATATTGGCTCTTGATGTTACTCATTAACTCTTTGCTTGCTTTGGGCATTACTACCCTTTCGTATCCTCGTATCAATTCCAGTTCCTTTGACAATTTAGTATGTTTTTACATTGCCACTTGTTGTGTGCAAGCAGATACCTGTAGACCGAGAGTCTAAGGCGACGCCGTTTGCAAAAATGGCAGCGAACAAATAGGTGATTCATTTGCGTCTCCAACCTGTGTAAATATTTAGTATAACAGGTATGTCGTATAACCGCAACCTATGGAATAATTTTCTCCAAAGACTTCCAGTCGCTCTTTCCCGTCAGATACGCCCAAACGTATGGAAGGAAATCCTCCTCTGTCCGAGCCACCGATGCCGCGACCTTACAAATTCTCTCGTAGTCTGCACGCATTTGTGCGCTATCGGAGAGCATCTTTGCTATTTCTAGTGTGTAGTCCTGCATAGTCATAATGTTACACCCTACGAAATACCTTGTCAAGCCCTGTGATAGATATTGACTTGGATGCTTTCGGCATTGTTCTAATCTTTCGGAACATGTCCTTATTAAGACCGCGCAATATGAACTTGGAAGCGGGAAACATAGCAAAAGCGGACGGAGATATTGCCCCTTCTGACTCAATGGTCTGTTTCTTGGCGGCTCCCAGAAGTTTTAGAAAAGCGTCCAAATGCTCCACGTTCTCAAATAGTGGTGTTGGTGCGACGATGTCCCCTTTGTCTGTATATCTACGCCCTACGGCGGTTTTGAAGCCCCCTGCGACCAGTTTGGACTTGTCGCCTCCTGCTTCCTTGAGGAGCATCTTGTAGCGGTCTTCAATGTCTGCCAGAAAGTTCTTTCTGCCTGAATCTGACTTGAAGTTGTAGCCCGCTCGTGACCATGTATAGATGCCATCATCCAGCCCAGCGTTCAGATGAATTGACTTCACGCCCAGAGCCTCATATTTTGATTCTGCTTTTATGCCAAAATCTGCGCCGATACCTTTTCCTTGGTGCTCTTTGTCAATGCGTAAAATCTCATGGTACGCATGTGGCTCAAAACGGTCATTTGACCCGTCAAGATAAATGTGGCGTTCAAAAATGCCAACTTTTTTACCGTCAGAGTCAACAATTTTGCCACCTATTTGAATATAGGGACTACTGCTGGATTCATCTGCGACACGCATGTTTCTTTGACCCCAAATTCTTACGCCCTCGTCATCTCCCCAGAGTTCTGCAGAGTAACTACCGTCGTCTCCGAGACCCTTCATTTCAAAGATGCTTTTAGCCCAATCGCGAGTAATTTTTTTGGCTGCGCGTGAGTCTCCTTTGTCTGCCCTGAGGAGTATCTCCAGCATTTTTTCGTTGGAATGCATTGGTGGTTTTGTTTCTTTTACGGCTTTGATTATCCGTTTTTCATCAGCATCTAGTTGCTTTTTTTTAACATCATTCCAAAGTTTTTTGATGTCATCTTTAGCGTTCGCTATAGGGGCGGGAACGTTGTCTTCTCCGCTCGGTCCAGTGACAAAACCGTCTCCGTCGCCGTCTTCTTCGCCTAAGGCACCGATAGGTTTCCCGAGTATTTTGATAGACATAAAGAAGCCCTCACCTGATTTGGCGAGGGCTTCTTTTCCAGTCTTTTTGCGGAATGAACCCATCCCTTTATTTTAGTGCTTAGATACCTGCGGATGTCCAAGTTTCAATAGTAATCCTGTGCCAGTCAACAACATCTTCCATTGTTTTCTTGCCCCATGTGTAGCCTCCTGCGAGGGCAAATACTGCTGGGGTGTCTGCAATGAAATCACTGACTGCTTTTTCGCGCCAAATAATGTCGCTTAGTGATACACCACTGTTGAGAGGGTCCATGCCTGCGTTGTAGATAATTAGGTCAAATGCGTCAAGTTCTCCTGCGTAATTTAACGCTTTGCCAATCTCTTGACGGTAATCCTGATGTCCTGCGTAAGTAATGCTACTTTCGCCTTCGGGTTCGTAGGTGTCAAATGCCGCGCAAGTTACGTCAACCTGTACAACCGACGGTAGGTGTGCGTTGATAATGTCCCACGTTCCACCGCCTGCGTGTGCGTCAAAGTCAAGAATAAGAACGCGAGGTGCGTCCATTTCCACTGCTTGCCGTGCCGCGACTGCTAGACCGTTGATTGTGCAGAAACCCTTACCACTGTTCCTGTTGGCATGGTGGAGACCAGATGAGAGACTTCCTGCTCTGGTGTCTTCGCTGAGTGCTGCCGTAGTTGCTGCAACTAGACCAGTGCTATGGGCTAACGCCATAGTCCAAATTCCTTCATCCCAGTCAAATCCTTGAGATTCCGCCATGCTGAGTGGTGTCCCTGTCTGTACTGCATTTACGTATTTTTTGTCGTGGACAGTGGGGAGTAGGTTGTAGGACTTTTCTGTAAACAGAATGGGGTCGTAGATGATTAAGTCGTCAATAGGGTTGGTTGCTAGTGATTCCCTGATGTGCTTGGATTTGCGAGTTGTGTCGTATGCGTATTTTGCCGCTACGTAATCGTCGTTGTAAAAAAGTTTCATGTTTGTTCTTTCTAGTAGTTGTTTGCTATATATTACACTAATTATTGACAAATGTCAAATTAGAGGTTTTGGTGCCTATGTGCGTAAAGAATGGGTATTAGGTCTAATTTGAAAATCTTTTCCAGATGCTTGACAATGAGACGGTTCGGGATGAAGTCTCGCTTGCTGTCACGTCCCCAGTGTTCTTCCACTGGCTGTTCGTCTCGTAGCGTTATGAACGCATCTTCGGGCTCTACGCCACGAGCGATTGCAATTCCCCATGCTGTAGAGGTTGACCGTGACATGCCTGCGTGGCAGTGGACTAGGAGGTCATCTTTGTCCATTCCCCAGTTAATCATCTGCTCAATCTGTTTTAAGGTTGGCGCACGGTTGCCTATTGTGGTGTCGCCAAATTCAACGACAAGGTGCTGTGGGTGGTTCCAGTTGACTTCTGACGCCAACGGTCCTGCTGTGATGATTGCTGAAAATTCGTTTTTCCATGCTTCTGCTTCTTTGATGTTGCCAATTACTGGTAGTGTGACGTTTGTCATAAGTTCCTTCATTGTGCCTCCTATGGCTAGTATTGTTATGGGAACACTTTACATTGTTTTGCAGGGGAATGCAACCCCTACCTATTGAGCCACAACATGAATAGGCAAAGCGCCACAAAAGCAACGACAACTATAAAGAACATAAAATCACCTCGCTAGGTTGTTATTGAATGGTACTCCCATTATTCTTCTCCATGCCGTAAATAATCTTCACAAAGGTTGACAACATAGCAATCACCTGATAACCTTCACGGTAAGCCAATCGGCTGATAACAACTAAACACAAATAACCCCTAAACAGAAATAAGGACAAACATGGCAACGGAATATGAAACATTGAAAGAAAAAATGCACATGCGACGTGGGCGGACACCGCTCCCAGTAGAGGAAAAAGCACGTCGTGAAAAGCAGCAGAAGTCGGAAAATCGTCGTCGGGCAGAGGCTCGTCGTCGTGCATACCTAGTTCTTCAACACAAATACGAAGATGAATTTAAGACACTTTTCAACGAAGAGTACTCTGCGTTAGAAAACGACAAAAGGTTCATTACAACCCTTTAAATCTCGGTTTATTTTCACCGTAAAAAAACTAGTCAAAAGCACCCCATTCTTTATGGATGGGGTGCTTTTTATGTGTCACAATATAAGCACCCCTTCAAACACAGGGCACCCTTCACAAAACAGGAGAAAACATGTCAACTGCAGTACTTGCCCCCACGACCATCACATTGAACATTGCCGGGGTACTGACCACCAGCAGCATCGTCACAATGGCTATGCCATTCGCTGGCAAAATTACTGGCGCTACCGTCGCAGTAACTGGTGCACCAGCAGGTTCAGCACTTACCGCATCACTTCTTAAAGCAGCCGCTACCGCAGCAACGTTCTCTATTGCAGCCGCTGGAACATCAGCCACTGGAACATTGGGCACGGCAGCAGCGTGTGCTTTCGCAGCAGGCGACCTTGTTCACCTTGACGTCACTGCTGTTGGCTCAGGCACCGCTGGTTCAAACATCACGGTTGCATTCACGGTCACTCAAGGCTAAGCAAACTTTTCAAGTAATATGAAACCACCCCACTTGTTATGAGTGGGGTGGTTTTTTTATGTAAAAATATAGTGAAAAGGCTGTGAATGATGAGCAATCAATACCAACGACCAGATTACATATTTGATGACGTACAAATTATTAGAGCAGACCGTAGCGCATGCATTATTTGCGGTCACCCAACTGGCGATTGCGCAACAGAAACAAGCAAACCAAGTCATATTTCTGGTGTCGGTGCATTCAAGTCAATTGACGTAAAACTCGTACATGTTGTAGAAGAAGACATATGGGAAGAACGGCAAATAAATCCGTACCATACTGCCCGCGTTTTGGTGTACAGAAAAGGCAGAGAGATTAGTCACGAACGAGCGCAAGAATTAGGTCTACTCTAAACAGTTTCTGTATTCATTCATGGTGTAATCTTTACCTCTCACACATCATTCTTTATGAACAGAAATGGGGGGCGTCATGCCTATTCTTGAACAATCTTTTGTTGACTCTTACAAAACCAAAACCCCGCCTTGGGGATTCGGTGGTCTAGGCGAAATCGTTTATCTACGCACATACAGTCGTCCTGTAGAAGGAACAGACCGTAACGAAACATGGGTGGAAACAGTTCAGCGTGTTATTGAAGGCGCAGTAGGAATTGGTGTTCCATACACACAGCAACAAGCAGAGACTTTGTTTGACCACATGTTCTATTTGCGTTGCTCTATGTCGGGTCGTGCACTCTGGCAACTTGGCACACCACTCGTAAAGCAGTTCAACGGAACATCGCTAAACAACTGTTACTTCACAAACATTGAAAAAGTTGAAGACTTTGAACTTCTGTTTGATTACCTGATGCTCGGTGGTGGAGTTGGGTTCTCTGTTGAGCGTTCTAAAATTCATGACCTTCCTAAAATAAAAGCAGGAGTAACAGTCACACATGAGCGCACTAATGATGCAGACATCATTGTTCCTGACTCACGCCAAGGCTGGCGTCGCCTACTTCACTCGGTACTGAAGTCGTACTTTGAGACAGGAAAGTCCTTCACGTATTCCACGATTCTTGTTCGTGAATTTGGTGCTCGTCTAAAGACGTTCGGCGGAACTGCTTCTGGTCCTGGTTCGCTCATTGACGGAATTGAAGACATCTGCAAGGTGTTGGATAATCGTGCAGGAAAGAAGTTGCGCTCTATTGACGTTTTGGATATTTGCAATATCATCGGGCGAATTGTTGTCTCTGGTTCATCGCGCCGTTCAGCACAAATTGCAATCGGCGACCCTGACGATGTTCTTTTCCTTCGTGCAAAGAACTGGGGAAGCGGAGAGATTCCAGCATGGCGCGCCAACTCCAATAACAGTATTTACGCCGACTATTACGACCATATTCTTCCCGAACTATGGAAGGGCTATCAGGGCAACGGCGAACCTTACGGTTTACTTAACCGTCGTCTTTCACGCAAGTTTGGTCGCATCGGCGAAGCACGTCCAGACAACTCAATTGAAGGATTCAACCCATGTGCAGAAATTGCTCTTGGTGATGGAGAGTCTTGCAATCTTGCAACACTGTTCCTCCCGAACATTGAATCGTATGAGCAGTTTGTAGAAGTCTCAGAATTGCTGTACATCTGCCAGAAGCAAATTACTCGCATGGATTACCCATACGAAAAGACCACACAAATTGTTCGCAAAAACTCACGGCTCGGACAGTCAATCACAGGGATACTTCAAGCCAATGAAGAACAACTGTCATGGCTCAAGAAGGGCTACGAGGCTCTTGACGCATACGATGTGGCGTATTCCGAAGCAAATGGTTTCCCTCGTTCCGTGCGTCTCACAACAGTGCAACCATCAGGAACACTCTCATTGCTGCCAGGTATCACGCCAGGTATCCATCCAGCGTATGCTCGGTTCTACACACGCCGCGTGCGTTTCAGTGCTGCTGACAAACTTGTAGACGCATGTCGCAAGCGTGGCTACAAAGTTCAATGGGAAATCGGTCTTGATGGACGCGAAGACCATACTAAGTATGTAGTTGACTTCCCTTGCATGTCTCCAGAGAACGCCGTTCTCGCCAAAGACATGACAGCAGTAGACCAACTTGAATGGGTCAAAAAGATGCAGGCGGAATGGGCAGACAATGCTGTTTCGGTAACCGTGTACTATCGCAAGGAAGAACTTGACGAGATTCGTGCATGGCTTGCAGCGAACTACGACACAAGCATCAAGTCAGTATCTTTCCTTCTGCACGCAGACCACAACTTCCCACTTCCCCCATACGAGGAAATCACAGAAGATGAATACAAGAAGGCAGTCTCCAAGATTGACTTCACTATTCAAATGCAATCCTCTGGAAATGACGTAATTGACTTGGATGATTGCGCAACGGGGGCGTGCCCTGTAAAGTAAGGGGCATGGCTCACGAACACATAGTTATAGTTTCATATCCACGTAGTGGCTCAACCATTATTCAGCGAGTCTTGAATAAGGCTGAAGGAACTCTGGTTAAGGGTGAAACAATCGGCGCTATCAACCATTTAGCGGAGTTTGTCCACCTGATTGAGGACGTACGCCGTGATGTGGCTCCGCTATTGGATATGCCATCTAGTGATGACCGCAATCCAATGTTCGGGTATGAGGACTTCAATATTGATGTTGTTATGGACAATCTCCGTAACGCATTCACTCACGGAGTGCTCAGCATGCCAGAAGGCATCCATAGGCTCGGATGGAAAGAGAACTTCATTTCCCCGTTAACTTTGGGTCATCAGAAGGCAACAAAAACCTTGCAGTTCATTCAGCGGCTACTACCGAACACGAAGTTTATTTTCAATGTTCGTTCTCCTGAGGTCACTGCAAAAAGCGCCGTCTGGCGAACCCAGTTAAATCCAGTTGAAAAGATTGCCGAATTTAAAGACTGGATTCACAGCGTGCACAATTCAGAGATACTGGGTAGCGCAAATACCCTCCTCCTTGACTACGAGGAATGGAACAACAACCCAGAACATCTTCAGATTGCTCTTGCGCGTTTTGGAATATTCATACCAAAAGAAGATGTAAAACTTATTCTTGATGAGCAATTGACCCACTTAGATAATTGGTAAGTAGTGGGTCTAATGGAGGTGCGGTTTCTGGGTGCTAGTAAGCGCCTAGAGCGAACTATCCAAGTTCTTGATGAGCGTGGACTTTGCAAGAACATGTATGTGAATCCATATTCTAAGACCGTAAGTATGACTGGTGCTTTGTTGTGCGCTTTCGGGGTTCCTGACGAGAACATTCTCGCTTGGGGTGGTGACGTTACTGAACTGCCCTTGATAGATAAGGACAGGGCAATGTTTCAGGAATTGCTTAATCTTTTGGAAGGCGTAGTTGACGACGACTTGGAATCATGGAGCGATAAATCGTCTCAAGATGAAGTTAAACACGCGCTAAATCGTTTGATAAATCTTATTGAAATAAGCGTCACTTAGTTAATTCTTAGTTTTATTGTATGCTTCAAGCAGCGAACGCCCTTTAGCAGCAAGTTTCGCTGCGTCTTCCATCGTTTCTGGCACTGGCTCACCCCACGCAGCAGCAGATAACGCTAATCGTGTTGGTTTTCCATTAGGTAATTTCATCGGACCGCTCGGGTTAGTGAAAAAACGAGTTAGAAATGAACCTTTGCGACGCATTTTCATGGGCGTATCGGCAGGTCCAGTAACACCTGGTCTTAGATTTGAGCCCTGTGTTCTGTTGTAGAACGCTCGCCCCCTAGCGGTTAACCCGCCTTTCGGGTCTTTAAGAGGTTGCGTTAGTTCTTTTTTTTTTGCTTCGCCATCAGTAATCGTTGGACCGCCAACAACCCATGCATCGCAGGTTCGTTCGGCATGGCATTTGAAGTCAAATGCTTCACAGTAGCCAATCTTGCCAGCATCAATAATGTCCATTGCGGTATTGCCTGCTTCGTTACCGAGAGCACCTTCAATACACTTAAGAATCCGAGGCGAACGCACAAACATAATACAATTACCGCATAGTTGTTTCTTTGATGATTCAATGGAAACGTCCCAGCGGTCAGCCTTTTTCTTCCAGAAATCAACATTGGGCTCTTTTGGATTTAGAGGACCATAACCAGCGGTATCAATTGCTTTTTGACGATTCTTAATATTGACAGCAATATCTTGTGTCGCTAGAGGGCAAACATCACCTTCAGCCTTAATTTGGATTCCAGTGATTTTGCTAATGTCCATTATTTTTTGAACTCTTCCCAAGTTTTGTCTCCAACACCAAAGTACTCTCTGGCGTGACCTGACTGAATAATATCAGTGTTTAGACATGCGGTCGTCGGGTCATCAATTTTGTCTGAAGAAAAGATGCGGGCTAAGACTCGCCCGTATTTATCATTTTTGTCTGGGATGGTATTCACAAAAACCCATTTATGGCTAGTGAGCCAGTCCTGAGTAAAACTTTTGGCTTTCAGACCCAACTCTTTTTCTTTGAGGTCTTTAGTGCGTGATTCAGGAGTATTGACACCGTATAGGCGGACACGAATCTTGTGGTGCACATCAAACCCAAGGTCAACCATCAGTTCAATAGTGTCCCCATCAATCACCTTGAGAAGGGTTGCTCCATACCAAAATCGTTCAGCCATATATACATTATCCCATACGTAGTGTTCAGATAAAGCAAAAACCCCCCGCCGTTTCCGACAGGGGGTTTTTGTTGCCTAAGGTAGGCGGATGTTGCTTATCAGGCAGGAGCGCTGTTGAAGGTGACTTCAACGAATGCTTCAGGGCGCTTGACTGCGAGAGCCAGACGCTGTTCTGCGAGCACAACGATTGCGTTGCGGACGAAGAAGTCTGCGTGCTGTTCGCTGATGCGGATGCTTGCCTGCTCACGGTCGTACAACTGTGCTCCCGTACCGAATGCGCCGATGAGACCCTTGCCTTCGGTCATTGCTGGGGTGTCCACGACTGGGATGCGCCACAAGCGTGGCTCTCCGCCGAGGGCAACCGAAACGGCTACGAGGTACTGACCATTGTCGTCCTTTGACAATTCAATGTCTTCCCAATCATTCGGGTGAAGAACAACGCCAGTTGGCTCGTAGTAAGCGAGGAACGACAAGGTTGCGGCACGACGAATCGCGTCAGCCTTGGTGTCACCTGCTGCTCCAGACGACCAAGAGTAATCCTGAACGCCAGTGGTGTTGAGGATTCCGAGGAGGTTTTCGCCAACTCCGTCACCGTTAAGGATTTGGGCATCTTCCTGAAGGCGCAAGCCGTAAAGAAGTTCGTTGTCAATGATGCTGCGCAATTGCGGCTCATCGGCGAGAACGTTACGGTGTGCTGCTTCCCAGTGAGCCAAAGTGCGAACAGGAGCCTGCTCACCAACGAATTGGAAAGACGACTGCGGCTTGGCAGCAAAGGCGTTACCACTACGCTCGGCAACTGCGCCTGCGTTGTTGGTGAAACCAGTCATACGGAAGTATTCAATGACCGAAGCAGTCGTGGTACGGCTTGGGAACAAGTCGCGAACACGCTTGGTACGCATTGGAGGAATGACGATGGCATCGCGCTGGATTGAACCAAACGAACCAGGGGTTCCCGTTGGCAATGCGCTGTACATGTCCTTGGTGCTCCAGAGACCCGTGACATCTGCACGGTTAACTTGGAAAGGAGCAGGCATGTTTGCGCCATTCTTGCCGCCGCCAAGAGCCTTGAATTCTGTTGAATCCAAGAACGCCTGTCCGAGGCTCTTTGCCGAAGCAGGTGCTTGACTCCACTGACCTTGAGCGGCAGCAGCCTCTGCTACTGAACCACCCTGTGGCTGTGAGCCCCATGCTTCAACATCGCGCATACTTTCAAGACCCTCAATGAGGCTCTTGATTTCGCGGATATCTCGCATATTGCTGTCAAATGCTGACTTCTGCTCGGATGAAACGATTACGGTGCCTTCTTCAATTTTGAATGAGTCGGCGATTTCTTTGTTGTTTGCCATCTTGGTGCGAAGCGCACCTTGAAGTTCAGACAATCGGTTTGCGTCAAAAGACATTTTTACTCCTATGAGTGTGTTGAGGGGTTTGTTTTTGCTTATATAACTTGCGGTTTAGGTAAGCACCCAACCAACGTGTCTTTATGTAAGATACACCTAGATATACAACGTACGCTGTAACTTTCAGGGATTTTGTGAGAATATTATTAAATCTCTTGAGCATCTTCTAAGACATAATGTCGGGTGACATTTCTTGGTACCCCACGCCGCTCTGATGAGCCACGCAAAGAAACCTCTAGTTCCTTATAGTTTACACCATTCATTGTAAACGACTTTAATTTCTTGCCTTTGTCCTTCCAAGGATGTCCTTCTGGGAGTAGGTCATTATCTGTTGTATATGACGCTTTTGCGCTACCAGTCATCAACAATTTAAGGAAAGCATTGACACGACCCATTGCCCATTGGTTTCTATTCATGCCGGGTCGGTGGCTGACACTAAAAGCACCAGCACCGCGACGGTAAACAGATTTAAGCGCACGAAGATTAGTTTTTGACCAATCGTCTTTTTTCTTGTCTTTTACAGCAGAGTTATGTTCGCGAACTTTGGTCACTAAAGAGTTCTCAACGCCAATAGTTAGCGAGATTTCACTCCCTGAACTTACAGAACTTGCCGAACCGACACTATTCCGACTTGAGCCGATAATCTTGTCCTTCTTAGGCGCAGGAGTTTTTGCCCCAGATTTATCGTCAGTGATGACTTCTTCAACCTCGTCCTTTTTCTTGGGACGTCCATCGTTTCTGAGTCCACGTACTTTGTTGTAATCAGGGGATGTGGTGCACGGTAAGTAAACGATTTTGCCGTCACTTGCACGGTAACTACGGATACCAATACAACCTAACTGACGTGCGCGTACACGGGCTGAATCTGGGTTCGTATAAACGTCAGGGTCTGTTGAACGAGAAACATAATTAACGAAACCCTTAGCGTCCATCTGTTCCACTTCAAGCGTCTTGCCTGAAACGAGACCGCCACCAGAAAGAGTGTCTATAGAGAGCACCCCACGCTCACCCAGTTTTTCAAAATCATTCTTTTTCGGGATAGGTTGCCCATTATTGCAAATGCTGTAAACGGCAACACCGTTGCGCATTATCGTCCGTACCCCACCACACCTACGCTTTTTAGCCTCAAGCAATGCTTCAGCACGAGAACTAAATGTTTCTGTGCTTTTAGAGTCAGTAATAGCAATCTTGGCTTGAAAAGATGGAGTCAAAGTCTTTTCGTTACGCACTTTTTGTTGACCACGAATAGCGTCAGTCATCACCTCATGGCTGACACAGGGCATCCAGCGACCTTCGGCATCCTGATGAGCGCCGTAGCACCCAAGCATTCTTGCCACGCGCATTGCCTGCTTGCGTGTTGCCGACTCCATTATCAAACCTCAGGGTAGAGGATTTTGACTTTACGTGGAATTGAACTCTTGCCGTCTTTTTCTGTCAAATCGCCCATATAGAAACCGTTATTGGAGAACTTGACAAAAACCTTCTCTAGTTCTTTTTGGTTTTTCTTTTGGCTGAAATACCAGACAGTTGAGTGAATTAGTTCGTCATCATCTGTTTCCTCATCAAGCGCATTCGCTATGAGAAGGACTTTACGACGCACCTCTTCAGGGAGTTTCATAAACTCCTCTTTGATGTGGGCAATGTTTTGAGGTGTTAAACCAATTTTTTTAGAAATTTTATTCTTCGTCACGTGGGTCCGCCTTAATCAAGTTCTTGTCAAGATAGAAAGTTCCGCTTGCTAGTCCCATGTTGGTTGCGAACCAGTTGCGCAGTTCTGTATCGCGGGCTCGCTTTGCTTCGCGTTCGTCGTTGCCGTAGGGGTTTGTTAGTGCATAAATAAAATCCATATGCCTGACGGAGTTTGGATTGTCTTTGTGTTTATCTATCAAATATTCAATGATATTAGCATCTTCTTCGTTTTTGATGATTGAAGTGTCGCCACGCCGAAAAGCGTTGAGTTGTGTATTCAAATTACTGACATGCGTGTTTGGGATAGGGGCTTCAAATCCAATGCGACCCCAAACATAAGGTCCATCGTCAGCAGTGCCTACAGTAATTTTTTCAAATCCAGCAGCCTTAGCATACATGAAAGCGTGCTGGTTGTAAACAGTTTGAATTCCATTGTTCTTGTGGTCGTTGCCACGAATAAACATTGTGCCGTTTCTAACCACACCTGCGTTGAGGTCTAAGTATCTACTACTGTCTCCCATGTTTGTCCAAGTGCCATTTGCGTTTTTTACCTCAAAATTAACGCTCACAGTGATTTGATTACCACTCAGACTGGCAGTTGCAACAGACCTGTATGTTTTACCGTTTGAGCCTTGAATTTCAGGGTGGGAGTACATTGCCTTAGCCCACGCTTCTAGTTGATTTCTTGCCGCTGATGCTTCTGGTCCACGTCCTTGTGCGTCGCGTAAAAGTTCTTGGCGTTTTTGAAGTGTCATTTCTTTCCATGGTGCGTTGCCTGCGCCGTATTGCCTATCTAGATGAAGAGCAAGTGTTCTTTGTCGTCCTTCAATTGCGTCCTTCACACGCTGTTCTGCTTGACGTGCCAATTCAGGGTTTAGTGGTTCTGGTGCTGGCGCCGCAAGTGCTGCATCAATTTCCGCTTTCCGTTCTTTATATCTGTCGCGATGTGCAATTGCCACAATGAGGTCACGTTGCGCTACAAGGAAATTATCGTTTACTCCTTGTCCTTCGCGAGCGTCATAATTACGCTTTTTGGAAGCAACAACCTCATCTAGTTCGGCAAGACGCCGCTCATATGCTGGCAATATGCCGTCCCTATCGCGCATCCGCATGAGGGCGTCTCCGCCACCATTGAAAGCACCGTTGAAGTCGGCATCAGCCCTGCCAACGCCGTCGTTCACAGCATTGTTTGCGCGAGATACGCGCTCGTTGACATTAGGCGCACCCTGTGCTTCAAAGAAAGCGCGCCATTGTGCAGGGGTGCGCCCTCTGACGTCATCGTCTCCACCAATACGGGTTGCTTGTTGTGCTGCCGCAGAAGGTTCTCTTGGAGCAGATGGCGTCCGACTTGGTTCTGGAGCATTTGGTGCGTCGTTGCCTTCAAGTTCTGCAGCACGACGCTTGAAAGCATTTCGTGTATCCATAACACGTTGAACTTGACCATTTTTGTCAATTACGTTTCTTGCTGCGTCTTCTTTGTCTTCATCTCCAGCATTACCAAAGGCGTCTGCCGCTTCACGAAGTTCTCTCCGTGCATCATCAAGCGCATTCTCCTGAACTTGGACGTTCGCACGAAGTTCAACAAGGTCACCACGCCTCCACGCAGCCATATTCTGAGGAAGTTGAACATCGCGGTTTTGGATGATTCCTTCTTGAACTCGCCTTGCATAATCATCATCCATATTGTTGCCAAGCATGCGACGAAGTTGGGCTTTATCAAGACCGTCATCTGGAATATCAAATCCCATACGAAGGTCGGCTGGCACGCTACGAGGGTTACGCGCTGCTTCAACCTGACGCCTAGCCTGCTCTACAGTATTTTCAGCACGAGCAGGCTGTCCGTTGTTACGGTCATAAACCTCTTGCCATGCGTCCCTATAATCCTTGAGACCCCTTCTGACTTGACCAATACTAATTCTTTCACCGTCGTCGCGCTCAAAGAAATCCCTGTCAGCAATTTGTCCACGATTAATCGCATCCTCTAGACGGTCCCACCTCGCTTTAGAAATCGTAACTTTCTGGCGCGCTTCGTCTGCCTTGCTTCTTTTTCTAGCAGCACTGTCAGGGAAGTTGCGGTCGTCATTCAAAATCATTATTGGGTCATTGGGCAAAATGTCACGAAGTACGTATTCCTTAAAATTGTCGTCATTTAAGACTTGGTTTAAATCACCTGCTCGTACACCACCCCCTGACGTGAATAGGCGTCCCCTGTTAGTTGCGTTATCGCTTTGACCAGCACGAGCAGGCTTGCGTGGGTCAGGAAGTGACCTCAACTGACGTTCTCTGCGAACGTCCGCAAGTATCATTCCAACTCTTGTTCTGTCTAAATCTTCACGCTGTATGTTGTCACGCTGGTTTTGAACTAGTTTTTCAAGTTCCAACAGGTCAGCGTCTTGAACTTGGTCAAGATTATTAAAGACATTCCTTTGTTCTTCATTAAACTCCCCAGCAAAGAAGTTGTCTTCAGGATTTTCTTGCATTTGGCGATTTATGCGCTTTGCGTCGCGTTCAACTCCGCCTAAACGACCAGCATTGTCGTCTCTTGTAATCGTGCGAGCAGGTGTTGTTTCGCGAGCGGCAGGTGCTGCGGATGGTTTGCGAGCCGCCGCACCTTCATTTTGACGAGAAGCAGTATCCCTATTATTGGCTGGTCGGCGACGACCCGCATTAGCAGGACGACGTGGAGCAGCAGGGCGAGGTCTTGCTGCAGGAGCAGGTGCAGCATCAACATCAGTTCGTGCAGCACCAGGATTGTCAATTTCTCGTTGCATGCGACGTTCTTCAGATGCGCGCAGGTTTCGGCGTGGGCGTTTGGCGGCTGCAGGACGAGGGCGTGGGTTAGCATTATTTTGGCGACGACCGCGAGTTGCTTTACGTCGTTTCAACTCTGCCATTACTCGTTTGTAGTCGTCGCTATCCCTGCCATCGGTAGCGTTTTCTAACTCTTCACGCATTTCCTCTAAAACTTCAGTCGGTTCGGCTGCGAGAAGGTTGACGTCTTCACGTTCTTCACGAGCAGGACGAGCAGGGGTATCTGCGGCGTTGTCGGGAGTCAAGTCTCGTCCTCTGTCACGACCGCGAGGTGCTTGGGGAGCATCAGCGCGGCGAGCACGCCCTTCACGATTTGGCTTATCTGGGTCAACTACTTCGGCAAGACGACCCGCTGCTCGCTCAAGACGACCAGTAGGACGAGGCACTTCTGCGCCAACACGATTACGTTGTCCGCCTTGGCGACCTGTTAGGTCAAGAGCATCACCAACACGACCTGCGGCACGCTCAATTGCGCCTGGTGCTCCAGCCAAACGACCAGCCATACGGTCGTTACGTTTGCGTAGTTTTCGTTCGCGTCGGCGGTCACCAACATTTTCAAGACGTTCACCTAAATCAGAGATTTCATTAGCGAGACGGCGGGCTACACCCCAACCGCAGTTCCTGCCGAAACGGTCAGTAATTTGACCACCATAACGAGTTCCTACTGGACAACGAAAACCACCGCGGCGACTAGTCCCTGGTACTGCAAGGGATGGGTCAAATATTGCTCGTGCACGCTTAACTTCGTACAGCATGGAAGAGCGATTGCTTTCCGTTGTAAAGCGAAGAGCCTTATATGAAACTAGGTTTTTGTCCATTAGATGTTCACTTCCCAAACAATTCGCGTACTTTTGCCTCATAATCGCCCGAATAGTCACCCTCGGTGATTTCGCTATAAGTGCTGCTGGTAATAATTTCACCGATTTTAGGTTTCTTATCACCTAAAGAATACCATTCGTCAAACGATTCATCTTGCTTGCCGTCGCTATCAAACAGTTTTATGCCGTTGTCTGTCTCAATGTAAACATTCTTATATGTTTTGTCTTCAGTTGAAGTTACTACTACGTATTTCATTTACTTTTCCAATCAACGGGCTGTTATGAGGTTGTATATTTGTTCTGGTGTCAAGTTTAAGAGGTATTCCTGCCGAGCGGCAAGCCCATCAACATGGTCATTATGCCCTGGTGAAACGGATAACCCACTAGGGTCGCGCCTTGCTTCAACTGCATCTCTACCAAAGTCTGCGATATCTCGCTCGCGTTGCGCAGCACGAAGGGCATCTTGTGCTAATCCAATTTCTCGGATTACTTCGGAACGTTGGTCGTTGCGAAGTTCGGCACGCATCGGGTTGCGATTACCGCCTTGTCCATCCGCGAGCCATGTCCTGAATCCTGATTCGTTGGCATAATCACCTGATTGAAAATACCCTTGTCGCCCTCTGAACCCAAGTCCGTTATCAATTGGGACGAGATGCTTTTTGCCATTTTGCGTAACAAGAAAGTAGTTTTCGTTATGCCTGTCTGTGTTCATTATTAGGTAGTCAAGAAATGTTGCGCGAACCTTGTCCTTTACCACATTAGGGACGTCGTTACGACCACGTGGTTTGATAGGACTAGCAACGTAGTTGCCGACATGTTCAAACATAATAGGACGAGCCTTTGCTGGAGGTTGACCGTTGAAAGGAGGCCCTGCAAATCTAAACTCACCGACAGGAAAGCCTAACCGAGCAGCAACATTATTGCCCACAATTTCGTTGAGGTCTTCATTTTTGCCAAACATAAGTTTCCCTGTCCTGCCCCTATGGTCGCCAGAGAATTTGACAAAGAATTTTTTACCCGTTGCAGTATCTGTGAACAAATCTGCTGACCCGTTGATTCCGCCTCCTAGTGTGGATTTGGTGAAACGCTTTCCTTGACCCGAGTTGGCTTTCATTGCATTAAACAGGAAATCATCAGGTACGTCTCTAATGTCTCCGCCGTTGGCGAGGTGTAGGTCTGCGTCCGCTTGTACGTTGATATTTTTGTTGCCTTTAGGGATATGGCGAATGTCTGGGACACCGTTTGCAATATCACCTATTTTGTTGTCGTTTTGCTTTACCCTAATGTTTGGGGCTTTGCGAACTCTGGAACCAGTGCCAGCATTACGTGGTGCTCGTGGTGCTCGCGGAGGACGAGCGGGAGCAGGAGCGGGTGCGGCTTGTTCTCCTAAAATTCTTTCTAGTTGAGCGATTCTCGCATCGCGATTAGCACCAGGAACATTCTGGTCACGGTCTTCTCGTAGTTGATTCAGTTCCTCACGAAGTCCTGCCTCTTCGGACGGGGTGAACTGTCGTGCTGCAGGTCTACGTGGACGAGGGGCTGCTGGTTGAACAGCATCTGGCTGGTCATTAGGGCGGGGACGACGATTCGCAGGACGGCGACCATTTTGTGCGGCTGCCCCAGTACGACGTCCACGTCCTCCATTCGGGCGAGGACGGGCTGGTGCATTGCCAGCGTCAGGATTGCGGTCACGCCATGCTTGTTCTACGGCAGGACCGTGGAAACGTTCCCATTCTGAGCGACGCAAGAATCCAGCATTTCCACCTCCGTCACGAATACGACGAACCTCTGCTTGATGCTCATTGTATTTACGTGTCTTGTATGTGTCTAGTGATTCCCGTGCACTTGGTGCTCCTGCAGGTACGGGAACTCCGCTCGTATTGTCTACGGGAACATTTCGCGGTCTTGCAGGGCGAGGATTTGCAGGACGACGCGGTGCAGCAGGACGAGGACGGTTGGCTGGCGCTACTGGGGCGTCGCCTGTTCGTGGAGCGCCAGGATTGTCAATTTCGCGTTCCATGCGTCGTTCTTCTGAATCGCGAAGGTTGGGGCGACGACGAGGATTTCGTTGCGGAGCAGCAGGACGAGGATTGCGGGCTGGTGCTCTCCTGTTGCGGGTGGGCTTGTCGGGGTCAACAACGTCAGCAATTCGCCCTGCGGCACGCTCAAGACGACCAGGTTTCACGGTGTCTACCTGACCTGTGCGGTTGCGCTGTCCTCCTTGACGACCTCCCATACCAGTGAGGTCAAGCGCATCGCCAACTGCGCGTGCGCCTCGTTCAATTGCTCCGCCTCCAGCAAGGCGACGAGCCATTCTTTCGTTTCGTCGTGTTACGCGTCGTTCGCGTCGGCGGTCACCAACATTTTCAAGGCGTTCACCGAGGTCAGAGATTTCGTTAGCCAAACGGCGGGCAACTCCCCAACCGCAGTTCCTACCGAAACGGTCAGTGATTTGTCCGCCATAACGTGTCCCTACTGGACAACGAAATCCGCCACGGCGTTCTGTGCCTGGTACTGCTAGAGACGCGTCCCAAACTGAACGAGTGCGCTTAACTTCGTATGTGAAAGATGATTTGTTTTGGTCTGCAATAAAAGCGACAGCCTTGTACTGCACAGCATTTTTCCACGCTTCAACAGGAAATTCGGAGAGTTGAATATCCATAAGGGAGATAACTGGCAGAAGTTCTGCTGAAGCATCTTTCTTTTCAATTTCTTTAGACGGTTTTGTGAGTGAACGGTTCTTTAATTCTTCTACTACAGAGTCACTAACAGTTGTTTCAAGCGACATTGAATTATCAAGAGTTACGGTTAGTTCCTCTTTGCTAATCTTTTTCCCAGCGTATTCATCAGCCATCCACTTTGACCACGATTTTGCGGCTGCTACAACAGGATGAAACTGTGCACCGTCGGGAAGAATTTCAACGAGCGCGTACGGCTTGTTCTCTCTGTCTTTAATGAGAAATCGTGCAGCCATAACTAAATCCCTACTAGTTTGTTGAATTGGGTGTTTTGTTTTTTCAACGTATCTCTACGTGTCGTGAATAGTCTCTTGACCATTTCAAGGTGACGCTTTTCTGCATCAGAAAGCATTCCATCGGCAGTAAGCCTGCTCACATATTCATCCCAGTTGAACGCATCAATCTTCTTAAATAAGTCATCAACAAGACTTGCAAGCATTTTACGCTCTGATTCACTTAAAGAACCGAAACTATCTTTATAAACACGAGCACCACGCTCATCAAGATAATCAGGAATGTCAATTTTGAACCGTCGTGCAATTTCGGCAGCGGTCAATCCAGCCATATTTGACAACTCGTTACTACTTGGAATAACGGTAATCCGAGAACCATCGCGGACTGCAGAAAGTGTTGCAGGAGAGCGGTCACGACGGTCGGTCAAATAATCGGCGATGGCTAAGCGAAGAATGTCTGCTTTAGGAATCTTGTCAAACTCCAGTGAAGTATCAAACCGTGTTTCGCCTTGACTGATGTCATTCATGATGAGGTCACGCTTTGAGGCACTGCCACCAATTTTGGTATTAGGCATTTTGAGACCTACATGTGAAGCAATATCTGCGTACACCTTTTCCGAGACACTGCCGTACGTGACGGTTTCTGGAACTTGGAGAACAGATTTTCCGCTCCCTGCTTGATGCTTAATAATGCCAGTACCAAGCGGAGTTGACTTATAAGATTTGCTGTTTTTTAATGCGTCAGAAATGAATTCAGAAGGAATGTCAAACGGGTCTCCACCATTATCAAGCATTTTGATTGATTCAGCGAGCGTTGTCGGTGAGTCGTTCTTTGGTGTTGTGTCTTCACGGATAGTTTCCGTAGGAGCAACTGGCTTAATCTTGCCTTTACCGTTGGACATGAAAGTTTCGTAGACCCAACGGCGTACTTCAACTTTGCCCCCACGACCATTATTAACTGATATGAGGTCGTTGGGCTTGTCAATATTTGGGAACTTCTCGGTGTATTTGAACGCTCCGCCAGATGAGTTAGCAAAATCACGGATGTTGTTACCAACATCAAATTGGTCACTTTCACCAGCAACTCTGTTTAGTTGGCGTCCAAATTTACGGCGTTCGCCAACAGTTAGGTCACGAGCACGCTCAATTGTGAGGGTTGAACCGTTTGGCAGAACATACGTTACTTGCCGTACTGCTGCACCAGATAGGAGGGCAAGGTCGTCGCCAACAATGTCTTTCGGTACTTGGATGGGGCGCACCATGACGCTTCCGTCCATGTCGGAGTTTCCACTAAACTTACGCAGCACAGAAGATGGAACGATTGGTTTCAAGACTACGGCGTCGCGCCGAATGAGTCGTCCCTCTGTTGTTGGTGCGCCAGTAACCGTGCGGATTGCGGCTTGTACTGCTTTTAAGCGTTCTGCTGGCTTATCTGCGCCAGTTCTAGGGATTTGTGCCATGCGAAGAATTGATGCAGTGTTGGAAGTTGCTCCACCACTAACTACTTCGGAAAGGCTGTCTGCCTCTGTTCGTGGAAGTTTGGGTTTGCTGTTTAACCGCCGTGCTGCGCCGAGCGCAACACCGAGGGCAGAAGGAATATCAAACAACTGTGCACCACATGTTGAATAGCGAGAATCAGTAAATCGTCCACCAAACTGAAATCCTGCAGGACAACGAAATCCTCGTGTCGGTTTTGGTACAACACGGCGAATCTTGCCTAATCCTGGCACGTTTCCACCAGGAACTAGAGCGGAGTAAACGCGGGAGCGAATCGGGCTGCGAATTCCTGATAGGTCACCAGGTAGGGCGATTGTGCCCGCTGCCTGAATGTTTTGACCAAGAGCGCCACTGGAACCAATCACACCAACTTTGACGCTTACCGATGAACCCATGCGGTTGCGGGTTGGCGTGGAGAATGCTGCTGCCTTAAAGTTGACGACGTTGCGTTCAGTCCCACTTAAATGTTGGTGCATTGCGAGGGACATTGATTTGACGTACGGTTCAAGCGGGCGCTTCTGTGCTGTAAAGTATTCGCCGTTTTCAATACGTGTACGTGTTACCTGAGACTTTGTACTACTTGGGTTAAATGGAATCTTGATATAACCATCGCCGTCAACAACCGTACGAACAAAAGAACTGTCTTTACGCAGCAAAGGGCGCTGATGTCGCAAAAAACTATTTATTGAACTTTTGCTATCAACGCTCATACAGTGCTGTCCTTAGTCGTTTCTGCTCATTTACTACCCGACTATTTGTCTCAGCATTCAAATCAGTCGCAGTTGGTGACATCTTTTGTTTATTGCCATATATGTCTTCTGGCTTTACCCCTACACTTGTAAGGATATCAGGGCTTATGGGCTTGGAGCGGGTAGAAAACATGGCTATCCAAGTTTCTGTATCCATCTTTTCTGAGCGTGAAGACATTTCCCAAAACTGCTTGTGGAACTCGGTTGTTTCTATTAACCGCCATTCGTCAAGTTTTGTTTGAATTCCGCCATCGTTTAGGTGAAAGTATAAAGCGTAAACTTTAATCGGTGTATCCACGCCGCCCTCAGAAAAATAGCCGTCGTAGTTTGATGACTTTGGCTTTAGGCACGTATAAATAATTGCTTTGTCTACTACTGCGACTGGTATGGGGAATTCTTTTTTGTCAATCATCTTACGAAACACTTTCCTCGTCTGGCGTTGACGGAGCGGACGCCCATCGGATTTGTTGCTGAACGTCTTCAAGCAACTGTTTACGCACGCGTGCCCCCCAAATGTCGGTAATGCGGTCTCCAGCCTTGCCACCGTCATATTTTGTTGGGTCTCCTAAATCAAGACCATCATAAGAACCAAAAATGACTTTAGCATTCGGAGCCTTTTCGGCGACCAATGAAGTAATTCGCTCCATTTCCATGGCAGATATCAAACCATTGAGTTTTAACTCATCTCTCATTGCAGAAGCCTGATTCTTGGTATTATCTGGTTGAGCGTTTGTTACCTTCCATCCAGAAATTTTTGCACGTGCAACTTCTATCTCGCCCATTGTGAAACCTGCGGCAAGCAACTGTTCAGTAGAAAGATGCTGGTCTTCAATTTTTTGAATCAATTCTGCGCCATCAACGCCGTTGGGGTTAAACTGGTTTTTGTAAGTTGGGAACAATTTCGTTGCATCAAGTTTGATTTCCTTAATGTCTTGAGCGGTGAATCCTCCAAGTATTTGTGATTCCGTAAATTGACCATTTTGTTCTAGTCCACTTTTATTCCAGTTAACAAAATCTTGCGTAACGTGGGTTCGTAATAGGCGATTGATGTTGTCGTTCATGTCGCTGCTGTCCAAGTGACCAGCGATTGATTCAATTAGTTCCTCGTCTGATGCGCCAACTGCCGCAGTGCCTCTTGCTTGATTAAGGATGCTGTCCTTATGGTGAATTGTTGTCCTATCGGCAACCTCTGGGTGAAGTACAAATTCCATGTCTCCATAGCCGATTCCATTTCCAGCAAATGCACCTACAAACTCGTCAGTAACCCCTGCTGCACCCCTACCAGGAATGGTCAAGTAGTGGTCTGTGGTGAATAGTTCCATTCCTTCTTTTGCGTTGTTCTCATCTGTGATTCGTTTTAACTCGTCGTCCCAGAAAGTAAAGCGACTAAAACCGTATACAGGGCGAACACCAGAACCGTGTACTGCTCCGACACTTGCTTCATATTGTCCACGGCTGCCAAGTAGTGATGACATAGCATCACCAACCTTGGCATCAGTTTTGACTTCCATCGGAAGGTAGCCATCTGTTAAATATGCTTCTAAATGTTGCCCTTTAGCCCACACTGAGGCTTCAGGTTTGCGGGCTTTTGCAATCGTTAATGCAGTCTGTTCTATCGCTGCAATTACTTCATCATCAGTGTGCGTGAGGATAAATTCATGCGTTTTGGGGTCTATAACTTTGTCAAATGGAAGTCCATTTATGTCGGTCTGGATGCCTGATTCAATCATGCTGCGAAGGTCGGAAACCTTTTCTGCCATCATTGTCCTGCGTTGCGTCTGTCGTTCTTTCAGAGTCAAAATGGCTTTACCTGCATAGAAGCCAGAATCATTTATTGCTTTAATGTCCTCATCCGTAGGCTTGCCCCACTTCGGAGCCTTGGCGAGAACCTCGGCATTGAAGTCTTTGATTTGTGCAGATGTTGCGTGCTCAGCACTTGGAAGTCCGAGTAAGTCTGAAGAATCGGTAAGTTTCCCAACAGCACGGTCAACAGCAGTGGGCTCGTTAGCGTTAATGCCTCTAAAACGTTCTTTTGTTGACTTAATAACATCGTTGAATGAACCTTGCATCTTTTCTGAAAGTTCGCCACCCTTAATACGGAGACGTTTCATTCTTTCGGCAAATGCCTCCTGATATTCGTCAACCTGTTCTTTGGTTTTGTTCCACTTTTCTTTAGCGTTTGCTAACGCCACCTTGACAGGCACCATGCCACCAGTAACAAATATGCTCGTCAACATTTCAATACCTTCGTTGGTATCAGAGTCACCACTGGCACCAGTGAAGTCATTTATCATGCTGCCAATGTCGCCGAAATTGCCAAAAAAAGTGCCCCAGTAAGCCGTAGCCCAAGCAAGTTTTTTCACTATCGCTTTTTGTTCAGGAGTTAAGCGTCGCTTGTCTTTTTCAAGCGTGTCATCAATATCAATACCAAGCGCCCTGAACTCTGCAATAAGTTTAGGTGACGTCTTGCTAGGCACGAGACTTGATGCTGCTTGGGCGGCAGCATTCGCCACTGTTTCTGCACTTGGAACCATACAGTTAGACATCTGCATGTCGGTAAACTGGTTAGCATTCGGCGTTCCTGGCGGACACCGCATTTTGCCATTCTCGTCAATAATGATTCCAGCACGACGAGCAGCATGCTGTCCCACTGAAGGAAGTTTATCGTTGTCGCGAACGGTAGGTCCAAGGAAACCTTTCACCATTACACTTGTGCGGACAACAGAAACTGCTGACGTGAAACCGTCAATACGTTCGTTCGCTATGTCAGGGAGTGACCTCATAGTCACGGGCACCTCCCGGTGAATTATTCAGCCTCTGCTGCTGGCTCTTCTTTGGCGACTTCAGGTTCAGCAGCAACTTCCTCTGCTGCGACTGGTGCTTCTTCTTCTTTGACGGCTGCTTCGGTCTTCTTGCTTGCTCGCTTAGATACCTTTTCAACTGCTGGCTCTTCAACGACTTCTGCAATCACTGGGGCTTCTACTGACTTGTTGTAAACAACGAATCCAGAATCGCTTGGTTGATTAACTTTTTTCACCTTAGATTCCTTCCTCAATTGTGAGCATTTCAAATTCAAGCAAGTCTGCAAGGAGTTTTGTTGCTTCTGCATCTTCTGCTGACTTTTCGCCTTCAGCCATCTCTTCTTTAGGCTTTTCGGCTTCTTCGTCCCAACTGTCAGGAATCATGTCTTCCTTGCCAAGTTCCTTAGCGCGCTTCTGGCAGTGCATTTTCACTTCATCAGGGTTGGAAGCCCGACCGACAGCCATGATTGCATTCTTCAAGTCTTCTTCATCCTTGATTGGATAAGAGCCATCAGGCATAGCCATTCCGCCCTTAGCCATTTCCATGCGCTCTTCGTCGCCATACATTGCTTTCAATGCGAGGTCAGCGACTTCTGCGTCAATGTCTTCTGCTTCACTGGCGTCATATTCATCCCAACCAAGGACTTCACCGTCAAGGCTAACGAACACGTCGTATGACTTTCCGTCGTCTCCTTCAACTTCAACAGCGTAAGCGTCGTAGCCTTCAAACATGTCGGCATCAACACTGATGACTTCGCCTTCAATGCTCTTAACGGCGATGTCTGCTGCTTCGTTGAATGAAATAACTCTTTCTCCAGCAATTTCAGCGACTTCTCCAAGAACTTTTTCGTTGAGGAGATGCCAGCCCATTACTTCGCCAGATGTTCCGTCAAAGAAAATTTCTACTGGCTTGCCATCTTTGCGTTGAACGTCAACGATGAAAATGTCTGTTTCGTCTGCGTATGCAGAGTCAAGAACTTTTCCTGAGAACATGTCTTCTGCGATGCCTTCAACTTCAAGTAGTGATGGCATGTCTGCTTCTGAGGCACATCCACCAGGGCATTGTGCACAAACTTGGGAATTTCCAGCAAGCATTTTGCGTTCAAATGCGCAAACAAATGCGTCGTCATCAAATTCGCCAGACTTTACGCCCATGGTTTCCATGCGCTTCTTGCGTGCCTTCTTGCGCTTTGCAATAGGGTCGGAATCCAGTTCGTCTTCAACGTCTGATGCCATGCTCTCCATTGGCGACATGCCACCTTTTACTTCAGGAGTTTCTGCTGTGACCCAGTCTTCTGACTTGGCAGCAATGGTTTCTGCGGCAGCACCACATTTCCCACACACCTTCTGACCAGGCTTGTAACCGCACTCAGAAATAGGTAGAGCCTTAGCGCACTTGATAGTACCGTCGGCGAGTAGTTGAACAATCGGCTTATCTGCCATTTCGTCTTTCTCCTTGTATTGCATGGTTGATGTTAGGCAGCCACTTGGTTTTGTGCATCCAGAACATGGTGCCATGCGTTTTTCGCCTGAGACCATGCAACTGTATTTTGTTGAAACTTTGGGTAATCCGTTTTGTGAAGTATAACTCATTGTTGCACTCCTATATTACCCGTTTATTGACTTATATCCATTAACTGCCGCATTTATTGCTTCAGTTGCTGACGTGGTTAGACCGCTCAAATGAATGCCTTCATCATCAATATAACTATGGATGTTGTGGTATTCAAGCACTGGGTCAATTAATGATTTAACTTCAAACATTTCGTCAATTGCTAACGAGATTGTTGCTGAGTCGTATTTGACTTCAACTTCTACCCCGCCAGCGGAACTGATGACTTCTTGGAGCATTACGAGCATGTCTTTGAGTTTCTTCAAGTTACGGTTATTGAGTACGCGACCAGCCTTGGTCTCCATCTCATAACTCAATGACTTTTCAAGAGCAGTCATTGCTTGAATCATGCCGATTGCTGGCTTGTCAGTTCCGCACGACCCTGCGCCTCCGCAGCCGCATCCGCAATCACCATGGTCGTCATCGTCATCATTGCGACGAATGTGGACTACCAAGGTGCGACCTTTGCTTTCGTCATCAGATTCACCGTAGTGTTCCCAGTTTGACTTCTCTCCAATGAATTTAACGAATTCTGGCTGAGCATCAAGGAACTCCTTGAGATACATCATTGCCTTTTCCTCAACTTCTTGAGGAGGAACGCCGCTCAAGTCATCTTCGCCTTCGCCCAGTCCCATGGTTTTGCCATCGGGAATCTTGTCAAGACGTGCACTCCATTCGCTGTCATTCCAAATTGAGCCATTAGAAACGCCGCGAATCTTGTTACGGCAGTTCTTCATGCCGGGGTGATGGCATCCCTCGTTCGGCCAAAGTCCAGTTGTTTCATGGTGAAGCCAAGCACAAATGTTGTTCAATGGATATAGTTCTGGGTGGTCTGCAAGGATTACTTTGCAACGCCTAAATCCGCCTGGTTTCTTCATGATTGGACGCCAATACTTAAGCAATGCCTCAAGGTTTCCGCGACGAGGACCGTATCCACGCATAACATCGCCAGTAACCCGTTCTTGGGGGAGGGCGTCTGGAGGAATTGGTGCCTTGACTTCTTCTTCAACCTCTCCAAGTTCACTAGATTCTTTGCCACTCATGCAGCCACACTTGCAGGCTTCGTACTTTGGCTTTACGCCTTCTGGAACCATCGGGTTCTTGTCCATATCGTAGTTTGACTCGTATGGATTCTGACCTTCATTGTGGTTTGCTGCTGGATTCTTGCCCGCTTCGTTTTCGTTTGCTGGGAGGTAGACCATCTGTGGTCGGACGGCAACTGGTGTGCCAAACATGAACTCGTCACCGTCAAAATGGTAGGTGACGCGCATTGTCGTCGGTTCTTCGTTGCCTTTTTTGTGGTCAAAAATGACCATGTTCTCTTCTGCTGAACGGACTCGTACGGCACCACCGAAGCGTGTTGCGAGGGCGCGACTAAGGTTCGCCATGCGACCCATTGCAGGGTTCATTGCTGGCACACCACCGTCTTCGCCACGAGGACCAGAGTAGTCAGCCTCGTTATTGTCTGCTTCGTAGATTTTTACACTTGGCTGTGTTTGTGCGTGCTTGATAGAGATTGTTCCAGTTAACTGGTTTGCTCCGTGGAGAACAGGGCTGACTTCGTAGAGTTCTACCTCTTTGAGAATGTTCGCTTGGCGCGATGAGTCATATTCAGCATCAAGGGTTTTGTATCCGATAGACCATTCTTGTTCTGTGCCAAAGAATGAGATGTCAAGGAATGCTTGTTTGCCGCGCTCAGATTTCAAGTTGAATTGGACGCGAGCGTAAAGTCCACCAATTCCAGCACGCTTCATTTTCATTGGCAGGCGCGGGTCGTTTGGGTTTACTTCGTAAATTTCAATAACTTTGCCGATTGGCTCGTTCCAATTATGTCCCCAAACAACTCGTGGTTTACGGCGTTTGAGACTTTCAGTAAAGCAGCCTGGTGCACAAATGTCACCAACACCGTCTTTGTTGCCAAGACCAGCAACGAAACATTCAACTATGCCCTGCGCCTCGTCTACATTGATTTGACCATTGTCAATCGCTTTGTATTCTGTTGCAGTGATTTCTTGCAGTTGCGGCATTGCAGACTCCGTTGCTTAGCGTGTTGATACAACAATAAACTACATAATCGTTTTGTGCGTGCAACTATCTTGCTAAATGTCGCAGGTTTCAGTAAACCTGTTAAGCGACTTTCAGTAAAGTCTTAATCTTTTGGACTAGAGCGTTCTTCGCAGTTGCGCCGATGACCGACCCAACTGGTTCCCCATCCTTGAACATAATCATGTTTGGGATGCTCATAATGTTATTGGAAGAAGCAAGTTTAGGGAAATCGTCAATATTTACTTTGAAAAACTTGACTGTTGGTAACTCTTCAGAAACACCAATCAGAATTGGTTCCATCATTTTGCATGGAGCGCACCATTCTGCCCAAAAGTCAACAAACGCATAACCCGAAGAGATTGATTCCTTAAAATTGGACTCATTCAAATCTTTTATCATCAGTTGAACCTTAGACGGCAACGACAGTTAATTGTGAGACTTGGTGGGGCAAGGGGGTCACCAGGGAAACGCAGGACTGAGTCATTCAACACAAATCCGTCCCCAAGAGGCACGCTTTTGCCATGAAGCAGACGGTGCTCGGTGCGAACGGCAGAATCCTTACGCGTTACCCATGTTTTCTCTGTAGCGCCAAGACGCTTACCAGTGAAGTAAATACCAGCATTATGTGATGTCTGTGCTTCAAGTTCAGCAATGACTCGCTTCCTCTTGCCAAGCAAATTCACGAATATTGCCGTGAGTGCTGCACGCAATAATCCAATTCTGTCTTCGTCATCACCAAGCGCCATAGCAATCAAAATTGCTGCTGCAACTTCTTCCTTGGTCGTGCTGTTTGATTTCTTCATCCGTTCAATTTGCTCATCAACGGTTTTTTCAACATCTGCTTCTTCAACATCTGCAGGCATGTTTGCTTGTTGAGCGCCAGAAGTTACGCCTTCCATGGCGATTGCTTTCAGCACAGGTCGGATGTCGTCTTCAAGTTGCTTGTTCCAAGTTGCTTCATCAAAGATTGTGTCAACATCTAATTTCTTGGTTGAAACTGCTTTGCGAGCCTTTGAGCCAGATGCTTTTTCCAATACGACACGTTGCTGACGCTCATAGACACGCTCTAGGGCGCGTTCAAGAATGTCAGTCCATCGGTCAGTATCTTGTTCTGCCTTTGTATCAAAATCGTCATACATGTATGAAATGTCTTGTGACTTAACTTCAATGCCACCCATGTTTGCCGAAAGTTGTCCTTCTGGCGGTGGAGGGGTTGCTGTTTCAGGACTGGTAGGTGCCGCTGCTTCTGGTGCAGGAAGAGCCTCTGGAGCGGGTGGTGATGTTTGAGGAAGACCTTGCTGAGGCATGCCCGCTTGACCAGTGGGGTCTTGCGCAACTCCAACCATATCAACTGGTTGTTGTTCGTCTGCCTTGAACGGCTTCTCCGTATTTGCAATCGGTGTGAGGTTAGGGTTAGACAGCAGACTATCCGCAAGTTCGGAATCAACCTTTTTCTTACCTGTTCCATCACGATATTCGTTAACACTGATGAGACCTTGCTGGTACTCGTCCATGAGGTAACGTGCGCGTTCCTGTTTTGCAATAATCAGAATTGGGACACTACTGGTATCAAAATCAATGTAATATTTTTCGTCTAGTTCATCAAATGCGCGAGCAAGTGGTTCTAGGTGAGGGAGCATTGTCTCCATCCAGAACACACGAATTTCTTCCGATGCGTTAGAGAACGTTCGTCCTGCAGCGTTACCAATAACGGATTCAGGAACACCAAAGGAAGCAAGAATTTCTTCTTTCTGAATTTGGCGCATTTGCGTATATGCAGCATCGCGTGGAGAAGCGGACGTGTCCACGAAGTCAACGCCATCATCTGACGAAATAACAGTAGTTGCGCCAGTGCGACTCAAGTTTCCGCGGAACCTGTTCCGAAGTTCCTCTTTGTCGTCGTCTTCCATTTCTCCACGAACAACAAGTAAGCCACCGGGGCGACCGTCGTTTAGGAGGTAGTTGCGATTATAAAGTTTTGAGAGATTTTCAAGTTCAATTGCGATTCCAGCAGACTCCATTGGAGTGATGGAAAGATATGGGTCTAGCGGGTGTGGGCGACGAATCCAAACAACATCTTCGGGCTTGAGAATAACTTTTGTGCCGTTTCGCATATCCACTTCGTATCCAGAGATAAAAGTTTTCGGATGTGGAATTGGTGCTGTGTGCTGGGGCGGAAGAAGGTGGAGGGCAATTATCTCTCCGTTACGTCCTCTTACTTTTTCAACGAAAACGCCTCTGCTTGACATGAGGAGTTGTGCTGAGAGGCGATAGCGGAAAATAAAAGAGTTTTCGCCTTGGTTTGTTTTGGTATTAAAGATGTCAAGCAAAGAATTCTTTGACCTGACGATTTCCCCGTGCGGTGAATTGTCTTTGCGTAGAACCATTGGGAGGCGTGCTTGGTTGCCTGCGATGGCGTCAATGCATCGGAAGACCCAAGTAACTTTTTGTGCACCTTCGCGATATGCGCGCTCAATGTCCCAATTGTCCTTGTATGGCTTATTTACCATTCCAGGGTTGAATGCAACTGGGGCACCTGCATTAAGAATGGACTTAGCGTCGCCTTGTTGAAGGTTTTTATTGCTCGTATTCCAACTCATTAGTCACGTCCCAACAAAAATCCGTACAAACCTGAACATACCCCTAAGGAAACCAACCCGATGGGTGGTGCTATCATTGCTATACCTACAGACGTAAAAATTACAAAAGAAGCCATTAAACCGTGTGCAGCATTTGCTCTGGTTAAACGGGCGTTTAAGATTTTTGATAGTTTCATGTAGATATCACCTTAGCGCAGTACTCTGCAATAATACAGTACTGCGAGTACAGAATTGGGGCGAAGCAATGACTGACTGGCAGAAAGTTCTTGAGTATTTACAACCAAAGGCGTCTCCTTATTGTCCTGAGGAACCTTCAATCACTCAAAAGGTTTTTTTAAGAACGAATGCTCTTGAGGGATTATTCGGTGGCGCTGCAGGTGGTGGCAAGAGTTCAGCCCTACTTATGTCTGCCATGCAGTTCGTGGATGTGCCTAACTACTCTGCGATTCTTTTCCGTCGCACATACGCCGACCTTTCGTTGCCTGGTGCTTTGATGGACAGATTCAAGGACTGGATTGGTGGAGTGGAGGAAATCCACTGGAATGCCAATAGTTATGTAGCAACATTCCCTTCTGGTGCAAGAATTTCATTTGGCTATTTAAATAATACCAATGACTATTTACGCTATAAGGGTTCTGAGTTCCAATTTATTGGCATGGACGAGGTCACGGAAATTCGTGAATCTGACTATAGGTATATGTTCTCCCGCCTTCGTCGTCCCAACTCTGGGGCACTGTCTCAAGTTCCTCTCCGAATGAGGGCAGCATCCAACCCCGCCCCAAACTGGGTTAGGCAGAGATTTATTGTGGAGGGCAAGGAAACTGGGCGTATTTTTGTTCCTTCGCTTCTAACCGACAACCCTGGAATTGATGCTGACTCCTATCGTCAGGCGCTTCAGGCTCTTGACCCCGTAGAGCGTCGGCGTCTTGAATTGGGCGATTGGTGGTCAACGACCTTGGGAACACTGTTTGACCGTAACGATTTTGTAATAATTGACCAGCACGAAGTGCCAATTGTCACATCTGCTGCTCGCGCTGTCAGATTTTGGGACTTAGCAGCAACAGAACCGCACTCTGGCAACCTTGACCCCGACTGGACAGTCGGAACACTGATGCTATTTGACCAAGGAATTGGTTATGTCATGGATGTTCGCAAAATTAGGGCAAAAGGGGACAGAGTAGAACAACTGATTGCTCAAACCGCCGCCGAAGATGGTCATAGTGTTTCAATTCGGATAGAGCAAGAGCCTGGTTCTTCTGGTAAGGCACTAATAGACCAATATGCAAGATATGTAGTCCCAGGTTACGACCTCATTGGTTTACGAGCATCTGGCGACAAAGTAACAAGAGCACGACCATTCGCTGCCGCTGTAGCAAACGGAAACATCCGACTAGTTCGCGGTCCGTGGCTGACGGACTTCCTTGACGAAATGTCTTCATTCCCAGAAGCATGCAACCACGATGACCAAGTTGACTCCTGCGTAGGCGCTTTCACATATTTAGCAGGCTTGGGGTTGCCTCAACGGCGAAGGGCTGCTATTCTCATCTGACATAAACCATACTGAAACCTTGGAAGGTTAAATGACTGACGTAGACCTAATGCTAAAAAACCTTATGGCTTCCTTGATGGAAGCAGACAAACTGCTAAATGAATTTGCTGAAAGTAACCCTGACCTAAAAGATGTTGGCGTAACAGTTGTTGAACTCCATTCCCTCAAAGCGGCAATGGGCGACATCTACTCAACTTTCTCCGCAAAAGCAGTCAAACTGTTTGAAGAAGCAGAAGTCATGGATATGTCTCTTGGCGAAAGTCGCATTGAGGTAAGAGGTGCAGCAGACCGAAAGCAATGGGAGCACCCACGACTCATGGCGGAAGTAGCAAGACGATTAGTCTTTGAATCAATTGACATGGAAACAGGCGAGATAATGGTTTCGCCTGAGCAGTTAATTTTAAAGGTTTTGGATTTCGTTCAGCCTTCATACTGGCGAATCAAAGAACTCTCAAAAATAGGTATCAACGCAGACAAATTCTGCGAAGTTGGAGAACACAAAACAAACATTATTGTTAGAAAGGGCAAGTAACAGACATGGCAACAGTAAAGAAAACTACTGCAGTAAACGAGGACTCTTCCACTATTGGAGAGTATGAGATTCAGAGTGCTTTTGATTGGGCGAAGGAACGGGCACGCGCACGCGATGAACGCTCAAAACTATTAGTCCAAATGGGCAAAGAACTATCTGAACCATTCGCTCCCGAAGTTGAAAAAATACTCAAAAAGGGCGGAGCATCACTCACCTACATCCCTGTGAGCGAAGTAATCAATCGTCTCAATAAAGTATTTGGGATTGACGGGTGGAGTAGTGAGATTGTTAAATGTGAACGTGACCAACTTGACCCCGAGTTCATCGTTGCATGTGTACGACTCACAGTGTCTGTTGATGGCGACCATTACGGAACTGTTTCAAAAGATGGTTACGGCGGACAGAAAATTAAGCGCATGAAAAATGGCGACATTGTTGACTTGGGTGACGAGTTCAAGGGCGCAGTTTCTGACGCACTCAAGAAAGCAGCACAGCAATTTGGTATCGGTCTTTACCTTGCAAGAAGCGAAGAGGCTCTCAGTCTTGATGAAGCGGAAGAAGTAGCAGCATCAGCACCTCAAGTGAGTGAGAAGTATCCTCAATTCAAAACCTTTTTGGACAAGTTCACTCCTGAGCAAAAAGGTGAAGTTAAGCAGTTTTGGACGAAGGTTAGCGATGGCAGACCAACACCGAAGCCACATGAATTCACTGACAAGGAATTGCAATCCCTTATTGCGGAATGTGTTCGCATTGAATTCGGGGGCATTACTTTAGATGAATCCCACAACGGATAATTTACCTCTAATACCTCCGCCTCACTTATCGGCGTCTTCAATATCAACATTTCAGCAATGCCCTCTGCGGTATAAGTATTCTCGCATTGACAATTTGCCTGAGCCACCATCGGTTGACTCATTAAGAGGCAACTTTGTGCATGATGTTCTTGAAAATGTTTACCGAGAAGAATCTGCGGTTCGGACACTGTCCACTGCTAGGGCGATTGCTAAAACAATTTGGGCAGACTATGAGGAACGGGCACACACTGTGGCTCGCTCCGAAGAAGCCATTAGGAGATTCAAAGCAACCGCATGGTATTGCATTGAAAATCTTTTCAACATGGAAGACCCAAAAAAATTAGAATTTGATGGTCTTGAGGCTGAAATCAACCACGAAGTTAGTGGCGTTCGTGTTAAAGGATTCATTGACAGATGGAACCGTTCTGATGGAGGCATCGTAATTGGTGACTACAAAACAGGAAAAACTCCAGCACCCAAATATGTAGACGACAAATTTTTCCAACTCCTTCTATACGGCGTAGTGCTTCGTGAACAGTTGAACGAAGACATCGTTGGCTTGGAGTTACTTTACATCAAAGACGGCGACCGCCTTAAGAAAACGCCAACAGAATTAGACATGCAAAATGTCCATGAAACTGTTGTAGAAATAAAAAACAAAATTGATGCCCGATGTGTGACTGGTGAGTTTGAATACAAACCATCACGTCTATGCGACTGGTGTTCATTTAAACCAATATGCCCCCACTGGAGAAAATAATGAATGACGATACTTTTGCACGCGTAGTAGCCGAGGATGTGAAAAATCGTGCTAGTGATGCACAACGCGATTACTTGATGCTTCCTGAAAACTGGAGCAAATGGCAACGTGCTCTAAAGACGCTTGAAGCAAACCTTGCTGACCAACTCGTAAGTATTCAAGAACACGAGATGGGGCAGATTGCCACATATAAGGCTCTTGGTAAAGATGGCATCAAACTAGTTGCTGAGGCTGCTGCCGAATTTGAGAGCCGTCGCAAGAAGATTGAACGATTCAAATTCCACGTTACGAATCGCCTTGATGAGGTATCGCGCATGATTGCCATGGGGACTGATGCTGTTGATGAGCGACTCAAAACAGTGGACTTTTTACGCCGTGCTATTGAGCAACATCGGACAATGATGACATCGTATGACCTTGAACCAACACCAATTGATGTCGCATTATGGGCAACGCTTGATGGGCGCTGGGAGTTTGACAATCTCTCAGAAGACGACATTCTCGCATTTTCATGACTCGTCAACGGATGTTCTTGGACACTTCGTGCGTTGAAGCCGCTCGCGAACGGATGCGACATGTCTACGATACTTTTGACACTGTTTGCGTACAATTCTCGGGTGGTAAAGACTCAACCGCGATTCTTTATCTTGCAAAAGAAATCCATGAAGAAAGAAACCTTGGACCAGTCAAGGTAATTTTCAGGGATGAAGAAATGGTCAGCCCATTAGTTATTGACTTCATTATGAAGGTTCGCGACTATGACTGGGTAGACATGGAGTGGTATTGCTTGCCAGTTGGGCAAGAGGTCTGGGTTCTTGGGCGACGTGAATACTGTTTACTTTGGTCTCCAGAACGAGCAAAAAGAAACATGCTCATTCGTCAGATGCCATCGTTTGCTATTCGTGCAGAACATTTTGGGATTGACCCATCACGCCCAATACCTGAAACCATTGACTTCTATACGATGCAAGGCAAAAAGGGTCGTACCGCTTTCATTACGGGCGTGCGGGCGAATGAGTCAATGATTCGTTATCGTTCCTGTGTTCAGAAACTCCACGAGAATTACATCAATATTCCTTTCAGGATGAAAAAGTCTGTACCCCTAAGGTTTGCTAAAGTCATTTATGACTGGACAACCGATGACGTTTTAAAGTTTATTACGGAGGAACATAATGGTGAATACTGTGAGTATTACGATTTGGCGGCGATTACGGGAAGCAACACGCGCGTGGGCATTCCGCTACATGCAGTGGCGGCACGGCGCTTAGGTGACGTTGTTGCAACAGAGCCAGAGTTCTTTGACAGGCTCTACGAGTGTTACCCCCATGTGGATGCCCAGCGCCGCTGGTGGAGTGAGTTTAACGTTGAAGGATTAATCGCTCAATACGTTGATGACGGGTGGGAGGGTGTTCGTGATTGCATTGAAGACAATATGCTCACACCAGGAATACAGGGTGCTGCAATGAAGTTTGCTGGAGAATTCCGTCGCAAACAAGCAACTGACCCATTCGGCTACCCTCTTGATTCTTTAATCAGGACACTTTTGCTTAATGAGTTTCAGGTGACATCACCTAACCCAGTTGGTCCGAAAACACGGGCACACACGATACGAACTCTTGCTGCTCAGCAAGAACAAGACCAAAACGACCTAGACAGTTTGGATGATTTTAAATGAACATTATGGACGTGCCTGTAAATTCTATCAAGCCTGCCCCTTGGAGGGTTAATTACGTTTTGAAACCAGATATGCAATTGTTGAAAATTTCAATGATTGAGTATGGCTGGCTTCAGCCAATCATTGTTCGGGAGAGCACTGGCGAAATTATTGACGGTTTCCACAGGTGGTTAGTCGCGCAAGATAAAGATTTTTGGAAGAAGTACGGCGATGATGTTCCCGTTATCTATAGAGATGTTGACAATATTGATGCGATGATTATGCACGTGCGCCTAAATAGGGCACGCGGTGACATTTTTGCCAAACCGTTCAGCAAACTTATTAGAACCATTGTCGTTTCTGACAAATATTCAACTGACGACGTGGCAGACATGCTAAATATGTCGGCAGACGAGTTTGACCTCATGGTTACGGGCGGACTCCTGAAACAACGCAAAATTCCGCAACACCAGTATTCAAAGGCATGGGTTCCCATTGAGGCACCGAGCAAAGACGAACTTGACAAGCGGATTATTGAGCGTCCACCTAATGCTGATAGATGATAAATGAAAGCGATTTAATGTGGTAATGTTGGTCAGACTCGCATTTGGAGGACTGGCTTATGCCCACAAGCAATTTAACAGAAGATGTTGAATTTTTAACTGATGTTGATACGCGTGGCGACGTTGTTCGTCGTGCCCGATTCATTCGTCGTCCTCGTCGTGTAGGCGGACGAAACGTACCAGGAAATGCACGTTACTACCGTCGCCGTCAGCGTGAATTACTCGCTGGCAGGCGCGCGGCACAGCGAGCCGAGCGCGGTGGAGCACGGGCTGCCGCTGCTGGTCGCGCTGCACGTTCTGCAGGAGGTCGCGCCGCTCGGGCACCACGCGGTGCTGGAGGAGCAGCCCCCGCAGGTGGTCAGCGTCGCGCAGGGTTACTGACTCGTATTCGCCGCACCATCAGAGATGCCGCACGACGCGTTCAGGCTAACCGCGCTAGAAAACGTCAAGCAGCAAACCGACGATAGGGAGGTAACCAGCCATGCTGGTATCTATTTCTGACCTTTCCATGTATATGGATGTTAGGTTCAGCATTCGTCAAGAAGAGGCTGCTGCATTTATTCTTGAAGGTCTTCAAAGTGAACTTGAGGGCTACTTGCGTCGTCCTGTGGAACTAACAGATTTTGTAGAGACTTATGTTCTTGAATCAAACTTTGTTGGTGTACCGATGTCGTCGTTCTTCTCAAATGAGACATCCACGTCAGATGACTCTATTGGGACGGTTACATACGCTCAGCCTCCGCAGACTATCTATATTCGTAATTCTCCAGTTGTTTCGGTGCAGCAGGTGGCTGTTTCCAGTCTTACCGAAACTGGTCGTGTTCTTGGCGAAGCGGTAAGAAGGACTGCAAACATCACTTCGGTAACTGTCGCTGGAACAACTGTTACCTATACGGCTGCCAACCACGGTTTTACTGTTGGGCAGAACATTAAGGTAAGTGGTTTGAGTACTGCTGCTTTAAATCTTTCTTCTAATGTAATTTCTTCTGTTACTACTACTACTTTCACAGTGACACAAACTGGTCTTACTGCGGGAACTTTCGCTCAAACTGGAACAGTGGTTGCAGTCGGAAATGATTACACCGTCAGAAGGTATGGAATTGACTTCTATCGTGGTTTTGCTAATGACGTCGTCACCATCTCCTACAAAGCAGGTTTGGCGGGAGATGGCATAAAGGTTTTCCGTTTGATGATTCTTCGTGCCGCTACACGCGAAATGCAAAACATGCACGATGACGTTGTAGGTATTAAGGACTTGGAGACAAGAAATGTCGCTTCCCTTGAAACTGGTTTCCTTGAAAAAGAACTTGCCGCAGTAAAACGCTGGCGACGGAGCCGCGTCTCTTGATTCGCATAAACATTGAATGTGATGCGGATGATGCCATCAAGTTCCTTGATGGGATGATTGACCGTAGTCAAAATTTTACGGTTGTTTTTCAATGGGCTAAAAGATATTTGGCTAAAGCAAATTCGGAGAACTTTACTAGTGGTGGGTTGCCTGTTGGTGGTTGGTCTCCTTTGAAGCCTAAGTATTCTGCATGGAAGGCAGTGAGATTCCCCGGCATGCCGCTCATGCAGCAAACTGGAAAGTTGTTTCGTGACTTAGCGAGCCTTAATGGTTCCCCTAATGAGATAAATCCAACTAGCGCAACATTCGGAACACGTATTGAATATGCTAAATTTCATCAGTATGGGACGACGCGCATGCCGAAGCGAGAAATTGTTTTTGAACCACCATTGTTCGCCAAGGAATTGGCAGAAAAGGCAGCCAAGCACGTTGTTGGGAAAGCGGGTGCTTTGTAATGCCTAGTAACGAAGATGTTGTCATGTTTGGCGCCCATTACGCTAAAGAGGTTGTAAATAATTACCTTGAATATGATATCCCGCGACGCCTAATCAGATACAGGAATGCATGGGGCGTGGACGACTACGCACTTCCCTCGCCGCAAAAGTATTTGGTGTACGAGCCAATCGCTCTTGACCATTGGCCGACGCTGATTACCGTTGTTATCTCCACAAATTCATTTGACAGAATGATGAATTATGGTGGCGGTGACCCCCTTTACCGTGTTTCTTATTCAATGCGAACATACATTTGGGCTAAGACTGAGGGTTCAGAGGAAGTCACGTTGATGCGTGACAGGCTTTCTACTGTCGTCAGGTCTGCGTTGCTTGACTCGCCTTGCATGAAGGGTCTTTCGCAACCAGTTGTGGATGTAATGCTTGACGAAAGCACGATGAGGGAAGAGTTTTCTGATTTGACGCTCATAAAAGGCGACCGTGTACTAGCGGGAGCATACATAGGGTATGATTTATACTTGAACGAACTTGTTTACCGTCAACCTATTGGTGAGGTAACAGAGATTGAAACAGAAACCATCAATATGCGAGGTTTGTAATGGCACAAATTAATGTATGGAACGCGACAAGTCATGTTGTAGTTCTTGACAACGGCGCAATGCTTGACCCAGCGCAAATTTCATCGGCAGACGGCGACGACGAGGGTATCAAAGCACTTCTTCAAAATGGTGAAATTATCAACGTAGACGCCGTGGAAGAGGCTCCCCAGCCACTGCCAAGTGTTGAAGAGATGAATGAGGATTCGGCAAAATATGCCGCAAAATCAAAATCTACAAAATCAAAACGGAATGTTTCTGAAGATACTGAAGTCAGCGAAGAAAATACAGTACAATTACTTAGCGATTCAAACAACGAAGTTGAAAATGAGACACCGTCTGATTCAATACTTCCTGAAGATAGCGAATGACTTGAGTATAATCACTCAAAGAAGAATTCATTAGAGTTTTCAATTAGCACGGAGGATGGCGAATGCCTGGTGTACAAATTACAACTGCAGTACGTACAGGGCCTGCAGTAACTGGTACTGCTCCCGACTCAACATTTTTTATTGTTGGTCGTACGGAGCGAGGGACAGACTCTGGGGCTAAACTCGTAACTAGTCTTGATGAGTACGTAACGTACTTTGGTGGCTACGTAGCCGACCAGTACACTTACTCAAGTGTTCGCACGTTCTTTGAAGAGGGTGGAGCAAATTGCTACGTCTCTCGCGCATCTGCTGCTGACGGCGTTGCTGCCTTCCGTGACTGCGCCGCCGCAACAGGCGGAATCAAACTTACTGCTGTCGGCAAGGGAACATGGGGCAATAATATCGGCATTCTTGTTACCGTCGCTGGTGGCACGATGGCTGTCACGTTAACCTACGGAGCAACCCCTGTAACATTTTTCTCTGTAACCGTCAGCAGCATTGCTGAACTTGTTACAGCATTAGAGAACGACCTTGTCGCCCCTAACTATGTTTCTGTTGCGCTTCTCGCTTCAACAAACACAAGCACCCTCCTCACAACGATGGCTACAGCAGGTTCACTTGCAACTGGTTCTGACGGCGCCATTGCTCTTACCGATTACACCGCCGCACTTGGCGACTTCACCGAAGAACTCGGTGGCGGATGTGTAGCAATCCCAGGTGTCGCTACTGGCACAATCGGCACAGACGACGATGTCTATGAAGCAATCAAGACACACGCCATGCAGTTCAACCGCATCGGTCTCTGTTCTTTCGCAAGCGGAGCATCAGATTCAGCGGTTCGTACGAACTCAACAACGTACGGCGCTTCTGACAACACTGGTCACGAATACCTTGCATTCTTCTACCCATGGGTAACAATCCCATCAGGTACTGGCGTCACACTCACCATTCCGCCTGAAGGATATGTTGCAGCCGTACGGTCAAAGACACAGAACTCAACTGGTTCATGGAAAGCGTATGCTGGTGTTGCTTCAAATGCACGATTCGTCACTGGAATCGCTACCGCCATCAGTGCAACCACTGGCGACCTGCTTGACGCAGCACGCGTCAACGCACTTCGTGTGATTTCTAACGACATCCGCATCTACGGTGCCCGTTCACACTCAACGGTGACTGCACAGTGGCGTTTCATCACGGCACGTGAAGTTATCAACTATGTGGTCAACCAAGCCAACATCGCTCTTGAGCCGCTCGTTTTCTCAACAATTGATGGTCGTAAGACGATTTATGCTGACGTTACTGCAGCACTTCAGTCAGTGCTTGAACCAGTCCGTATCGCTGGAGGCTTGTACGAAGGCTTCAACGCTGCTGGCAAGCGCCTTGACTACGGTTACACCATCAAGGTTGATGACGCTCTGAACCCTGCAAGTCAACTGGAAACAGGACTTATCAAGGCTCAGGTCGGTATCCGAGTCTCCACTATTGGTGACAAGATTACTGTCAATATCGTTAAGTCAAACCTGACAACCGCTCTGGTATAACGGAGGAAAAATGCCTGATTCAATGCGTAAACTCGCAGCACAACGCCAGATTGTGGCGAAGATTGCACCAAGTGTCTCTGGCACTGGTCAACTCTTTGCCGACTACTTCACACAGGTTTCTGGTGGAGAGATTTCCGCTTCCGTGGAAAAGGTCTACCACGGCAAGTCGTTGTTCCCTGAGACACTGTGTGCCCCAGCAGAAATTGGCGACATCACCGTTACTGGCTATGTCTCCTATGACTCTTCGTTTCTTGTCAAGTTGCAAGACCTCCGTCAACTGGTAGGTCGTATCTATTACGATATTACTGTTCAAATATTTGACTGTGACCTTAGTGTTCCTGGTGCTGACCGCTTCTACTCCAAGGCTCTCCTTGTTGGTTTGAGCGAAGGCGAAGGCGATGCCTCCTCGGGAACTCCAGCAACTTTTGCGCTGACCTTCAGTATTTCAACTGTTTCTGTTCCAGCAACAGCATAATTTTTTAAGGCAAGTTGCACTTGCGCTCAAGAAATATAGTGCTAGGCTCACGGCATGGATGAAAACAACTCATATTCAATCGTAAGCAATATCCCTAGTGATACAAGCGACGAATCGTCAAACAATGTGCTGGCTGCTCTTAAGGCTGTTATCAGCAAGAGCGTAAAACGCCCTGACATTTATATTGAGATTCCAGAACGCCCAGGCGTTTCTGTGCGTGTTTCACCGAATATCACACAGCAACAGTTGAAAGCATGGCGCAAAAACGCTGGCGATGACACTAAGGCTGGAATGGACACCGTCAAGTTTGCTTGTGCCGTTATTGGTCATACGACAACTGGCATCGCTTTCAACAACGAAATTGTTAGCGATGACCGTGGAACTGCTGTCACTTTCGCTTCGCCAGAAATCCTTGCGATGACGAACACGACACGCCCACTGCCAGATTGTGTAAAAGCATTCTTTGGTATTGAGCCTCACGTTGAAGCAGCCGCTGTAGCCATCATGGAGGCTTCAGGTTACGGAGATACGGTGGAAACCGCGGACCCTACGAGGACGTCCTCTTCAGACTGACTGAGGACGTCAGAATAGTAAATGCCGCCCGTTTGGGTGAATTATTTGGGACAGACCCCATAGCGTTGCTCAACTGCTCAGAAGATGAGTGGCTCATAAGATTTGCCTGTGCTAAAGTTATAGAGCAAGACCGTGAGCGACAGGCTAAAGAGTCTGAAAGAACTCGTGGTAAATTTTAAATAGTTTACGCTTTTGGGGTTCGCATGGCTGAGCAAGTCACCATTAAAATTAATGTAAAGGCTGACACTGCTGCTATTGAACGCCTCAGGGCACAGTTAAAGTCGCTTTGCCGTGAAGCCGACGATTGTAGCGACACTTTTGACAAGTACTCCAAAGGACTAAACACCACTAGTACTAGCCAAAAGAAGTTGACAAATACCACAGATGACAACTCTTCAGCAATAAAAAGATTGTCTGGCGCTACACGTGGGGCAGGGAACGATAACCGCAAGTTTGGCAAGAGCATGGGGATGCTATCCAAGGTTGGAAAATTTTTTGGCAACATGCTCATGGGAGTAGCCAAGTTAGGTTTTAAATATCTTGCTATTGAAGCGGCTCTCGCGGCAGCAGTTATTGCCTCATCCGTAGTCTGGTTTAAGGTCGCTAGTGCTTCCGCTAAAGGCTATCAGATGGCTGTTGCAGGTGCTGGATACGCTTTAACGGTGTTTGCTGCGGCTGGGTCGGCATTTCTGGCTGCTCAAGAACAATTTGCCTCCGTTCAATTTGCCCCCATGTTCACCGAAGGATTAGTGAACACTAGCGACAAGTTTGAAGCAGCGAACCTTGCTATGAAGTCGTTTGTTAACGATTCGCAACTGGCAGTTTTTGGCACTAAAGCATTGTCGGGTGCATTTGCTGAAATGGCAAAAAACTTAGACGGTCAGAAACTTGGTCAAGCCACTGGCGCCCTGAGGCAAATGGGAAATGTTGCTGCTGGCATGGGCGGGGATATTGGTAAGAACTTTGGTGACGTATCCAAGTTTGTTACCTCGTTCATGAAGGAAGGAAAATTAACCGACAAGGTTAAGACGCAGGGTGAAGAACTTAGTCCGATATTCAAAAAAGTTATGGAAGAGCAAGTCAAGGCTGGCAACACGACTTATGAAAAGTTTATGGCGACGGTTGGGGACAACGAGACATTTAAGGAAGCATACGGCGGACAATTAGATGCGTTGAATGACACCGTTGTGGGTCGTTTCAAGTCTGCTATTACAGAAATTAAAAAGAGTTTTACTTCTATGGGTGCACCTATGCTCGGTCCTCTCACTAAGGCTATTGGTAAAATTAAGAATCTTATTTTGGCGATGTTGATACGTGTCCGTGGAAGTGTTGAGGAGGTTGGTTCGGGGAGCCTTCTTAACGGACTGATTAAAGGGGTGGAAAAACTTACTCTCCTTATGGGGCGGATGATGACATCCGACATGGCGCAGGCTGGTGGTGCTGTTGATAAAATAAAAAACGGGTGGAAGTCTGTTCTCAGGGTTTTTGAAAAAATTTCTGATTATCTGCGTCCTTTGCAGGAATCGGCACGAGTTCTGTTTGCTGCTCTGCAACCCATTCTTGGTGCGCTGTTTGGGAATCTTGATAACACAATTCAAGGCTTGTCTAAATCACTTATTGACAACAAAGACAAGTTCATTCAGTTCACCACAGGTATTGCCAACTTTATTAAACAGGTCGGCGCATTCGGCATGGTGATAAAAGATATTTTCATTTCGGCTATGCCATTTTTGAGCATAATGTTAAGTACTTTTACGTTGATTTTTAAGGCTGTAACTAATTTAGTTGACGCAATAATGGACCTTTCTGGACCTCTAGATGTTATTGCTGGTCCGATGCTTGCTATTGCTGGCATCGCTGGCGTCATGGGTGGAAAGGCATTATTTAAAGGCGCTGGAGGAGCCACGGGCTTGTTGGGCAAAGGGATGCAGAAGGCAGGTGGCGGAGGGGCGCTATCAAAAATTGGGGGTGCGGTCGCAACTAATGCGGCAACGATGACTGTTAATGCTGGTGTCGTGAATGTTTTGGGAGGTGCTGCAGGGGCGGCGGCAAGTTCAGCAGCAGACCTTGCTACTGGCGGAGGCAAGGCTGGCAAAGGTGGAATGTTGTCAAGAGTGAAAGGTTTTTTGAAGGGACCTGGAAAATTAGCGAAGATTGGCAAAGTGGCTGGTCCAGCCGCTTTATTGGCTGCTGGTGCTTATGGTGCTCACAAGATTGGCGACTTCGCAGGTAGTAAATTTAAAGACAACTCAATCAAGTCAAAGGCAGGCGGTGCGCTTACTGGTGCGGCAGGCGGAGCAGCGATTGGTGCAGCAGTTGGGTCAGTAGTACCAGTTGTTGGTACTGCCATGGGTGCAGTCGTTGGAGGAATTATTGGCGGTGTAAGCGGCTGGTTCTCGGCAGGAAAAAATAAAACAAAAGCCCAAAAAGCGGCAAAGAATATGGTGGAGTCTTACACGAGCGCGGTTGACGAGGCTTTCGCAGACGGTGATGTTGATGCTCTACTAGAGTTAAAAGACGGAATGTTGGCACAAATCGCGGAGTCTGCTGCGGGGGACATAGAGGTATACAACGCGGAAATTGCAAAACTCCAACCCGAATTAGACAAAATCAATAATCGCATAGAAAAGTTCTCGTCAAACGCCGAACAAATGGCTAAATGGCTTGGCATAGATGGCGACAAAATGAACGAACTGACCGAAAAATTTGGTTTCCAATTCCAAACCAGATTTGTCAGCATTTTTGAAGTCATTGGCAGGGCAGGCGAAGAACTTGGTACTGACCTCGCCACGTTCTTTAAAGATGTCATTGACGAAATGAATCAGAAACAGAACGCTGGAATTTTGGATTTGATGGACCAGCCAGCAAAAATTGCTGCACTTGGTAAGGAAGTTGATGCCTCGCAAGCCGCATATATGAGCGGCGACAACACTGATGAAGCAAAAGATAAACTAATCAAAGACCAATATGCGTATGCCTTAGAACAAACTGGTGGCGATGCGATGAAGGCTCTCGCTTTAACTCAAGACATGTTTAAGCAAGGTGACTTAGCGGGGGGCGCATACGAGGGTAAGGGTCAGGCTCTCCTAGACCGCATGGGTGCGGGTGGAATGGGTCTACTGGGCGACAGTACGGAAAGTAGGCAGAACCTAGTTAACTTGGCTAGAGATTCTGGTTCGGTAAGTCTTGGTGCGACGCAAGTTGCTGGATTGTCGGGGATTGACCAAAAGTCTGCAGAAAACCTGATGTTGAATCAGATTGCTACGGGTGGCATTGATGCAGCCATGATGCAGCAAGAGTTGGTGAAGAGTTATGCTTTGACTGCAGCAGGTGAAAAGGGCGGTATATCTCAGCAAGATTTCTTGACAGGTTTGAGTGGTGGAATTGAGCAACTCACGGCAATGACTAATAAGGCGATGGAATTGCAATCGTATAGTGACCCGACTTATGGGGGTGGCGGAGTTTTGATGAACGCACCTGTTGCTCCTGGCTCTTTATCAACTGGTACTGACGTGCTTAAACCGACTACGGCTACACAGACGATTACTGTTGGGGAAACGAAGGTTCAGGTTAGTGGCATTATGAGTCCGAGTGAAGCGCAACTGATTGCTAACGCGATTATGAAGACGCAAACTGGCCTTTGGGAACGCATACGCTCTGGCACTCTTATTGGCAAACCGTTGCCAGTGGAATAAGGAATATAATGGCTTATCAAATTGACAACACAAGAAATGCCACGCGCACTATTGGTACAACGGCAAGAGCAAAACTTGGTACAAAAGTCGTCAAAATTCAGCGCAGCAACATTTCTAAAGCGATAAATCTTGACGAAAATAGAACTACTGCTTTCATGCGATTATTGCCAATTCAGGGCGAAGACACGATTTACGAATTTCATTTCCCGTTTTCTCCTATCAATATTTCTTATGATGGTTTATCAAACGAAATAGCAGAGATTGACAGACCTGGTGCAACTTCAATTCTTGCTTTCAAAAAACATCAATTGATGAAAGTTTCTTTTGATTTCGTTGTTGCTGTACCATATGACGGAATAACCACTTCAATTGACTCAGACTTGTTTCTTTTGCGTACGATGGCTGAGCATACGACTCGTCCTGTCCGTGTTTTTAATCTTGACCAAATGTTTGAGCGCACGGCGCGGCGTAGGTATCAACCCGCAAATACTCGGCATAGGTCATATCAGACGAAATTTCGTATTGCCGAGTTAAACTTCACGAGTGTTAAAAGGAACATGGCGGGGAAAATTACTCAGGCTGACTGCAAGATTACATTGATTGAAGACGTGAACCCTAAAATTGATGTCGCGCTCATCCCAAGGTTTGTGCCGCCACCAACAATTCCCAAAAAGACCACTAAGACACCCCCACCAGGTAGCAAGAAGGGTCATCCGAAGGCTTCCACTGGTACTGACGCTATGGCTAAATCAAACTTCCCATGGGTTGTTAAACCAGTAGTGCGAACTGTCGGCCCACGAGACCGTTAGTGTGTGAAAAATGATTGATGCAACAATTTTTCGTCCTGTTGGCGCACCCCCACCAGGTTACCCTTACGCCCAAGCAATAAATTCATACGGCAATATAGACATGTTGAACCGCCCTAGAATTGTTAATGCGGACGGAAGTATTTCAACTGTTCGCAGTATAAGTATTTCGGAAAGTATTACTCGTGGTGACACAAAGTTTACGATTCAAGTATTGATTCCTACAGTTTTTAAAGATGGAGTCGTTTCTGACGCAGTTGCTATAAGCAGGTATAAAAAAAGCGGTGAGCATCTTGGGAAGTTTTCTACCGTAAAAGACGTTAATCGTTATTCCATTATGTTGCACGATATGGAAGAAGCAAGAATTAATGGCGAAGAATACGAACAAAAATTTTCTAGTCCTGACCAGACCGCCATTTATGATGCGGTAACTTCATTCAAAGTGAATTATGCGTTGACTGCTGGCGCGGAAATATCTGTTGATTTTGCCGACTATCAAGGACAGATGTTCCTAAATAACTATTTTCAGATTGGTACACAATACTTTTATCGCGAAGAACCCTTTCAGATGGCATCTGTTGAAGTCTCGCAAGGAGAAGGTGAATACTGGAATGTTACGTGCAAACTGCGCACATGGCAACAGCAGCAGATGAAGGAAGATTTACATCCAGAAGTGTTGAAATCTGCTAACGGCTACGATTTTGCTAAAAAACTTGCTGACAAATATGGATTAAAATTTATTGGTGAAGAAGTTAAAGGTAAACAGCAGGAAATAAAAGTCAAAACTAAAAATAATAAAGAAAGTTCATGGGATGTACTTCAGCGTAGTGCTGGAGATAATCAGTATTATGCGTTTATTGCGCAGGGTTCTTTGTTTTTTTGTAGTCCACTTTTCCTGTTGGGTCAATGGGGTATTGACGAAACGCCTGGTGTCAAAAAAAAGTTGATTCGGTACGTACCTCTCGTGTATCCGACACCAGAATCTGAAACACGTTTTCTTCTTATGGGGTTGCCTGAGATGCGTTCTTCGTTTGACTCTCCCAAAGAGGCTGAGGGTAGCGCGATGTTGTGGCGTGATAATGCAACACAACTTCGTGCTGGGATGACGGTGTATGTTAAGCAAATGGGTATTTATGACGGCGCATATATTATTAGTTCGGTTGATTATGCTGAAGGTCAGCCCGAGCCTGTTTCTATCAGTTTTGCTACTGTTACAAAATTGGCTGATGAGGATAAGAAAAAAGTTGATGAAAAAATTTCAGAAACTACCGTTATTAGTGGGGCGAAATAATTATGGCTTATGATTTTCTTAGTGAACCGCAGTTTTATGGTGGTGGAGGAAGCGAGCCTCAGGCTGCTGGTCTTCATATTGGTATCGTAAAGACTGTTAGTTCAGCCACCAAATCTGTGATGGTTCTTGTCCCTACTATTAACGAATCTGACATGATTGGTCCTTGTCGTATTGTTGTGCCTTTGGTTTCTGGTGCGACAGTTGTTATGCCAGCAATCAACTCAAAAGTTGTTGTTGGATTTCTTGACGGTAGTTATGACCAGATGGTCTGTTTCGGGAAACTGCTTTAGATAATGAAAATACTTGATTGTTGTGAGAGAATTGATTGATGGACACACTATTACTACCCATGTCTTTTAGTTCTGGGCAAGCAAAAGTTCTAACTGACGGTACGGATGAGTATTACGCAACATTACTGTCAAGACTTATGCAGATTGAACCAGGCGAATACCCGATTTCAATCTATTTTGGTGTCCCAGACCCCACATTTAGCAACATTAATCGTGCATCACTTGTAGAATTGGCTTCACAGTTTGTCCCTGAAATTGATATATCTTCTATTGAAAACACGATTGACGAAGATAATCCAGGCGAAGAAACTCTACTCATCTTCTTTGAGAGGGCAGAATGACATCCCCAGATTTTAGACAATATATTGACTTAACCGTCTTTGACACAACACCACAAAAACTGTATGACGATTCCGTAACATACGCACAGACAGCAATGCCAGAGTTTGACCCACGTATTGGAACAATTGAAGACGCCCTATTGCAGTCAATGTCCTTCGTTGGTGCGGTTCTTGCCACTGGAATCAACAGGCTTCCAAACGGTTTAATGGAAGGCATTTTGCGTCTTGTTGGATTCACTCGGAACGAAGCAACATTCGCTACAGGTTCAGTACTAATAACAACAAGCATTAACACTGGAGCAGTTATTCCTGCTGGCACCGTCGTTACATACGACGTGCTTGACGGGGACATTGTTACCTCTTATCCGTTCGCCACCGATACCGACTTAATCATCCCATTAGGTTCAGACAGCGGAACGATTGCCGTTACCGCCACTACAGCAGGAAAGTATCCTTCACTTCTTTCAGGGCAAGCACTGACACTCGTGTCACAAGTTCAATATGTGTTGACTACAGCATTGACCGCCGACATAGCCGTTGGTACTGACACAGAAACACAAACAGCATACTTTAATCGTGCCTCACAATATCTTGCATCTTTAAATACGACTCTCGCCACAGCGTCACATATGACAAACTATATTAGTTCAAACTATACTTCTGTTCCAGTTTTTAAAGTCTATGATTTAATGAACAGTTCAAACATGTTGTTTGCGACCGCAGACGCACCAGGCTATGTCACCGTTGCTGTCTGCAACACGGACGGTGCTGCTTTAACTACGGACGTCAAAAATGAACTTGATGCAGACTTGGAAGACAAGTGTGTTGCTGGGTTGGTTATAGACGTTGTCAACATGCTGAATTTTGGTGTCACAGTAACCATTGCCATAGATGTTTTGGACGGCTTCACTCCAGCGACAGTTCAAGCAGACGTTGCCACAGTCATTGAGTCATACCTAAGTTATACGGGTTGGGATTTTAGCGAAACAATCAACAAAAACATTTTAATTGCCAAAGTGTCTCAAGTTTCTGGCGTAAAATTTGTTTCATCTTTATCTATAAATACAACAAAAACAGCAGGTAGTTTTGTTACTGGAACTAGTTATACTATTGCTACTGCTGGTACCACAAACTTTACGTTAATTGGCGCAGCAAACAACACTGTTGGCACCGTTTTTACCGCAACTGGTCCTGGTGCTGGAACTGGCACGGCAACCGCCACTTTCACTACACCCGAAATAGTGAGCAGCGTGGCAACTGGCAACATCACAATTCTTCGCGCTGGCTTAATCCCAGTTGGAGACGCAGAAGTAACGGTTATCTGACCGTGGGACTAACAGTTAATACCCTTGCATCGGATGATTCAAACTTTCTAGCCTTGACCGTACCTACAGCATGGACTGTAGTAAATGGTGCACTAGGAATTGACCTCAACGAATACAAGAATGTTGGCTCAGGTTCTTTAAAACTAACCCCAAGTAGTGCTTCTCCTGTAGTTAGGTTTAACTATGACTTGGCGTCACTCACGGCGATAACGACAGCAGATTTTATTGGCGACAGAGCAGAGTCGTACGTATGGATAAGGGCAACAAAGAACGTAACTATCACCCCAATGATAACTTTGACTCGCGTAATGGCTGGCACGCCACAAGCGGAGGACATAATCACTGATACGGGCAGTTCAGTAAACATCACTTCTGGTGAATGGTATCTCGTACGCACTGACCCTTTTGATATCCCGCTATCTCCCGCGAACGCGCACTATAGGGTTACTTTGCAATATACATTTTCTTCCCCAGAGTACGCAACAACATTTATTTACATTAACAAGCCTACTATTTATAATCAACTGGCTTTTTTGCGTAACTTTTATGTTATGGATGTTTGGGATTTCTTGCCCCAAATTTTTATAGACAACGACCTTGAAACGCCACTACCCAGTTATCCGATGATTCGCCTAGCAGAAATTGGTATGTCGGCACATGGCATTCTCTATGACCTCGCGCGCGGCTTTCAGTACAACGACATCTCAGAAGGCAAGGATGCGACAGACGCTGAAACATTGAGTCTGCTGGTTGAACCTGACAGAGTTCCACGTGAATATATGCCTTGGCTCGCCCAGTTCACAGGAACAAAACTCCTCAACCCTGTCGCTGGTGGTACCCCGTGGGCTAACTTGCCAGCAGGATGGCAAGGTATTGACGCTATTGACGTAACAGTAGACGCAAACGACTCTGTTGCGTGGGGTGCTCTGCAAGGGTTTGCACCAGAAATTGCTGGTTTGGATGAGTTTTTCCAATGGCAAATTGAGACTGGATATTACGGTTACGCGGCGGGTTCTATTGCGGCTATTCGTGAGGCTACAAAACGTGTTCTTACTGACACCAAAACATGCACTATTACTAAACGTTATACGGGTTCACCGTGGAAAATATTGATTGAAACAAAACTTGCGGAGACTCCTGACGCGACGACAGTCGGGCAGTCCATAGATGAGATGCTTCAATTAATGGAATTATCTCGCCCACTTGGTGTTTCTCTCACTCACGCCATAATCGCATAGTTGTATAGTTGTATACTTAAAGAGTATCTGCTTAGGAGAATTGAATGACAGCCATACAAACCGACCGTCTTGCACTCTATAAATGGGAAAGCAGCAACGACGAGTTCACCCGCGTGCAGATGAACGACACCCATGAATCATTAGAATTCTTGGCAGCCAAATTCAGCACTGGTGCAGGAGCGCCAACATCAAGCACCACCGCAGATACTAAAGCATTCTACTGGGATACAACAAGTGGTTCCTTATATTTCCGTGGAATAGTGGTCGGTGGCGTTGCCCCAACGTGGACACAACTCTCTCACAGTTACGCCACAGCAACACAGATACAAAATACTACGGCGACTGCTGGTAGTGGCGTAAGCCTTGCTCGCGCCAACCATGTTCACTCAGTTGAAACAGCAACAGCCGTTGACATCAACGCTGCTTCGGGTACTGGTAGCGGCACTGCTCTTGCTCTGGCTAACCACACACACAAAATCCCACCACTATTTATTACCGATGCGATGATTTCTAATACTGCGGCTATCGCATCAACAAAAATTAGTGGCGCTGTTGCTTCTGCCACATCGTGGGCGACTGCACGAACAATCAACTTGGCGGGAGATTTAACTGGTTCTGTTTCCATTAACGGAACTGCAGACGTCACGCTTACAGCAGTTGTTGTTGACGAAAGCCATGCTCACGCATCCCAATATCAGCCTGTTGACGCCGACTTGACGGCGCTTGCAGCACTCGCCACTACAGGAATGGTTACGCGAACCGCAGCAAACACTTATGTTCCAAGAACAATAGTCGTTTCTGGTACTGGTTTAACTATCACAAACGCAGACGGTGTTAGCGGAAACCCGACTATTGCTATTGCTACTGCTACATTAGCAACAGCAAACACTCTTGTTTTGCGTGACGGTACTGGTAGTTTTACTGCAGGAACCATCACTGCTGCTCTCGCTGGCAACGCAAACACTGCCACAAAATGGGCTGCGACGCGGACAATCACTCTTTCAACTGATGCCACTGGTTCGGTAACTTTTGATGGTTCCGCTAACGCCACTTTGGCTATAACGGTAACTAACGCTGCACAAGCAACAAAACTTACTACCGCCCGCACAATCAGTCTCGGCGGTGATGCCTCTGGTTCAGTGTCTTTTGACGGAAGCAGCGCAACGAACACCATTACTGCGACTGTCGCTACGGCTACTGCTCTGCGTACTGCTCGTACGTTTACTTTTACTGGTGATGTTGCTACAACGAACGCTGGTACGACCGATGTTACTGCGTCGTTTGACGGTTCGGCTGCACCTACATTTAACCTTAAAATCAAGAACGACAGTCACACACACAATACTCAGCACTACACCGAAACAGAAATTAACAGCGCAAAGTTGTACCAATACGGAAATACAACATCTGGACAAGGTGTCGGACTTCCATCCGATGCGGCACGCACAACACCACGAGTATATGTTCAGGCAACAGAACCGACATACCCTGCTGGTCAAGTAGCCGTAACTGGTGACATCTGGTTCCAAATCTAATAGCCATGGGAACTTCACGAGTATTTTTTGATGGTGAATGGAAGCACATTCTGAATGCCTATGCGTGGCATGACGGCTGGGTTCAGGTAAAAGCACTCCGCGTCATGGGTGATAGTGGATGGGTTCAAATCCAATTTGAAAACTCAACTGCTATTGCACCAATTGAAGAATGGCGCACAATGTTGGCGATGGCGGCGTGACATGTCTGATTTACAAAAGATTGATATTCAACTTGATATTGCTTTAACTTTAAGGCTCGTGTTGGCATTGATGGGATTTATGGCTTTTTCACAAAACAGCATGATTATTCCAGGGTTTTTTGCACTCGTCGCTGTCGGTTTTGTTCTTTTTCATATGCTTGTAGGTGTTTATGTTGAGCATAAGCACATGTATCTTGCCGCTATGTGTATGTGGGCTAGTGCGAGTGTCGCAACCGCTGTTCATGGAGAGGCGGTTTGGCTTACTGTTTTGTTTGCCTGTTTATATTTATACGAAATGTTGGTTCTCAATAAATGGGGTTACGTAAATGCCTGACATGACAAATATAGTTGTTGTCTGTGGTTCGCTTGCTACAGCAGCAATTTCTTCGTTCGTTGTTTTACGCGGGCAGAAGTTAGCAGCAAAAGTTGACTTCAAAGGTGTTGAGAACGAGCAAGTCAAAACAATTTTTGATGGCTACGGAAGTATTGTTGACGACCTACGGAATGAAGTTATGCGCCTCAAGGATGTGATTGAGGGACTACAATTAGAACAAGACGAATGTTTGAAAAAGAATAATGAACTTTTGGCTGAAGTTGAATTGTTGAAGCAACGCATTGACTACTTGGAGGTCGGAAATGGAAGAGTCGCTGAGTGAAGAACAGATACTCCAAAATTTTACTGAGATGGTTAGGGACACGCTTCCTAGTCGGGTAGTGACTAATTTTATTCTTATAGCCGAGGTTGTTGGTTCGTCTGCTAATGAATTGAGTATTGCGACTTCGGACGGTATGACGCCGTGGTTGGCTACTGGGATGCTCAGGGCTGGTATGGACATGATTGTTATGGGTACCGATGCTTTTAGCGATGACGAAGAATTGGATAGTTAATAATTGTATTGATTTTTACTACGTTGATATGGGTATGTTTACGCTGTTTTGTAGTCTAAAATCTAAATATTGAGTTCTTGGAGAAATGATGATTGCAGGAAATTACAACATACTGTGCGAACAGGGAGTTAGTTTTGCGCGCGTCATAGCACTTGAGCAGCCAAGGACACCAACGGAACAGAACCCAGCAGAATATGAGCCTTACCCGCTTGCAAACCATACGGCACGGATGCAGGTCAGAAGGACGATTGAGTCAACAACTCCAATGATTTCGTTGACAACAGAGAACGGCAGAATCAACATAAATGGTGGCTCTGGTTTCATAACCATCACCCTTAGTGCTGCGGATACTGCAGCCCTCACTTCTAGTGGGGTTTACGACTTAGAAATTATTAGTTCCACAGGAGTCGTGTCAAGAGTTATCCAAGGAACATTTACTCTTTCCATGGAGGTAACGCGATGAGCAATACGATTCCAAACAATGTAAATGTTTATCAAGATACCCCAAACAAGGTAACCGTTGACCAAGATGCACCAAACCTTGTTGTTGTTCGCTCTAATTCTGCTTCAGGTGCATTTACAAACAGATATGAGTTCACTCAGCAAGCAGCAGCGGCAACATGGGTGATAACTCACTCGCTTGGAGGCAAACCAACCGTAACCATTGTGGACTCTGCAGATACACACGTATTTGGTGAGGTACAATACAATAGTACGACTCAGGTCACGGTGACGTTCTCTGCGGCATTCTCGGGAAAAGCATATCTCACTTAAGGTAGAGGAAAAATGGCTCAAAAATTTCTAACTAATATTGACCTTAATCAGAACCAACTGATTAACGCCAAATTTGAGGCACTGGCTACCAACCCATCCTCAGGCAACTTTGAAGGTCGGATGTACTTCAATACCGCAACATTCACCCTTATGGTGTATGCAAATGCTGGCTGGAAGAAGTCGGTTCATTCTATTGTTTCGGGTGGCGGCGCAGGCATCGCTGAAGCCCTTACGGTTTCTGAGTCAAACGGTACAGTAACTCTCACCCTTAATGTTGCTGATACAGATAGTGCTGGTTTGCTGCCTGCCGCAATGTGGAACATGCTTACGGACGCAACTCCTGACGCTACTTCTTCCAAGTTGGTTAAAAGAGACGGAAGTGGGAACGCCAAAGTTGCCACACCAACTGACCCTGCCCATATTGCTACCAAGGGTTATGTTGATGCTGCCCGCCAAGGTCTTGATGTCAAGCAGTCGGTAAGAGTTGCTACAACGGCGGCAGTTAACCTCGCCGCTGACCTACAAACTGGCGATGTTATTGACGGTGTTACTTTGGCTGCTGGTGACCGCGTTCTTGTCAAGAATCAGGTATCAGGAAGCGAAAACGGCATTTATGTTGCTGTCGCTAGTGGTACTGCATTGCGTTCATCTGACGCTAACGGCACTGTTGATACGGGAGAACTAAAGCCTGGAACTTTCGCCTTTGTTGAAGAAGGTACTGTCAACTCGGATAAGGGCTTTGTTGTTTCCACAAACGGAGCAATCACTATTGACTCTACGGCTATTGCGTGGACACAGTTCTCTGGCGCTGGCTCGTTTGAGGCTGGAGATGGTCTTTCCCAGAGCGGAAATACAATCAATGTCAACGTCACCTCAAACCGTACCGCGATTACTGCAGACGCTATTGATATTTCAGCCAACTATGTTGGTCAGACATCAATCACGACACTTGGAACAATTACCACGGGTGTTTGGGATGGTACAGATGTAGCGGTTACTGCTGGTGGTACTAACTCATCCACAGCATCTGGCGCTCGTACAAACCTTGCCGCTGACGGCACACAGGGTGCTGGCGTATCCGTTCCTGTTTTGGCACGAGTTGTTGCAAAAGTAATCGGAGACGGCTCAGCAACATCATTTGGTGTCCAGCACGGTTTTGCCACTCGTGATGTTCTCGTTCAAGTTTACGACGCAGCCACCTACGACACCGTAATTTGCGATGTAGTACGAACCGATACAAATAACGTCACGGTGACGTTCTCTGTTGCTCCAACACTGAACAGTTACCGCGTAGTAATCACAGGATAAGAGGAAATATGAAACTTACAGAACAACACAAATCAATGCTTGCATCGTATGCTCGCACAGCAATCTCTGCTGGTATCGCCGTCTACTTGGCTGGCAATCATGACGCTAAAGCGATTGGTGCTGCTGCTTTTGCAGCCGTATCTGGTCCGTTAATGCGCTGGTTAAATCCAAACGACAAGGCTTTCGGGCGAGGCGCAGCCTAATCACAATTTGACCTCGCGGGGTCAGCATCAACATAGGAAGCGATTGAGGTCGTGACAAGATTTTTGGGAACACCCCTCAAGGGGGAAGGTTTTAGTTCATCTAGCGACGAGGCTTTTTCAGCCAAGGTCGCTGCTGATACGCAACCAAGAATACGTATTGATGCTGGCGGAAGAATTACGTGGGGTGGCGGGTCTGCCGCTGGCGATGTTTATGTGTATCGCTATGGCGCGGACATCATTAAGTTTGTTGGCAATGTTGCTGTTGACGCATTGTTTGTTGATGGTATTGAAGTTGATACTACTGGTGCCACTCTTGACCAAGTGCTCAAATACAACGGCACTAAATTTGCTCCTGGTACGAACGTTGCGACAGTTGCTTCTATTGACGCTATTGGTGATGTTGTTATTACATCTCCACTTCAATTCCAAGGATTGATGTATGACGGAACCAACTGGGTAAACAGCAACATCCCAAATGTATACCTTGTCAGGAATAATACTGGCTCAACCATACTCAAAGGAACCTTGGTTGGTGCTGTTGACGCAGAACCTAGCGGAAGAATAGATGTTGCACCGTTTCAAGTAACAGGAACAGAAAACTCAGAACTTCGTGCGATGGGCATTGCTACAAGCAATATATCTAGCGGCGTTAACGGCGAAGTGATGAATTTTGGAACTCTAACTGGTCTTGACACAAGAGGAAGCACCGCCAGTGCACTTGCGGTTGGTGACGAGACTTGGGCTGCTGGTGACATCCTTTTTGCCCACCCAACCGTTGATGGAAAACTCACAAATGTAAGACCACAACATGACCTTGCTGTTGCATTCATTACCGTTCGTCATGCTTCCACTGGTCAAATTGCAATAAGAATTATTCCTGGCAACAACCACCTTGAGTGGATGCACGATGTTTCACTTGTTGATAAAACATCAGGAGACTTCCTTAAGTACAACGGAACTCTTTGGGTTAATGATGCAATTGACCTCGGTACAGACACGACAGGTAACTACATGTCGGGCATCTCTGGAACAAGCCCTGTATCTGTGGCGCATACTGCTGGCGAAGGTTCATCGGCTACCGTTTCTTTGGCGGCTAGTTATGGCGATACTCAGAACCCATATGCATCCAAGACTGCCAACTATGTTTTAGCAGCCCCTGATGGCACCTCTGGCGTTCCTACATTTAGAGCAATTGTTGCTGCCGACATCCCGACTCTCAACCAAAACACAACTGGCACCGCCGCCACTGTTACTGGAGCGGCTCAAACAGCAATTACTTCTGTAGGTACTCTTAGTTCTTTGGCGGTCACTGGTGGCGTGACAGCAGCGAGCCTAACTCTCTCTGGAAATCTTATAGTCAATGGCTCTACTACGACTGTCAACTCAACTGTCACCACGATTGACGACCCTGTAATTACTCTTGGTGGTGACACTGCTCCAAGTTCCGACGACAATAAAGACCGCGGTATTGAGTTTAGATACCACAATGGTGCAGCAGCAAAAATAGGTTTCTTTGGTTACGACGACTCTACTGGTCGTTTCGTAATGATTCCCGACGCAACGAATACGAGCGAAGTTTTTGCTGGAACAGTTGGTGACATTCAGGCTGGAACTTTTTTTGGTGACCTTTCTGGTACTGCCACAAACATTACTGCTTCATCTAATACTTCTTTAACATCGTTATCCAACTTAACGACTGTGGGCACGCTTGGGTCACTTATAGTAAGTGGGGCTACTGCTGGTGACCTTGTTCGTATTACCCAGACTGGTGCTGGTAATGCTTTTGTTGTTGAGGATTCAACAAACCCTGACTCCACACCTTTTGTTATTAGTGCAAACGGAAATGTTGGTATTGGCACAACCTCACTCACAATTTCAAATCTTGCGATTGCAAGACCTATAACGGGAGGCACAACTGCTTACGGGGTTGTTAGCACTGGAGCGATTCAGTCGGATGTAACCACGCAGGCTAACGGTTTTATTTCTTCAATAAATACCACAACAGCAGCGTTCACTCTTAGTAATCTTAATCACTTTGCTGTTTCTGGTGTTACAACTCCTGGTGCTGGTTCAACAATTACAAACCAGTACGGTTATCTCGTAACTTCACAACTTACTGGTGGAACAAACAACTATGCGTTTGCCAGCAACGTTGCTGCTGCTACTGGTCGCTGGAACCTATACATGGGCGGTACAGCCCAAAACTATATGGCTGGCGGTTTAGGGATTGGCACCCCAACCCCTGCCTCTATGCTCCATGTTGCGGGCGGCGCATTGGGGGGTACCGCAGGTAACGAACTTATTGTTTCGCAAATTCGTTCAACGAACGCAAACCAAGACATTGTTTATACAAAATATAGGCGTGTATCTACTGGTGCTGACTGGACTACTGCACAGGCTAAAATCCAAAGAACCATTGATGCAACCGATATGGGTTATATCGCATTTGGTGGAACCTCAGCACTTGATGTTCGTATCGGTTCAGGCACTACAGACATGGCAGTATTTGCATCTACTGGTGTTGATATTGTGGGCAACGTCTCCCTAACAGGGTCAGTTATTTTTGAAGGTGCAACTGCTAACAACTTTGAGACAACTGTCTCGGTTACTGACCCGACTGCCGATAGAACAATCACTTTCCCCGATGCCACAGGAACCGTGGCGGTCAGTGGACAGAACGTATCGTTCAACGACGTAACCGTTGCGGGTAACCTGAACGTCACTGGTAGTACTTTCGGTAGTGCAACACTTGACGTTGATAACTTCAAAATTACCCTCAACGCCTCTGTTGCAGGAGCCCCAACTCTTAACGGTGAAATTGAAGTCAACCGTGGCACCTCAACTGATGTCCGTATCCGTTGGAATGAAGTCTCCGACCTCTGGGAATACACAAACGACGGCACCAACTATTCACGTATTGGTTCCGCCCTAATGACGGTTTCAGACACCCCGCCATCAAGCCCATACACAGGCGACCTATGGTTTGAATCAGACAGTGGTATTACTTTTGTTCGCTACGACAGTCATTGGATTGAAATTGGTGCATCAGGAATTGGTGCAGTTACCTCAGATACCGCCCCATCCAGCCCTGCCAATGGACAAATTTGGTTTGAATCTGACACAAACCAACTAAAGATTTATTATTCGGGAACTTGGATTCAAGTCGGTGGCTCAGATGCCGTTAACGTTATTAACGCAATTAACGCTAAAGGCGACCTTGTCGTCGGAACCGCAAATGACACGGTGACAAGACTTGGTGCTGGCGCTAATGGTTCAGTGTTATCTGCCAACTCGTCCACGGCATCTGGTCTAGAGTGGGTTTCACGTGCAGCCATCGTTGACGACTTTGCTGTGGCGAGTATAATGGGTGCTTACTGAGATGATTGAGGTTGACTAAATGGCTAATACAGCAAAAGTTCTTTTTAGAGGGGCTGCGACAACTAATACAAACACTACTTTGTATACGGTTCCTGCCTCAACGTCTACGGTTATAACGAATATTGTTGTTACTAATACGACATCAAGCCCAGCAACATTCACTTTTTCCCTAAACGGCGTAGTCATTGCACCCACTGTCGCAATTAGTGGCTTCTCAATGACGTCACTGGATATCAAACAAGTTATAGCAACCACGCAAACACTTACTGGTGGAGCATCAGCAGCAACAGTCAACTTTCACGTTAGCGGAATGGAAATCGCGTAATGGGTATTCAACAGTTCCCTATTGGTGATACAACGATTGAAGCAAACGAACTTCTTTACGACCCAGTAAACAAGTTGCGTGTTTCAATGCCGCAGTCACTTATTGACACCGACTTTGAGTACGGTACACAGATTTCTAAGTGGGAAAACCTTACAATGACGGACAACCGTCCGTTTGTTTACAACGCACAAACACAATTGGGCGGCATTACAGCAATATCTTTACCCAACCTTTCGCGCACAGTAACGGTAAGCACCTCATCTACACCAGCAGTCGGAACGCCAATTTCTGTTACAGATACTCATTTGTCTATTGCTAACGGAAACTTTATTGTTGAATCAATTTCTTCTGGAGTGTCATTCACATATACTGCGCGTGCAGAAAACACGACAACAGTAACTTCTATCTATGACACAAACAAAACACAGATTTTTCAAGGCGCATTTTACACTGGCGCAGCAATCGGTGCTGCTCCTACTGTCACCTATTCTGGAACAAAAGTAACTGTAACAACAACAGTTCCTCACGGTCTTTCTATCGGCAACGAAATAGCACTCACTGGCATCACGACCTCTGGAGCCAACCCACCAAACGGAGCACACTTTGTCGCAGGTGTTTCCAGTGCGACAGTATTCTTTTATTATGTCCCAACTGCACCGACTGGAACATTGACCGCAACTTCTGCACTCTGTTATGCTCGCCCACAAGGGCAGTTTTTGCATCGTCCGTTTGATGGTGGAGTAATTTTTTCCAGCAACTCAACATCAAATCATCAGACAGCAATCCGTCAAACACGACGTTACTTCCGATACCAGTCTGGTAAAGGTATTCAGATGAGTTCAGGAACACTCATCAAACCATCGCTACAACTAGAATCATTGACCTCATCAGGCACTTTGGTTACTGTTCAAACAAAAGAGAAGCACAACCTTCAACCTGGTTCAACTATTGAAGTATTCGGCGCAAACGAGACTGCCTACAACGGCAACTTTACGGTCTACACCGTTACTGGTTATAACACATTTACATATACGGCATTAAGTGTCCCATCATCAGCAACAGCATCAGGTCTTTACTACGCAAACATTAGCGAATGGTACGGTTGCGCAAACCGCATTGGTTTGTTTGATAATCAGAACGGGATGTTCTTTGAACATGATGGTCAAGAACTAACAGCAGTTCTCAGAAATTCCACGTATCAGATATCAGGGCGCGTAAGTGTCACGAACGGTTCTCCAAGCGTCACCCAAACAAACGCATCATTCCCAACACGCTTTGCTAAGCAACTAGACATCGGCGACCACATAGTCATCCGAGGACAGTCATACCGCATCATTGACATTGCGAGCGATACATCGTTAACAATTAGTCCTGCATATCGTGGAATAACATCCACAATGGTTATTGCTTCAAAAACGGTTGATACACACTATAAGCAATCAGAGTGGAACATTGACAAAATGGACGGCACGGGTCCTTCTGGATACAACGCCAACTTTACAAAAATGCAAATGTTCTACATTGACTATTCATGGTATGGCGCTGGTGCAGTTCGCTTTGGCATGCGTGGAACTGATGGTGAAATTAAATATTGTCACAAGTTAGTCAACAACAACGTTAACTCAGAAGCGTACATGCGTTCAGGAAACCTTCCAGCACGCTACGAGTCAATAACTCAACCTCCATATACAAAACTTTCAGCAACGCTATCAAACGTGGGAACTACCGCGTCTGTTGTTTCAACATATGGTTTCCCTGCAGCAGGAACACTACTTGTATCAAACAACCTTTCTGGCTACGAATTTGTGAACTACACAGGAAAAACTTCAACGTCTTTCACTGGTCTCACTCGGGCACAAACAGGCGTAGCATCACTTGCTACGACCGTAGCGTCTGGTTCAAACGTTCTTACTGTTTCTTCTACGGCTGGTATTCAGGTTGGGCAGCGTGTGTTTGGAATAGGTAGTCCTGATGTTCCAGAAAACACATTTGTTTCATCAATTACCTCTGGAACTGTGCTTGCTTTAAGTCAGGCAGTAACAGCAACTAACCCAACACTATTATTCGCACCGATGAATGATGGCACAGCAAAAACTTTCACATATTCTGCGACCAACCCGATTGGTGTTGAACTTGCTTGGCCGACATATGCGCCAACTATCTCTCACTGGGGTACTTCGGCAATCATGGATGGTCGTTACGACGACGATAAATCTTTGTTGTTCACGTACGGTCAGGTAACAAGTACGGCTGTTGCTTCTGGTGCAACGAACTGTTTACTTGCGATTCGTGTAGCACCTTCGGTTGATAATGGTACTTCTGGTGCTTTTGGTAGTCGCGAACTTGTCAACCGTATGCAGTTGATTTTGCGTGCGCTTGATATCACAACAACTACAGCAAACTCAAACCTGCTTATTACGGCTGTTCTTAACGGCACACCAAGCGCAGCCGCTACATGGATTTCACCTGCGACAGTCACTTCAAGTCTTGCTCAAGTCGCAGACTACAGCGGTACAGTCAGGACTATCTCTGGTGGCGAAACAACAGGTGGTTTCTTCGTAGGTACAGGCGCCAACTCTATTGACCTTACGACAGTACGAGACCTCGGTAACTCTATTCTTGGTGGCGGAACAACGACCACTAATACTGGCATCTACCCTGACGGTCCAGACACGCTACATATTATGGTACGTAACCTTGGTTCCTTATCAGCAAACGTGTTCTCACGTCTTTCATGGACGGAAGCGCAGGCATAACAATGGCTATTGACTTCCCTAACTCCCCAGCAACCAACGATACCTTCTCTGATTCTGGTAAAACTTGGAAGTACAACGGATATGCATGGTTGTTGCAAACCATTCCTACTGCTCTCGCGAATGGTTCTATTTCTTTAGCGCAGATTGCACAAGGTGGGGCAACTGCAGGGCAGGCTCTAGTGTGGAGTGGTTCTGTTTGGGCTCCGAATGATGCGTTGCGCGACAATCTTATCAAGTTCTACATGGAGGTCATCTGATGGCTGTAACACAAAAACGTCTTGCTGGTCCTGCCCAGTTGACTGCAACAACCGCTGTCTATTACACGACACCAATCAGCACTACCACGATTGTCAAACAAATTATTCTAACGAACACTACTTCGTCAGCAAAAACTGTGACTGTTCGTTTGAAACCCCTTGGTGTGGCTGAGGCTGCCACACACGACATTATTAGCGGTATGACTATCAACGCTAACGAAACTATGGCTTTCAACTGTTCGCTAGTTCTCAACAACAATGGTTCTACAGCAAACGCAACTAACAGCGACCAGTTGACAGCATTGTGTAGTTCGGCAACGTCAGTCAATATTACGATTGTAGGTATTCAAGAGGCATAATGGCTGGCATGGTTCGCTACCCGGCGTTGAACGCCATGGCGTCATTTATTGATGCCCCTGACTCCGTCTATGGCACTGGCAATGACGGTTCTGTAACCATGGACGGAAGTACTATCGTTATCGGTATTACGCCCTCTTCAAATGTTTATACGATGGCTCGCGACACATATTTCTATAATCTGACCATTAGTTCGGGTGTGCGTTTAAACCCAAATGGTTATCGTGTTTTTGTAAAGAATCAGTTAATACTCGGTAGCAGCGCAATGATTGGTTATACGACAGGTTTTGCTTCTGCTGGTTCTATCCAACAGGGTGGGGCAGCAAGCACTCCAGTTACTCATAGTCTTGGAGGTGCGTCGCAAACACAAACTGCCACATTGCCAATCGCTTCGCTTGGCGGCTCGCAATACTTTCAACAGCCGTTGCAGGCAATAGATGGTTTTTCTGTTACCGCATCTGGCGGACCAACATTTTTACGCGGTGGCGCTGGAGGAGTAGGTCAGGCTGGTGGAGGGGTAGTAATTCTTGCTGCCCGCTACATCTCTGGACCGACATCTGGGAGCGCAACAATTTCTGCTAAAGCAACATCTCCTGCTGGTGGTGGAGTGATTCTTCTTGTTTCATCTGGCGCAACATTGCCTACGACTGTAACAACAGACGTGACTGGTTATGCCTCTGGGATATTCTACTATATGCAGTTGGTATAAAATGGCTGCGCTTGAAAGAACAGGAACAAATAGGGAACTGTACAGGATTGGAGATATCGGTCCTGGTGGTGGGACGATTTTCCTTACCCCAAGTTCAACAGATAACACTACTGGTAAATATTTTGAAGTCGCTCCTCCCACGTGGACGGGGTCACTTGGGAATACGTTAACGCGAACGAACCTATGTAAAACAAGTTCTTTTGATGGTGGTGTTGGTTTATGGACTGCCAATAGTGGGGCAGTAATCACAACTGATACAAACGAGCATCTTGTCAGTGGAAGTTCACTAAAAATTACGTCTTCAACAAGTAATTACAACAACGCCATACATGCCCTGATACCCATTACTGCTGGTCAGAAATATGTTTATAGTGCGTACGTAAAAAATGTTGGCGGAAATACGCGACCTGTTTACCTCGCTGTTATTTGGTTTGCATCAAACGGTTCAACTGTTGTAGGAAGCGAAATGAACTCTGTTTCTCAGGGAGACCTTGCTATTGCAGACGGCTGGCGGCGCAGATGGGTTGCTGGAACAGCACCAATTGGCTCTGCATTCGCTCGTCTGCATATTTTAAGTGGCACCACGGGTCTGACAACAGCCGACATCACGCGTGCTGACGGTGTTTTGTTTGAACAAAGTTCTTTTTCTTTTTTATATCCGTTTTTTGATGGTGTGAAATCATATTTAGATTCGTCAATGGCATATACGGCTTTACCAAACCCTGGTACCGCAGATATTAGAACTCTTACTAATGAGGGTTACAGTATTATTCCAGAAACACGAGCGTGGTCTGGCAGTGCATATAACTCGTCATCAACGAGCACATGGATTGGTGGGACAGCAACACCAAAACTTAGAACAAGCAACGTTTCTTTAACTGGATACACTTTATATCCTGATATTGGATTAGGGGCGTCACAGACAGATATCATATTTAATTTTGGTTCACAAGAAAATACTGCAGCATATGTTGCAAAACAATATTCTGGCGGTGGTTATACAGACTGGTTTCTTCCATCAACATATGAACTCAAGGCACTCGGTGAGGCGCAATTTGCCACTTATAGCGTCGGGGTAGTTTCTACCTCTACGACTACATATGCCACTTCTTCTACTTCTTCTTCTATATTGATGAGAAGTTGGGTTGGTAGCACAAGTAGTAATGTGGGTATTTATGAGCCAGTCAATGTGCGTCCAGTACGAATGTTTTCTGCAACACCGTCAACGCATGTGCAACGTGCAGGTAACGACTCGGTGTATGGGAACGGATATGACGGCGATGTCACCATTCTTGGTTCAGGACAAATAACTTATCTTTCCAGAGATATGTATTACAACAATTTGGTTATACCATCGCAAACAATGCTTCACACTAATGGTTACAGAGTTTTTGTTCGTAACAAACTAACTGTTAATGGATACATTGGCGTCAGCAGTGGTTCAAACACGATATTTGGTTTACTTTATGGAGAACCAAGCGCAGTTACGTCAAGGACAGTCTCTGGAACGACATCCACGAATGCTATTACATATCGTATTGGCGGCAAGGGTGGGGGCGCTACCGCTGATGGTACGAGTCTTCTCCCTACAGGAATTCTGTATTCTTTAGATGTTGCTACTAAAGGTTTGTTCATTGACCCTAATAACAGTCAGTTGACACCTTTGACTGGTGGTGCTCTTGGTACGCAAGGAAGTCAAGGAACAACATATCCAGCGTTAACTGATTCTGATACTTGGTCTGGTAAAACTGCTCCTACGTCTTGGCCTAGCCAGTCTGGTAATGCGGGTAATGCGGGTAATGCGGGTGGTGCTGGTGGAACTGTTGTTGCTGGTGCGTTAGGTGGTGCTGGTGGATATCCACCAAATGCCCATACTGGCACTGGTACCACTCCTGGTGGAAGAGGCAGTACAGGTAACTCTGGTAATCCGGGTACGGCTGGAAATCCTGGTGCGACAGGCAACTCAGGAAATCCTGGTACGGCAGGCAACCCTGGTACGGCAACTGGAGCAAATCCGAGTGTAGGTGGTGCTGGAGGTTCGGCTGGGCAAGGTGGCGCTGTCGTTGTTATTGCAGCCAAAACTATTACTGGTACTGGAAGAATTGTTTCGCTAGGTATTTCTGGCGCATTAGGTTCTGCTGGAACTACTGGTACTGGTGGTACGGCTGGTACGGCTGGTACGGCTGGAAACGCAGGTACTACTGGCGCAGCGGGCAATGCTGGTAGTGCTGGCACGGCTGGAAATACTGGAGACGCGGCACCAGGTATTAACACAAGTCCATATCATGCTCATCACCGTCTCGGTTCTGGACATATGAATACTCAGTACGCAAATGGCGGAGGGCATGATAGCGAACCTGGCGCGCATATTCCGCATGCTCATCTTTCGCAGGATTATCATGACCAGCATCGCGGCTCGCGACTTCATTTTCATATGCCTCACGGCGGCAATACGGTAAACCATAACCCTCCTGTAGTTACGAGTAACAAGCCATTGACACATGGACCAGGTACGGTCTTTCATAATCCTTCACACATTCACCATGCAGGTCACACGCACAACCCGCATCATGATGCTCCTCACGGACATAACCATCACACACATAGAAACGATGGGGCGACTTTACACAGTCCTCATACTTTCGGACCACACCACGGTGCTGCAAACGGGCAGGGCAATGACGGAACTCATGCCTACTACTACTGGGGCGGACATCACGGAACACAACATGCAGGCGGACCTCACACCCATGGGTCGGCAGGCAAACATATCGGGTCACCCCACACTGGTACTCATTATGCAGGAGGTGCTGGTGGCGCAGGCGGACCCGCTGGCATTGCTGGAACGGCAGGAACAGGTGGTACGGGGGGCACAGGGGGTCTCGCTGGACCAGGAGGCACTGCGGCACCCGCACAACCTCAGGGCGGCACAGGTAAGCGTGGGGGTGCAGGCGGTGGAGGAGGTATCATTGTGATAACCGATAGCACCTCATTGGGAAGCGTAACTACCGACGTTACTGCTGGTGCAACTCAAGACTCAGATTTCAACACAGCCTCTTCAGGGTTTGTATACTTAATTCAGAACACATAGGAGAAAAAATGCCTTTATTTGACGAAATTGACACTAAGCAGCGTCTACAGATTTTGCGTGGAACTTACAAATCTTTAGAAATTGAACTTTTTGAAGTTTTAACACGTCTGGGAATTGATGTTGATGACTACACTTATGGTGAGCATCCAGAATTTGCTGATTCAGAAGATAACTGGAATAAACGTCGCGTTATTGAACTAGAAGCAACTTTGGCTACAATTAAGGCAAAGATTGACTCGCTGGCGGCATAAGTAATGCAAAGAGTCTTCTATGTGCCTGCATCAACACCAATTACTGCTGAACTAAGCGAGCAAGCGGAATTGCTTGCTCTATCTGTGCTGCATGGTGAAAGTGCTTTATCGCGTTATGTTGACTTTGACCGCGACATTGCGCAGCCTATTTCTTTGCCATCCGAAAAAATATGCCTTTTCGCTAACGAAGTCCCAATAATGCTTCATCAAAGCATTGAGGTAACTAATGATTTTGTTGATATGCGTGACGGCGTAACCCTTGTTTTGAATGGTAAAAAAATTATTGAGCCGTTGATACTTGAAAAACACTACGCTCGTTATGCCATTGAGTGCACTGGATACGGTGTTCAAGTGTTTGACATATTTGATAAATCTATGCGAATTTTAGAACACGGGGAGTATTATGTCGTTAACCCTGAGTAAACCAGCGCCATGTATTTTTGTTTACGAAAATGCTTTGACCGATGGCGAAAAGTTTATTTCAATGCTTGAAGAGCAAACCAATGACGAATGGTCACCACTGTCTTGGGATTATTCAAAAACTGGTTCAGGACAAATCAGTGAGTACCGCTCATCGCGCATATGTTCACTGTTGGACATTACACGCCCCTGTCCAAGTACGCCAATCTCAGATTTGTTAAATAAATCTATTCTCAAAGATATAGATACGTGCCTTAGTGATTACAGCACATATCACGGGATTACTGCGTTTATCGGCAATGAAGGTTGGATTGTTCTCAAATATGAGGGTCAAGCGCAATATCGCACCCACTGGGACCACGCACCAGATAACGCCAGAACAGTTTCTATTGTGGCATTCCCTTACTCAACAACCAAGGTTGGCGGAGAACTAACATTCCCGCATTTCGGGATAACAATTAAACCCAAAACTGGTTCAGTAGTTATATTTCCATCTAATTTCCCCTACACGCATACGGCGCATCCAGTTGAAGATGGTGTCAAGTATTCACTTGTTACGTGGTTGAGGTAGAGATGGAATACGAAAACATTCCAAATGAAAGATTTGCATGGCTCGGCATTGCACCGCCACCAGATGGTGTTGTTGTTCCAGAAGATAATCCCGTCCCAATTGTTAAGGACATATTGCCACCTAATCAAGTGACTGGCGCAGACGAAGGTCTTGGTATATTCAGGTGGCTTATGGCAGACGAAGATGAGCGACAAGACACATTGTCAGGGTGTAGATTGCTTGACAACTTCGTTTATATGCAAATACCAAAGGAAGACGATTGATGGCTATAACATTTGACTACTCTGATAGTAACAATCATATTCAGGCTTTAACGGCACAGGTTAAAACTTTGATTGATGTTGACTACGATTTTGTTGACGCTAACAACGTTGAGGCTTTTAGGGTTGCTGCAAAAGCAGTGAATGAACCAGTGCGCAGTAAATTGCTTCACATGCTCAACTTTATTGTTTTTAATAGTCAAGTAAATAGCGTGTATGGAGATAAACAATGAGTGAGATTAATATTGTCACAGTCGGGAATGCGACTCATCGCATAAGTTCATTTTCGTGTCCTCCACAGTTGCCCTCTATTATTGAGTTCAAGGATTTTAGTCGTGCTATCTATTCTCGGTTGACAGAATCAGATAAATTTGATTTACGTACTTCTTCACGTTCTGAAGAGTTTCTTGCTTATGGTTTGGTAGGAGCCCCTGGTGGCGAGGACATTGCCCCAGTTGTTTGGAGTTCACATGGGCAAGCAGAAATGTATGGACGGCTATGTGGGGCAAAGGACGTTTTTATACATAGCGTTCCGTACGCTATTTATTTTGCTGCCCATAACTACGAAAATGTTTATGTTCTAAATTGTGCTTCAACACTTATTGCGGGTTCGCATGATACTGCGAGTGATGCAGATATCACAAATGTAACAACACTTTCATGGGACGATGCTTACAACAATATGCCCGAACTTGATATGGCTGTTGTGATGTATTCACATATCTGTGCCGACGATTCCTTATTTGATGCAATCATGAACGCTATGAAGCCAAACGGAGTAGTTATCATCCACAACTCAAGCAATGGTGGTGCCCTGTATGAGGTACTTGGAGACAAGAAGCCTCTAGATATGGCTGCACAGGTTTCTCTTTCCGCTCTGCTACACAAAAAGATTCTTGACAGAGGCGATTTTTTGACGCAACATTTTCAGGGCTGGGTTTCTCACACTGTCTGCGTTAAACTGCCATCATGACTAACGAACACGAACCTATAAGTTTTGGGATTGTTGGCTCTGGTACGGCAGGGCTAATTTCTGCAATCATGCTCAGGCAGGCATTTCCGTTATCTAAAGTAACGATTATTTCCTCAAGTACAATCGGCATCATTGGGGTCGGAGAAGGAAGCACTGAACATTGGCGCGAATTTATGAATTTGTGCGATATTCCGCTTGAACAGATGTTAGTGAAAACAGCCGCTACACATAAATACGGTATTCGTTTTGAAGGTTGGTCAGGTTCGTTCCCTGATTATTTTCATAGTGTTTCTGGCGATGAACAACTTTACGGGTGGGGTCATTACCCGACATATGCGGGCATTCTTGAGAATGGCGACTCATTAACGAGCCAGACGAGCAGTATTGGTTTAATTCAAAACAAAATTAAACGCGAGAATTTACATTCCAATACTAACCAATACCATTTTGACACTTTCAAACTTAATAACTATTTTACCGAACTATGCTTTAAGCGTTCCATCAAAATGATTGATGGTCAAGTTACCGATGTTAAGCGCCACAGTGAAACAGGAAACATCTCTAGCGTACTTCTTGATAACGGAAGTTCTGTAGAAGCAGACCTTTGGATTGACGCAAGTGGATTCTCCCGTGTATTAATGAACAAACTAGATGCTTCTAATTGGAATTCATTCTCTGACTACCTCCTCGTTGATTCTGCAATAGCCGCCCCATCCGAATCATCATCAGACGGAATACGTCCATACACGAGAGCAATAGCCAAAGATGCTGGATGGATATGGGAAATCCCAACACAAGAACGGCGTGGAAATGGATACGTTTACTCATCGCAGTTTGTTTCTGACGATGAGGCTATTGCAACTTTAGAGAAACAAATCGGACCGCTATCTATTGCTCCACGAACATTCAAATTTGATGCAGGTCATGTTAAGGAAGTTTGGGTCAAGAATTGTATGGCTATCGGTTTGGCTGCTGCTTTTGTTGAACCGCTAGAAGCAACATCAATTGGTAGTGCAATTCAGCAAATAAAATATGCAATACCGTATTTTGCGTCATTTGAGCAAAAACATACGGCATCGCAAAAGCATTACAACAAACTGTTCACAACAATGATGGATAACATTTTGACGATGATTCGCCTTCATTACATATCGGATAGGCGTGATACTCCATTCTGGACTGCTTCTTCTGAAATGAAAATTAATGACTCGCTTCAAGAACTTCTTGACCTTTGGCAAGAGAGAGTTCCATGTCGTAATGACGTAGGAACAATCAATGGGGAGATGTTCCATGCACCTCACTTATTCCACGTTGCACAAGGACAAGGTGTTTTAAATAGTCGCGCAGCAACCTTGATGATTGACAATTTTAATCTTCGCAAACAAGTGGAGTTAGATATTTCAAATCGTCGCCATGCCCGTTTTAATCATGAGTTGGTTGACCATCGTGAATCGCTTGATATGCAATTTGAGGACAAACTACTGTGAGCCTGCGGAAAATTGATAAGTATAGCGATATTAAAGTTCCTGAGGGAAAGATTGTTATTGTCCCTTGGGATAACCGTCTCCTTGAACTGCCTCCTTATTCTAACGATAGGGCTCCAGTTCCTCAGTGGATTAAAGATTCTCCTAGCACGCAAGGTTCAATTAGGCGCTGTGCAGCAACAATGGATTTTGTTTCTTCTGGCATAACAATCCCTGCTTGGACAAACTTTCGTTTTAACAAAACCGAAGGTGAAGATTCATGGGATTTTACTTGCGACCAGTTTGATGGCTTTGGGGCACATGAACATTTTGTGAATCAACCGTTTGCTTTTGAGCAAACAGGCTCATGTCCTATGACTAAAGTGCGGGCGATGGAAAATGTGGGGTACCCAAAGTTGGTTAACCCTTTTAGAATCATTACTGCACCAGGTTGGTCAACAATGATTTTGCCAGTTCTTTATGAGCCATCACGACATTTTTCTGTATTACCAGGCATTGTAAACACCGACTATTATCATGAATCAAACTGTGTGCTTAATTTGCTTGGCAAAGAGTCATTCACTATCCCGTGGGGCGCACCCTTGATGCATCTAATTCCAATTAAAAGAAGCACGATGGCGCACAGTATTGAATTCCTTGATGAAAGTGCATTCAAGTATGTTGTTGGGCGCGGATTTGGTTCTGGTGCTTTAAAACCCACTGGGGATGGATGGTCTTCTGCTCGTCTTTATCGCGGTTATAGGTTTAGGCGCGATGCAGAACTCGCTGAAGATAGCCAGAAAAAAAAGTGGTGGAAAACTAAATGATTTTCCCTTCTGGCGTTGGTGGCGCTATTGCTTACAAAGATAATGTTTTAAGCGATTCGTTGTGCGCTGACATTATTGAATATGCGGAAACACACAGCAGCATGATGTACGAAGGTCCAACTATTAGTGGAATTAACAAGCATATAAAGAATTGTTACGATTTTTCTTTGTCGTATTACAGTGACCATGCAGAAACTGATGAGCAGCGAAAAGAATTGGCTGCTCTTAATGATTTGGTGTTTGAATCTTTTTCTCCTGCATTGGAAGAATATTGCTCATACTACGAAGGCTTAAATAACTGGACTAACAGATACGACACTGGATATCAATTTCAAAAATATGCCGCCAATGAAGGGTTCTACAAGCCTCATTGTGATGGCGGAGTATATGAGGCTGAGGGTCTTGGAAATCGGGTACTTGGTGTCGTCATGTATCTGAACACCGTAACCAAAGGTGGGGGGACAAACTTTCCGCTGCATGAAGTTACTGTTGATTCTGTTTGTGGACGTATTTCGTTTTTCCCTGCTAACTTCACGCATCCTCATGCTGGGTTGATGCCGCTGTCTTCTCCCAAGTACATTATTAGTACTTTTTGCTATACGGTTCCGAGTGCCCCTAGTGTGGATACTGCGGTTGCGGAACTTGCTTTGAACTATGATGAGCAGTTCAAGCAGACGCCAGATGCATTATAATTTTATTCCTTAACAACAAACACCTAACTACGGAGTGGTAAAATGACAGAACAACTTAATCCCCAAATCATTATTGATGAGTTGGTAAAGCGAGTCAATTCCTTGACGATTGAAAACGTCGTGTTGTCGGCACGAGTACAAATGCTGGCAGACCTCGTTAATTCGCTTAACCATTCACACGATGACGAGGTGGTTTCGGTAATTGGAGAACCAACGGAGGACTAACAAATGCCTGGTGCCAACGTATTTGCCTACGATGGCACTGGCTATAAGCCCACCAACCGCTCCCTAACGGCTGCTATAGCGTCACGTACTGCCTCTGCATACACGGCGGTTTCGTACGCTTATAAGTTAAGTAAAGTGCCTGTAGCAATATCTGGCGCTGCACTCGGTACTGGAGCGACAAACTACACGACATCCACACCTCATGGGTTTGTCAATGGCGAAATTATTGCTATTACTGGAATAACTCCAAGTTCTTATAACACAACAGCCGCAGTCATGGTGGTTAATACTACCCAATTTTATATTGTGGGATTTAACGGTACAACGGGTGGCGCTTACGCATCTGGCGGTGTTGCCACTATTGTTACTAACGTCAAGGCAGTTAGTCAGATTTGGCAGGGTTTCCCACCTACTCCGTCACAAGTAACTTTCGTACAGAGTTTTACGGGCACTGCCCCAGACTCAACAAACCGTACGACTATTTCGTGGACATGCGCAGCAACCACTACTCTTAACCGATTTGAGTTATACCGAAAAGTTGGTGCTGGAGCATTCACTGCTGTCAACACAAATATAGGAGCGGGTGTGCGTTCATATGTTGTGGATGGACATGCGGCTGCGACTACATACACTTATTTTGTGAAGTCGGTAGCGAACTCTGGTCTTACTTTAAGCGGTGCAGAAAACTCGTTTACTTTGACGGCGTCGGCTCAACCAACCGACTTTATTTTGCAGCAAGGAGTTACTTCTAATTCTGCTACTTGGCGCGCACGTTTTCCTGCTGGGGTATTCCAAAAAATTCAGTGGTACAACCTTTCTTATGATGGCGTAAATCTGTATTGGGAATTGATAACTTCTGCCACTTTGGCTAGTAATGCTACGACTAATGACTATACGCGGACTGGTTTGGCTGAACGGGCTGGATATTGGGCGCGATATGTTTTAACTAACTACAATAATCATACGACGGGCTCAGATGTAGAAAATCAAAACTATAAATCAATCACAACTCTTAATGCTCCGCCTAATTCACCATCGCTAAATGGGATTAGTACTGGTCCTGCTCAAAACCCTATACCAGCAGTGGGTTCAAACTCTGGATTCGCAACATCTGGTGAGGTGTTGAAATATATTGGTGTCAACTATACGTTGGCAGCGGATACTGATTTCTTGAACTGTGAAGTTTATTTGTATTCAGGTACGTCAGCCCCAACAACTTTCGTTAGTAGTCAAGTGTTTACTACGGCACCAGGGGCTGCTCAGGCTGCGTGGTTTTACGTTTTACCTAACACTAAATATTGGGCTCTCGTCAGACAACGCGACAACAACGGTGGTGAAACTGACAACGCTACTGGCTGGCAGAGTGTTACTACCCCCATCGTCTACTCTTTCACGAACGCTAACGCTTTTGACACTGCTACGGGAACAACGTATTCCGAAAGCGCTGCAACGACGGGGATGTATACAGGTGTTAATTATTTAACAACTGCTATCACTTATGACAGTAATTATAGTGGGACGTTATTGCACGGCGGAAGCACAGCAAACACCACTGACAGAAGTTTGACCTCATATCTTTCTTGGAAAGTTGTTAGTTCTGCAACTTCGGGTCAGGATACTGTTGGAAACATCAATTTTGCGATGAGAGACGCCCGCGATAGTTTTCTTGACTACGGGATTTATGCAACATGGCTGGTTTTTTCTGTAAGAAAGCATAACGTTGTTCTTCAAATGTATAACTCTGCTGGCACATGGCTTGGCGGAGGGGCGTCGTCACTAGTAAACACAAGAAATAATCAGCCAACTGTTATTGCAAGTTTAAATAACTTTGATTGGGACCATAACTTCAGTTTTGCTACTCAGTCTGTAAAATCTACGGCTGCTAAAGGCGCGACAACATATGGTGGGGCAGGCAACGGAGGAACACCTTCTTGGAATATGTATTTATCAATAAGAAACCCAGTTAACGTGAGCCCCCCTTATGTTCACCTTACGGAATATGAAAGAATAGGACTTCAGTACACTACTGAAACTTCCGTCACAACCTACACAACCACCCCAGCAGTAACAAGATATTATTAATAACTAGTTATTAAGTGCTACACTGTATTGGAGGTGTAGCATGGGGAAAATATCGCGGTTAACACGGCTGCTCATATTCATACCTGTAGCAGTAATGGCATGGGTCGTACCCCCTATTTCCTCTGTCCACGCAACAGGATATCCCGAAGACCAAAACTGGGAAGCCGTCACCTATGGGGACGGAAAATTTGTTGCTGTTGCCTCATCTGGTAACGGTAACCGTGTGATGACGTCAACAGATGGCGACTACTGGGTTTCAAGAACTTCTGCTTCCGACAGCAACTGGCAAGGGATTACATACGCCGACAATCAGTTTGTTGCAGTTGGCTCAAATGCGGTCATGACCTCGCCTGACGGTGTTACGTGGACATCAAGAACTGCACCAACAGGAGAATGGCAAGCAATCACGAACTGTGGCGGTCTTTTTGTTGCTACCGCGACTTGGGGGAGTAGTTATGTAATGTCTTCCACGGATGGTGTTGAATGGACATTGCGCACTCCCGCCTATGGATGGTCACATGATGCGGTTGCCTGTAGTGCAGAAGTTCCACGGTTTGTTTCCGTGTCTCAGTTCGGTAGAGCATGGTCTTCCGCTAATGGCACTACTGGCTGGTCTACTCAAAACCCTGGTGCAATTGTAGATATCCGAACAGTTGCGTTTGGCAATGGTCGCTTTACATGGCTTGAGTACAGCACAAACTCGGGAAATAGATATGGTGGTTACTCCACGAACGGATTGAACTGGTCTGCTGGAATTGTTCCATCTAATCAATGGAAGTACATCACCTACGGCGGAGATAAATTTATTGCGGTAGCGGAAGGCGGATTAAATTCCCGTTCTGCTTATTCAACTGATGGCGCGAACTGGACGCTAGGTTCTGGGGTTCCGAATAACTCGTGGCAAGGTGTTGCTTATGGGGCTGGGAAATATGTTGCTGTAGCAAACTCTGGAACAGACAACAGGGTTATGACTTCTACGGATGGTCAATCATGGGAGAGTTTGTCTGTCACGCCACCTCCGTACTTTAATGCGGTCACAAACTTGACGGCTGTTGCCAACGCAGATGGAAGCGTTGACCTTGATTGGGATGCGCCAACGTCAAGCAATGTTGATATCTACGCCTACGCGGTTACGTTCTATGACCTTGACGAAATTGACGGTACCACCTCTGGCGGTTGGGGGGTTTGGACTAACCAAGGAACTACTTACTCACTGGGTGAATGGATGTTCTCTGGAGGCAACCCCGTAACTACTGGATTCGGACCCGTTCGTTTTGGTATCAAAGCGGGAAATCAAAGTTGTTTCTCTAACGAAGGTGTGGGTCCATGCGTTTACGGACCCGAAACCACTGTTGATGTAACGGTTCTTGACCCAACTCCACCTTCAACTACAACAACTGAACCTGAAACAACTACGACCACTCAACCAGAACCAACCACTACTACTCAACCAGAACCAGAAATTACTCAACCAGAAACAACTACAACAGAGCCAGAAACTGTTGTAACCATTCCAGAAACCACGACTACCGTTCCAGAATCACCGCCTTCAGGAACAACAACAACCGTTCCATTAGAGGAGGAAACGACAGTTGAGACACCCACGAACACGGATAATTCCGAAGATACAGAATCCACCACCTCGCTACCACAATATGCCCCAGAACAAGAGGCAACAACGGATGAAACGCCGATAGTTGTTCCCGAAGATACGCAAGACGCAGCCGATACTGCGGTTGCAGACATTTTTGACGGTCCTATGTCAGACGACAAACTCGCGGACGCTGTTGATGATTTGGTTGCTGACGCTGAAACACCTGAAGAACTAACGGCGGTTGTTACTGCGCTTCTTGACCAAGAACTATCGGATGAACAGTTCTCTACCGTTATTGATTCTGTTTTCTCTGAACCTTTATCTGATGAAAATTTTGCTGCTGCTATAGACGCTGTGTTTGAAGACCCGACTCAACTATCGGAAGCACAGTTTGAGGATGCAGTTGCCGCAGTGTTTGATGCACCTCTTTCTGATGAGCAGTTCCAAGACGCCGTTGCAGCAGTCTTTGAAGACACCGAGTCTCTGAGTGACGAGCAGTTTGATACCGCAGTACAGGCAGTCTTTGATGAGCCTCTAAGTACAGAGCAATTCGCTGAAGCCCTTAGTGCAGTCTTTGATGAACCTATTTCTGACGATAAATTTGATGCGATTATTGATGCTGTTTTGGATGAACCAATTTCCGATGAGCAATTTGAGGAACTGGTTAATGTCTTGGAATCTGACACAGTTACTGAGGAGCAGGTTTCGGCTGCTGTTGACTCGGTTATTGAAAATGGGGTTACGGAAGACCAAGCCGTTGACCTCGCTACGAGCGAAAAAGTTTTGCAAAGTATTGACGGTGAGCAGGCAGCAGAAATCTTTGATGCTGTTGATATCTCAAATGTAAACCCAGAAGAGGCAGCGCAACTGGTTGCAGCGGTTCAAGACGCCCCAACCGAGGTTAGGGAATCTCTGGAATCTGAAATTAACGTTTTTGACGGAGCCATTGATATCTATGTTCCGCTCGGCTCTGGGGTTGACGTCGGCACACGTCGCGTCATTGTTGCTGCTGCTGGTGTATTATTTGTAGCACCAACTATTATGCCTATTACTCCAACAGCCCCATTAAATGGTAGTGGTAATAATAATCCATCTCCAAATGGTGGCGGAGGTGCTTCGGTGTCAACAGAACCACGCAGAAGGGTTAGAGGAAAATGAAATATTTGAAAAAACTAGTAAATGAGGGTCACGCTCTTGCATGGACTTTGGCTGGAACTGCGTTAGTTCTCATCACCCTTTCAGGTGAAACAAAAACCAAGGGGCTTTGGATTAGTGGCGTTGCTTTACTTATTCACATTATTGGTGTCCTTCTCAAGAAGGAAGAAAACGAGTAAAATATGAAAATTCTAAATAATGTTCTGCTGCGCATCGTTGCAGTATTCGCAGCATCGGGTCTGGGTGTTATTGGTGCTGGCGCAATTGCTGGTGTCACCTTGTGGAAAGCCTGCTTCATGGCTGGCATGGCTGGCGTCGCAACTGTTGTTGAAGGTCTCGCCAGAGAATTCTTAGATGACGGCAAACTTGAACTCGCTGAAATAAACAGTGTTTTTACAAGGGTTGACAAAAAGGCGCAACAATCAGTATCTGAATAATAGGTTCAAACGGTTTGGTATAATATAGTTGAGGGACAAAACCCCCAACGAAATATCAACCGAAGGAAAACCATGAGCCTCCCATACATCAAACTCGTAGTCCCAACTGCACTCAAGCAGTATAAGAACGGTCAGTTGGCTGACAGCGTTTTGGCTTCCGTTAAAACTGGCGGAAAGATGTACGCACCAGTCGCAGCGCAATTCAATAAGTTGTACGACGCCGCCCTGGCTGCTGGTCATAAACTCAGGAATGTTGGCGACTACCGTTCGTTTGAAGGTCAACTCGCAATGTTCCGTGACCGCTATGTGCTTGAAAATACTGGTACTGGCGTAACCCGCACTTTTGAAGGAAAGACTTGGTACCTCAAGAAGGGCAAGGCTCCTTCTGCGGCTCCAGACCCAACAGGTCTCAAAGGCTCAAATCATGGCTGGGGGCTGGCTATTGACCTCGGATACGAGTCTCGCGGTCAGTTGCTTGGCATGGGTGGCGCTTGTTTTGACTGGATGTGTGCAAACGCTCCCAAGTACGGTTTCTATCTCCAAGGTAACGATAAGAAATCTAAAGAGTTTGAAGCATGGCACTGGCAGTATGCTCTCGGAGATGCATCGCCTGATGGCTCGGCTCCAGCCGCTGCTCCTGCTGCTGCTCCTGTAGCAGGCGGACTTCACTTTGATTACCCTGGCTTTGATGTCAAAAAAGGTTACAAGGGCGATGTCGCGAAACTGGTACAAGCAGTTATCGGCGCTAAGCCCGATGGCGACTTCGGTGCTAAGTCTGAGGCTTCACTCAAGGCATGGCAAACAAGTAAGGGTCTTCACGCTAACGGCGTAGTTTGCAAAGATTGCTGGAAGGTAATGTTCGGCTGATTATCTATCACCTAGCCGAATGGTTAGGGTACGCCTGATTTTTCAAATTTACATAGTGCTCAAGAGTTCTAGTGTAATGTGTTCCCAGTATGGAAGATGACAAAGAGGTCTCGTGGCACAATGACGGGCATATTCTTGTCATGCAACTCAACCACAGTGCCGTAAAAATCATTGAAGTCATCTGTCCTCACGCTTCCTCAGATGAAGCGACGTGCCGTCACGCTGACGCCAAATGCGCAGTTGAATGGTTCATCAACAGGTTTGGTCTTGACTGCAACGTTGGCGTATGTCCACCTCAGGAAAACCTTCAAGTCGCTTGGACTTTCGCTGGAGAGTGGCACCATGAACTTGACCAAGGTCAAATATGGGTTATGCCAGTAGATGATGAGGCTTTTTCTGCTTGGATTATCACTCAGCAGTAGGTGCTATCACTCTGCTATTCGGCTGACCTTTTCATGAGTCGCTTAATGACGGTAAATAAGCCTCTGATATCACTGTGATTTTCAAGAGTTGACCCGACAATTTGATATTCATTTCTTCCATTGACTTTTGTTCTTGCTATGAGCGAATCATCAAGGAGTTTTGCTATTGCTTTCCCAACGTTTGTTTCCGTCGTACCTAACAAAACAGACATCTCGCGAATAGTTAAGTAAGGCTTTTGAATAAGCAACGAAATAACTCGTCCTGCTGGAGTCAACAAACTCGTTACGTTGTTGTCGCCGTATTGAATAATGTTTTGTTCGCCAAGAGTTTGAAGTATTGATTCAACCATTGACACAACATCATCACCATTTTTCACACACTCGTCAACTGTATGTTCAAGAGGCGTGCGTAAAACATGGTCTCTTTTATTTGAATAACGTGAAGACATTGAACTCCTAGACATAGACGCAAACATAGTATATAGTTACACCTGTCCACGTGCGTTTCCAATTGCACGATTAGTGGGGGTCACATATGTCAGAACTTGCATCAAGGTTAATGAGATTAGATGCCGAGCAAAATCAACCATGCCCTGTAACAAAACTTCTCAATTCACTAGATGGTGAAACATCAGAAGTTTTAAAAAGAGTAATGGATGGTAGGGCATCTACGCGAGAAATACATAGTGAACTTACTGCTGGTGGATACAGGATAGGTAGAGACACAATAGCCGCACATCGCAACGGCTGGTGCCGCTGTCAAGGAGAAACCAAATGAGTAAGAAACCAACGACATTGGCAGCCCGTCTTGCAGCGGTAGAAAATAAAGCAGAACATGAGGATGATGTTAAAAGTCGCAAGACTCCGCCAGGTTGGGAACCTGGTGTTATCTGGGATGGAAAAACTGGAACTATCACAACTGACACAATCTATGAGACTCCAGAAGATTGGTCAGATTTATTACGTGCTCGCGGTTTAGACCCAGAGAAGTACGAAATTGTTGGAGACACAATCAAATGGTGTTCCTACGATGGCTGGAAACGAGAGAGCCAAGAGGACACTGCAACGAGTGCTATCTGCTACTCGTTCAAAGCAGAGATTCGCTTGAAGTCAAAGAACCGTTATAGCGGTGATTTGGAGGCGTTATATCACGACGTTCGCAAGAAGAAGAAGGGTGCTAAAGTCGCCCCAACTGGTGACAGTACTTTTGTAGTTGCTCTAAGCGACTGGCAAGTCGGAAACAGAGATGGTGGCGGAGTAGAGCGTCAAGCCGAAAAAATCGCCACTCTCGTAGACGCAATTCCCCAGCGTATTGCGGATTTGCGCCGTGCAGGCAACAAAATCGGACATATTGTTATTGCTGGATTAGGTGACCTTTGCGAAGGAACTTGCGGACATTATCCAGCACAGCAATTCCGAATTGAGTTAGACCGACGCGAACAACTCAAACTTGTCCGTCGTGGAGTCCGAGACATCATCATGGCTTGTGCACCGTTAGCGGAAAAGGTAACAGTGACCGCAGTAGGCGGAAACCATGGCGAGAACCGTGGCTTAACTGGCAAAGCATTCACAACTACTGGCGACAACGACGATGTAGCAATCTTTGAACAGATTGCCGAAATCCTTTCAATCAACCCAGAGGTTTATGGGCATGTCGGATTCAGACTTCCGCTAGAACGCCTTACTGTTTCGTTAAATCTGTCTGGACATAATGTCGCATTCACGCACGGACACCTATCCAAAGCAAGTGGTAACGCTGCGCAATCAGTATGGAACTGGTGGAAAGACCAGACTTTAGGTCGCGCCCACGCAGGAGTAGCCGACGCAGACATCCTTATCACAGGGCATTATCACCACTTGAACGTTAAAGAGCAGGAAGGACGCGCCGTTTTTGTTTGTCCAAGTCTCACATCTGTTGGTGAATACTTCCAAGATGCCTATGGAGTGAGAACCCGTGAAGGGACATTGTCAATTCTTATCTCTGAAGAAAACGGGTGGGGCGAACTCCACCTTATTAACTGAGGCGACCATGGCAAAAGAGGAAACTGAAGTTGAACGCAAGATAGCCCACATTGAATCCTTGATGCACAAGGACTATGCGGGTTACATTGAATGTGACCACGGCTGGGATGAACTCATCATCAAATGCCATGAGGAACTGATAGCACTAGACCCCAACTATGTGCTTATACAAATTAAACAGAAGTTTGGTGGTCTTCGCTACTACTTTGAAACAGAGGCAGACAACAGAATACGCCTCAAAATGTATGAAGTAACAGGGAGATACGAGGCGCTATCACTCAAAACTTGTGAAGTCACAGGCGAAGCAGGCATCCTCATGAAACATCAAGGACAATACTTTACAGTCAACCCCGACTACGCCCCAGACGGAGCAGTGGAAGTAAACCGTGATGGACAATGAAGAATACGAAAGCGTAGAAGAAACCCTACGCATCATGGCTGACGTCATGAACAAAGAAGCCGTGCAATTCAACATTGCCCCAGAGTTCCTACAAGAAGTAGCCGACGAAATCGCCAACCTCAAACGACAGTTAGCCGAAAAATCGTGAACGACACAGCAGACATCATCCACAGAGAACCGAACTACCGTTGGGCAGTCATTGTACAGGAACCCCTAGAAGAATGGGGAACCCCCGAATTCCTAGTCGTCAAAGGCGACGGATTCAAATATACGGCAGTAGCCAGAACAGACTTCCTAGCAGAAGCCGAAGAAATGGCAACAGCCCTCAACTACTGGGAAACACGCCCACTGTAACCCTATGAACAAAGCGCCGCATTCCTCCTCCACGTACCCAAATGCTGGATTGTCCTATATACGGAGACACTACTGATGACGACGATTGTGGGTATTCAGGGGGATGGTTTTGCTTTGCTTGCGACGGATAGTCGTATCTCTAGTTTTGATGAGAAGGGTACTGCGTATCAGTATACGACTTTGGGTGGGGGGTCTAGCAAACTTGCTTATAACGGGAAGTATCTGTTAGGTGCAGCAGGGGATGTGAGAGCAATTAACATTTTGCATCATGCTTTCCATCCGCCGTTGTGTGCTCTGACTCTTAAAGGGAAACGGTTGGATACTTTTATTACAACCAAATTCATTCCTGCTTTACGTCACTGCTTTGAAGAACAGGGGTATGCGGCTCCTAACGATAAGGAGAACAGTCATATCGCTGAGCATGATTCAACAATCATCGCCGTCATCAACGCAACCATTTACATCATAGATGGTGACTACTCATGGACAAACGACGCCACAGGACTATACGCAGCAGGCACAGGGTCAAGTTACGCACTAGGCGCACTACAAGCACTCAACCACAAAAACCCCACACCCCAACAAGCCAAAACAATCGCACTCAAAGCACTCAACATCGCAGCCAAATACGACCCCTACACAGGGGCACCACACCACACATACCTGCAAGAACACAACCGAAACAGCACCCAACAATGACACACCCAAACCAAATAAACTTAACCGATATACAGGGAATACCCCCCACCCCACAGACATGGTACGACCAAGCCAACTGCAAAGGGAAAACCCACCTCATGTTCCCAAAAGAACACAAAGACATCACATACATCAAACAAGCACGCAACATCTGCAAACAATGCACAGTCAAAGAACAATGCCTCACCACCGCACTCCAATACCCAGCAATAGACATGCACGGAGTATGGGCAGGACTCACCAGCAGACAACTAGCAACAGAACAAAAACGCAGAGGCATCAAAGCCACCCGCCCATCACTAGCCCAAATGTTCCCCGCTACCCACAACGCACCCCGCACAAATCGCAAAACAAAAGCCCACCAAACTCAACAGGCACAGGAACACAATCCGAACGACCACACGGATTCAACACCCTCTCCCCAGCAAGATACGCACGCAACACAGAACCAGCATCAGGAAGAACCCTCCCATCAACAAGACGAGGCAACCCCCGACCCTCACGAACAGCAGACATAACCACAACCGACAACCACTGCTGCAAAGACACACCCTCCGCCGCACACAAATCAATCACAGCATTCTTATCCGCACCAGACAACACAAACTCCATACGATAAGAAACATCAAGATTCCTAGCCCGCTCAGGAACCCTCGGCATCACGCCTCACCAACGTCGTCACATACTCAGTCAACGTCATGTCATAACCATCAGCCAACGAAACCATCAAATTTTTAAGTTCGCCGTCTATTTTGAGGGTGAGGGTTGTTTTGTGTTTGGTTGTTGTTTGGGGTGGGCGTCCGTTGCGTTTCATTGGTAGGTCTCGTTCCATTGTTTCGTATAGATTTGTATGAAGTGTTCTCTGTCTGAGTTTGTGTGCAACGCGTAGCCGCCTACCGTTTTGATGGCTTGTTGTAGAACAGGATGCAAATTGGCGGGGGTGTAGTTCCCTGAGTCTAGTTGTGAGGCGAGGTCACGGTAGATTGCCCATGCTTCGTGTGGGGTTGGGGCGAGGGTGTCGGTGTGCATGTCTCGGACACGACGGTATACGGTGCCTGCTCTGGGCATGTAGGTGTCTTCTCTGGCTATGACGTCTATAGCAGTGTGGCATTCAGTGGCGTCAAGTTCTCCGATGATTCTCCACCAAGCGTTATACGTCGCCTTAGGGGCACCAGTGTTAGCCAACTGGTTCCAATGCGCGAGCACACGGTCAACTATCTCTACACATTCTTCCTTAGTCATCTAAGAACCCTTTCGCACCTAAGTTACCGTCCGCTTCAGTGAGGTCACAGAACTTCTCAATATGGTCTGCGTCCCTGAAGATGAGTTCTAGGCTGTCATACCGTTTCTTGTTACGGTTCGCTCCCATATGGAAGGGTGACTTGGAACAGCCTGTGATTGCTTTCATGCAGTCGTCTATGCCGTAGTCGTGTATCGCTGCGCCGATGAAGAGTTTGCGCTTGTCATCCAACTTAGTTCTGCTAGATTTATTTGAACGCAGTGTGGTGACCCAGAAGTCAAACACTTTCTGGATGTCAGCATCAGCCACAGTTCTGCACTTGGCAGCCTGACCAACAGCGCGACCTTTTCTTACGGGTTCAGTAGAAGGAAGAGAGTCCATAGGTTTCAGTATACCCAGTTGGACCACATCAAGCAATAGGAAGAAGAGACCAAATACGAGCAATACAATCCAAGTAGAAAAGAACTTGGAAGAACATCTTCATCAATAACCCATTTGAAGGGGGTCTGGGGGAAACTTTACGAATCCTCAAAACCTTTTCGGCCATGCAGTGGCTGACCCTCGTATCTGTCTGGGAATGAGAGTTCATTTGGTTTCGGCGCCGAATGAATTTGTTTACGCCACCGTCGCTCTTGGGGAGAGACGATAACTATGCAGAACTGAAGATAGCAGCATGAGCCCCGCTCCGCAAGCATCTAAGCAACAAAAATAGACAAGGTGTAATATTTGTTGCGGGACTGTCTATGTTATTCTTGACTAAGACCGCATGCCCCCCGTGCGGCTCTAAGGCGTTGTAGACGGGACGGGTATGTGAGAGTTCCTCGTCCCGTCTCCGCTTTAGCGGGGCTGTTACTCTGCCAGTGGTAGAAGGAACAGGCGGGACTCCCACATGATTCCGATGGCTGCGTATCCGATGACATCCATAATGTTGTCTTCTATAGATTCGTTGTTGGGCTTTACGCCACCGTCAGGACTTGAGAGTAGGTTTTCTAGTCTTGCGACTTTGTCGTGCATTCTGACCATGAGTCCTTGCCGCCCGAAGCGGCGGATGTTCTCGTGTCCGTAGTCGCGCTGCTTCCTTATGAGGGTCGCATGAACGTTGTCAATCGTTTGCGGGATGCCGCGCTTGATTGAGAGTTCTACTGCATCGCCGCCGATGACAGCCCACATTGCTGTGGCTTTCTGGAATCCTGCTGGCGCGTGGAATAGGTCGTCTATGAAACCATCCAAATCGCTGCGTACTTGTAGGAGGTCAGCGCGAGGCTTCTTCCTTACTTGAGTGAAGATTCCGTCTAGTGCCCAACGTGCTGCTTCGTCCCATGTTTCCATTTAGTATTTTTATCACATGGCTATACGCCACCGTCGTTACTTGCAACTACTCTTCATCAAACTTTTTTGATGCTGCCAGTAGTGCCATCTGCATCAGGTTGGACATCGCCATCGCTGCTGCTGTTGCTTCTCCGAACTCTTCTGCATTCCGTTCAATTGCACGTGCGAACTTCTCTTCTACGAAACGTTCGTTATATAACACGACAATATTATCGTCTGTTAACTGGATGACGACTGGTCCGTCTTCGTCCATTGTTTCTGGGGGTGCGGTGATTACCGCGACATGCTGTCCTGTTTCTGGGTTTTCAAACCGAAACATTACTTCTGGGTCTTCGCTACCAAATGACATTTCCATATTTAATTCTCCTGTGTTTAAGTTTACAGCGGGTGGCTATACGCCACCGTCATTACTTGCGAATGATTTCCCAGTCTTCTTTTTTTGTGCATCCTCCTTCAAGGAAGTCTTGTAGTGCTTCTGCTGTTCCGCACTCGGAGCAGATTTCTGTTTTGTTGTCGGTTCGTGAGATTGCACCAGGGTATTCGCCTGGTTGAAGATTGTTGGGAATCCAGTTGTCGCAACACCGTGGACATATGTTTGGGATTTTCATGAGTTTGCCTTCCATTCGCAATATGCGTTGTAGTTTTCGTCGTTGTCTGGGTTTAAACCGTTTTCTTTACACCAGTCGTCGTACGTTGGTGTCGCTTCAAAAATCACCATAGCGGGTTCTCCTTGTTTATTTTCCAGTTGGTTGGGTGGTTGGCGCGCGACTCCATGGCTGATTGTGATTCATCATGCCATTCTTCGTATGTGCGTGCCATGGTTGAAGTGAGTTCGCCGTCTTCATAGAAGTCAAATATTACACCTTCGTTAGTTACAACAAGAATCAAAATGTTTTGACTGATGTCGTCTGCGTCTGGTGGAAGTTGAATAACGATTTCTTGGCGTGAATCAAACCTGCAGTTGAAATCAATGCTGTTGTTCATACGCGCTCCTCCGACTTTTCAATGACTGCATCTGCTATCCATTCGGAGAGTTCTACGCCTGCGTCTTCCCAGTCGTCAAACTCTTTGCAGATTTCTGCCCATGCTTCTTTGGTGAGAACATTCTCGTCGTCGCTGTCGTAATCGTACGATGGCTTTTCCCAGTACAACACACAGATGTCGTCGTCTGGATTTAGTAGTTTGATTTGTCTAACAAGGTCTGCAACTTTCATGATGCGTACTCCTCTACGAATAGGTGACCTGCGTCGTTTCCTTCTTGGTCTGAACTTACGATTACATAAGTGTTGTCAGTGAACTCAATAACGATTGTGTTTACATAACAGTTGTTGTGGGCTCGTTGGTACCAACCCATTCCTTTGACTTCTTCTTCAACCATGTGGCGCACTCGCTTGATTGTTTTACCTGCGAGTCCCCTGATGGCGGGGTCAAAGTGTTCCGTGTGTTTAAGTGTTGCGGGCATTACTCCTGCTTTCGTTTAGTAGTTTTACAGCGAGGATGGAACGATTCCCCGACGGAACCTTTTTAGACTCTCGTTTACCCACTTGATTGCGGGCGTATAAGTGTCTACCATCCAGCAACAGAGAGTATAACACCTCTCTGTGTATTTGTCAATCCATCTCAAAGATGAGATGCTCGCTATTGACATCACGAGCGATACCAGTAACCCATGCAGGATTTTCTGTGGGGTTTACGCCACCGTCACCTCTTGCAATGAGTACTTCAACTTTGTCAATCCCATTTGTGATTGCATCGTTAAAGTTTTCTGCTTCAACATCTGTTGTGACCATTACTGTTACTCGGTATTTCATATTGCTACCTCCGTGAACTTGCCGTACTGTTGTACGAACTCTGTTGGTGTGTGTGTGAACCCTTTCTCCCATGCGGATTCTCCGCACGCTTGTAGGAGAGCGAGTCTTGCGATGGCAAGAGAGACAGTTGGATAATGTTCCAACCATTCGTTGGCAACAAAGTCAGTCCACCACAGATAACCGCTGTCGTCTGCGCCTTGTGAAACTATTGCTTTCGCATCGTCGTTGATGATGACAGAGAACAGTTCTTTTGCTGATTCCCAGTCATGTTGGTTTGGTGTGTAATCGGGGTGTGCCGATTCAATGAGTTCTTGTAAGTTTGTCATGTTCATCCCATTTCTTCTAGTAGTTCGTCTAATGCTTCGTAGTCAAGTAAGTCGCTGAGCCACGGAACACCATCGGGTGTACCTGCTGAGACATATACGAGATAGTTTGTTGCGAAGTCTCGGTAGTTCACTTCTTTGCCGTAGGTCATAACCATTCGGTATAGTTGTTCGTCGTTAGCGAGCCACAGGTTTACATTCCATGTCTCTCGGTTTTTCCAACCGTTGTAAGTCGTTTCCATGGTTTTCCTTTTCTAGTAGATTTATTTATTACAGCACCCACTTTACAGTGGGGGTGTGACATGGTTATATGCCACCGTTAGATGTTGCGATTGTTGTAGATGTGAACGAGCCATTCCATCAGGTTGGACTTGTATCCATCCCACACGCTGTCGCCACTCATAATCCAGTCAGAGAGGTCTTCTAAGTCTGTCTTGGTTGCTTCAGTCTGAATCCACTGGAGTGCTTTCCACTCTTTGTCTTCTTCTGTGTAAACTCCGCCCTCAACGAGCATTTGTGTTTCGTCTTTGATTGAGAGTGGAGAGTACGAGACTGCCCACTTATATTTGTTGTCGCCCCAACCAGTGTCTCTGCCCATCTGTTCAATGGAGATTCCGCAACGCTCGCCGATATCGGAGAGTTCGCTGTCGCTCGCTTCTTCAAGTAGGTGAGAGTCGTAGTCGTTTAAGTCGTCTGTTTCCACAATGACGCAACCCTCAAGGTTGAGCACTGTTCCAGTTGTTTTGTCAATGATGAGTTTCATGGTTTACCTTTCTAGTAAATACTTTAAGGAGTGTAACATACTCCCAGCCGTGTGTCAAATAGACACACCAGTTGATATTTGTGAAACGAGTTCGTAGTCCTCGCACAAGTCAATAGCCCATTCTGAGTGAGCAATGTTCCATGCGTTGGCGTAGTCCGTGTTAATCGCCTTAAGGAGACTGGCTAGTTCCTCGTGGGTCATGTGATAGAAGTACTCCTCGTGGAACTCGTTTTGCGTATCAGGGTTCCAAGTGTCTCCATCAAATGCGATGCGGACAACCTCAAATGAGTCTTGGTCGCCATCCCAAAAGATTTGGCACTCTATTTCTTTGTAGTGTTTAAGTTCCATTGTCGTTTACCTTTCTAGTAAGTTGAAATGAGTATAACACATGGGTGTTATATTTGCAACTATTGGTTGCTTTCCTCTATAACGACTGGAGAGTCCGAAAGTGTGCTCTCGCCCTTGAGTTGAGCGATAGTCGCAAGAATCTCGTCGCACTGGCGGTTGATATCCGCACAGATAGCGAGAGCCTTAGCCCGCTCGTCAAGTGTTAGTAGTTCAATGATGGGGTTCATATCTGTTCCTTTGTTTAGTAGGTATGCCCCCATTATATCAAGGGGGTGTAACACAGTAACGATTGGTAGCCGTCAAAGTGTGCGCTCGTAAGCAAGACACAATCTAGCATAGATTTATCCGAATGTCAAGTTATGTAGAAAATATAACCAGAACCAGAAGACCAGATTCTGGATGCGCCCGAGCGCGAGCCCCGTACACAAAACACAGCACAACAGCCCCGTATCGCTGCGGCGGCAGCGGGACTAGTAAGGTAAGTCAAGAAATGTTCCCAGAGTTCACGCATGGCGGGGCTAACACGAACTAGTGTTCGCTCATGAACGTTTCTCGCATTGACAACGCCACTCGCTGGCAAACACATCTGACTGCTTTACAACAGTTTGCTACCCGCACAGGTTCAGCCCGTGTACCCGCTTCCCATACAGAAGTCGTGGACGGACGCAACATTGCTCTCGGAGCATGGGTTGGGTACATGAGGCAACGCAACCGTGCTGGCTTGCTGTCGGCAGAACGCAAGTCAAACCTTGAGGCAATCTCAGGTTGGACTTGGGGTCCGCTTCGCCCAGGGCCAGCAACGAACACCGAACGAGATGAGAACATTCTCGTGCTTCGCTCTGAAGGTCTAAGCCTTGAGAAAATCGCAATGAAGTTCGGTATCTCCCGTCAGCGAGTTCATCAGATTGCTCGCTCTCACGCCTCATCAGATAACAATGGCTGACAACGACCAAAGTAAGTGGCGACTCGTAGACCCGAACTGGCGCATACCAGTTCATGAGTCAGAGATTCTCGCACCACCAACACCGCCTGATAAAGTTCCATTCATGATTGCTCTCATGAAAATGCTTTGGGGATTCCTAACGCTTATTTCTTTTTGTGCTTTTGGTGTGTTTATAATCGCTCAGTTGTTGGAACTAGAACAAGTTGGTTACCGTGACGCTGTAGGAATCTCAGTAGTCCTTATCTTTCTGCGCGCGATAGACAAAACAACTTTCGGCAAAGTTTCGTAGATACAAAACAACCCCTCAGGCTTTCGCCGTTGGGGTTATCTCGGAGCAGATGAAGGGTGAAAGGAGTAAAGTCCCTCACCTCTCTATTGGTCGTACGCCGACTAAACGCCGTACCAGCAGGGTCAGAGGTTTTCCCCCTGAACCTTTCGCCATGTTTGCTTCCAACAATGTGGATACCACATGACTGGTTTCGTACCTGACTTCAGTTGTTCTAGAGCCTTGACTCCATCATCAACATTCATTCGCACGATAACTTTCTCTTTACGGACTTGCTTTATACAGTCCATTGCGAGAAGGTCGTTGTAACCATGATTTATTCCGTGAACAAGTCCGTCCGTGATGAACAGAACTGGTGCGTTCTTGTGTTGCTTCTGCTTGATTGCCCAACGCAGAGCCTCACCATCAACACCGTTGCCACCGCTACGCTCAGGTACTGAATCAACCATGCGACCTTTTTCCGCAAGAATGAACAAGTTGTCTTTCTTGTTTTGTGAGTCAGTTGAGTAAACCGCAACAGTTGCTCCGGGAGCCTGTTCCATAATTTTCACAAGGTCTGCTGTGTTGAGTCGCATAGAACCTGAACCGTCAATGATGACAACGCCACCATTGCCTTTCTTGGTTGCGTCAAAGATACGACGCTGAGGGTCAATCAACATATTGCCAATGCGACGTGGATTGCGTCCCATGTCAGTTGCCCGACGCTTGCGACCTAATCCACCTTGTGCGTGGCGTGTGAGTGGGAGTTTGCGAACTTTGAGTTCTGCCCAAGATATCGCACGACCACCTTCGCTGGCAGGGTTGATTTCTTTCAGTTTTTCTTTGCTGACCTTTGGCTTCGCAGTTTGTTTGTCTGCGTTGCCAATCTTGTTTTCGGTAGCCTCGCCGTTTGCGTCTGGCTTTACGCCACCGTCGTTACTTGACTGACCTTCTTGACCTTCCTCGTTCTCCGCCTCGTCTTGAGGTGGGTTTGCGATTCGGTCAATCATCTCTGCGATTGACTCGGTGTAAGTGAATCCCAATGGTGCGAGTCCACTTCGTTCATCAACTGCTGTGCTTCCAAGATTCTGTCGCTTGTCTGCTTTCAGAATCAGTTTGGAAACTTTCTTGGAGATGTCTCGGAGTGTGTCTGCCCATTCTTTGTTCTCTCTACGGACTCCAGTAATGAATTGCTTGAGTCCTGCCGAGTTTGTGAATCCGACAGTTGTATAGACCGCACTCGCCCAGTCGCCACTCTTGGCAACTCGTACGCCTGCCTCAAGTTCTGAACCGTCTGAGAGATGAGTCATCACATCAAACCCTGCCTTCTGAGCAAGGAAGTTCACTCGTGCTTCCTCAACCATCATGAGTGCCGTGTGCGTAGCAATCTCTCGCTCAACCCACGACTTCATGTCGTTCGCTGGTGAAACTTTTGCGTGAATCATCTCGTGAGCACGAATACAACGCTCTACTTCACCGTCATTGACAGGAACAATCATTACCTTGTCCACAATGTTGGTCATGGGGAGTCCACGAACTGGCGCACAAGTGTCAATAGCCCACTTGCCGAGTCCTGTGTCCCTACGCCCCAACATTTCTGGCATTGGTTGGTGGTTCATTGTCGTAACCATTACGCACCAACCTTGTCTAGTGCGATTGCGTCCATGAAGGATTGCGCACGGTCACGGAACACCATCTTGCTCGCCTTCTCGTCACCCAACTGCTTGCGGAGTGAATCAAATGCGTAGAAGGTGCGGAGACTGATACGACGCTCGCCTGCGTCTGCCATACGAATTGCGTATCCACGCAAGTCTGCTGACAGTTTGAGTAGTGCGTCAGGGTGAGGTTGGTTGATTCTGATTGCCACAGGGAATCGGTCTTTGAGTGCTTCGGGGAGTTCCCTCATGTCCTCAATGTTCGTTGTCATTACGACGCTGAATCCGTCTAGTGGGCGAAACTTGCGACCAGTATCAGGGTTTTCCCATGACGCTGATTCAGGTGAGTCAGTCATTGCGAGGAGTGTTGCGAACACATCTCCGCCTGCCTTGTCAATTTCGTCCACGACCAAACGACCGCCTCTGAGACCGTCGCCCTGCCATGCCTTGATTGCTTGACCGTCATTCCAACGCCACTCGCCATTGGCAGAGGGCTTGTAGTGTCCCTCAACTTGTGCGTTGGTCATGTCGTCGGTACAGATAAGACGGTGAGCCCCACCTGCGACATCACCAAAGGTCATGCCTGCGAATGTTTTGCCAGTCCCTGGGGGACCAAATAAGATGACTCGGTCAATGCCTGCTACGAGAGCGTCATTGACTTCCTGCCAACAATCGGGGAGAGTTTCTTGATTCATGGTTTTTTCCTTTTCTAGGTTTAGTCGGTTTATCTAACAAAGGGAAGTGTATCACCTTTGCTAGTGTCTGTCAAGTCGTAGTGACTTTTCAGTTAGAGGGAGTTTCCCTCTCAGCAACCCCCATCTTACAACAGGGGTGTAACACAGTTACTTAGACGCTGGTTCGGATTGCGTCAAAGACTGTCAGTATGTGTGTGTCAGGGTGGGCGAGTGGTTTCAACTCAAGTCCATCAACAACAGAAAGACAAGTATCTTTAGCGTCAGTCATCATGTCGCCCAGTCTCTCCCAGTCAAAGTCCTCATCATTGAAGTCAAGTTCGCCGTATCCCTCAATTTGAGAAACATCACCGTCAGAAGTTGCCACCTGTCCATCAACAATCTTGGTAGCACCAAAGAATCCGTTGCCACCTTCCTCGTATGTGATGGTGAATGTCAATGTTGGGAACATCGTGGAGATATGAGCCAGTCCGTCAATCGGTGGTGACCACGCTGAGTCAAAAGAGAAGTCAAGGTGACTGTCACTATGACCATTGAGATAAGTGTCGCAATCGCCCCACTTAGTTCCCCAATGTGAACATTGCCAGTCGTACCAATCTCTCGCACCATACTTGGTGAGATTTATTTGATTCTGTGCGTAGCCAGTCGCATTGCTGGAGACGAGTTCGTCGTACCACTCTTGAGTCATCTCGCCTTTGTCTAACATTACCTTCCAGTTTGCGTTAGGTTCTGCTGTGTAGTGACCAGACTTGGTGTCCGTGAGTTCTTGTGGAGTTGGATACAGACCGCTAAGAATGTTGTAACGGTCATTGCCGTTCTCATCTGTGCTTCTCACGCCTGCTACAAACTTTTGTAGTGATTCGTAGTCGCCTGTGATATTTAGATTGTTGTTACACCAGTTTGGCATTTTGTTTCCTTTGTCTAGTAGTCGTTAGTTATCTTACACTAGGGGTGTGAGATAGTTCAGCGTGAGTAGGTCACGCTACCTTTGCGGTAGCGTCACCTTGCTCAACATTGTCGTTCAGGTCATACACACGGAACTGCGTGTATGGAGTGGACTTAGTGACTGCCTCTGCGACATCACTCTTGATGATTCCAAGTTCTACTGCTGACTGAAACTTCTTGCTATCAACTTCGGTCTTGGTGACTTTCTTGAGTGTGGCACTACTCACCATGTCGGTAAGTGTCTTGAGATTGTATGAGCGACGATTAGCCGTGATGAGCATGACCTTTTCGTTGCCGACAATGACTGTCTCTGTGCCGTTCTTGGCGAGGGCTTCTTTGAGGATTTCCTCTGCCTGTGCCTTTGCTTGCTTTGCGACCTCTAGGGCTCGCTCTGCTTCTAGGAACATCTGACCTGCTTGTAATGTATTCATTGGACTCTACCTTTCTAGTAGTTGTTTAGTCGGTATTGCTTATGTTAGGGAGTGTATCAGGTCTGTTTGCTTTTCGCAACTTTATCCGAAACACTTTATTGCTTATGTCTAACACTATATCAGAGGGGTGTTACACAGTTCCCTGTGCTGTTCCCCTCACACTCTCTATAACGAACGATTCGCCTCAAAGTGTGCGGTCATTATTACAGATGGGTGTGACACGCTTTTGCTTGTCTCTATCTATAACGAACAGAGCAATCAAATGTGTGCGCTCATTATGACAGAGGGGTGTTACATAGTTGGGTTGTGGATAAACCTGTGGATAACTTTGCCTGTGGATAACTGTCAAACAAACTTATCCGACGCTGGCTATACGCCACCGTCGCTCTTGGAAGCACACACACATACGAGCACACGCTCGCGCGCGCGTAAGCCCCGTTGGGCAACACCGCTTGCGGGGCTCCCACTCTCGCTGACATCTTCGCTGCGCAAGATGCGGGGCTGTTAGTACTTCGGAAGTTTATGGATTATCGGTGATGCTTCTTCTTTCCGATAAAACTCTTCGTGTGAAGTCCATAACTTTCCTTCGTCACTCCACTTCTTTGCGAGTGAGAAAACGATTACCATAAAATCCCATTCGGTAATCCCCCAGTCGGAGAAGTTCTCCTCAAACTGGTTATTCCAAAACTCGGTGAGAATGTTAGCGAGTGCTTCATGCCCGCTTTCTACTCCGAGTGAGTAATAGTTCTCTGAGAGAATGTTCATGATGTCGGTTTGTAGTTCAGTAGTCATCTAGGGTGTCTCCGTTTTCGTCTTGGAAGATGAGGTCTCTTGCTCGTGCGTTGCGCATCATGTCAAGTGCTTCATTCTCTATGTAGAGAATGACATCATCAAGGGTGAAGTTCATTTCGTCGCCATTGAGAACACGATTGTCCTCTTTTAGCGTTTGGATAACTTCCTCAACTCCGTATGTGGTTACCCACATGACATTTATTCTTTCGGGCATTGTTTCTTGTGTGCTCATGGTTGTCCTTTTTTAGTAGTTACAGCAACACCCCTCACTATACATGAGGGGTGTTATAGGGATTATTCCTGTGCGTAGAGCGTGGCTTCATCAAAGTAGTCGGAGTCATATTTGCGAATAAACTTAATCGCTTCTTCCATTGAGTTTGCTGAAATCATTTTGTTGTAATCCGCGTATGTGCCTGTGTTCATGGTTGCTTCTACACGATAGAAGTTTCCATCTAATTCTCGTACTTCTAGGTTATGGAAATACAATCCTGTGCCATTCCAGATTATGAGGTCTCCCTCGCCCTGCGTGAAGTGTCCTTCTGTGTTGTTTTCAGTTGTCATTAGTTTCTTCTTTTCCAGCCCCTTTCAGAGAGCATAGTAGGTTTACATTTACAGTATAACAGGTTATGTAACATAACGCAACCTGACAGCAGAGCAACCACTCCCCGTGAGGAGTGGTCACCCATAGTGGTTAGTACCAACAGATGAGTCCGTCGGTGAACTCACTTGCCCACTTCAGATACCAAGATGCGTACCTGAGGTCTGGAGTGATGTCCTCACCACCCATGCGGTAAACACCATCATCTTCCTGACATTCGTCAAACGCCTCGTCAATGACTTGGGCAAGGGTGAGACATGAGCCTTTTGACTTCTCTGTCCCATCTTCGCTATCGCCATAGAACGAGAAGTCGTCGCTATCGCCGTATCCGATTGCTTCCAAGAGGTAGTTGCCATACTTGCCTCTGTACCAACAGTCAGTACCGAACATTCCATAGACTGGATTGCCGAGTGCTTCTTTGTCTTGCTTATTGAGTTCGGTGACATAGGGGCAACCGCCACACGCTTGCGTAGCCTTACAGTCAATGGCAGTCATTACTGACCCATCTTCTTCCAGTATTGGTTGTCCGTCTTTGTTTAGTCGTGGTGTGATGACCGCAGTTCCCTGCGTTTTACACGGGTATTGCTTGGGGATATTGTCTAGTCCCATTTGCTTCTCCTTTGTTTAGGTTTATACAGCACAGTATAACAGGGGGGTGTCATACTGTCAAACTCTGTTCAGATTGCGAACAGAGCCATGAGGTGGTCGGGTGCGTCATAGTTCTCACCGTCATAAACGCCCTTAGGTGAGAGCGCACCGACGAGAACAATGTTCCCGACGAGGTGACGCTGGAACAAGATGCTTGCCGTGAGGTTTGGCTCAAGTCCCCAAATGAGACCCTCGTCATTGACATAGCCAACGAAGTCATCTGCTCGGACTACATCTATAAGACCGCCAACTGCGTCTTGGAGAAACTTGAGCGAGTCTTGCTCAGGAATGTCCACAACTCGTGGGCGACTATCTGTTGGGATAAGTATTGCCTTTGTCATTTCTAAACTCCTTGTTTAGTAGGTATATGTTAAGTATAACAGGTGGGTGTATGTTCTGTCAAGTTTATCCGAAAGACTCACTCACTTGCTTCCCCCCATTGTACTGAAGGGGTGTTACATAGATAGAACGAACAAACCTATCCAAAGTGTGCGTTTTTTTTATTACATAGCAGAGGGGTGTGACACAGTTACAAGGTCAGCAGTAATCAGAAACTCAATTTTTTCACGGGCTATCGGCTACCGTCGCTCTTGTAGCGCACATTCGCCAACTTCCCAACCCCCCTGCGACAACCACTAGCCCCGCATACAAAAGCAGGCGGCAACTGCCCCGCATCGGAAGATGCGCAGCGGGGCTTCTGGTATCTGGGGCAAAGAAAAACCCCCGCCCATTTCTGAGCGAGGGTTCTTCGGTTGGATTTGTCGGGAATGTTACGACGGGGTGACAGTCATGCTTCCGCCAGTTGGTGCGTCGTGGTGATACAGAACGCACTTGAGTGACTCCGACTCAACCTTGTAAGTGAGTCGCCACTCGGTTCTGT